TTTCTTATAATATATAGAATATAAATTCATAAAATAAATTCATATCCTAAATTTATTAACTACTTAATTTAAACTTAAACAATTTAAAAGCCTAAGATAGTATATCTGTAAGATAAGATTTCTTAATTCTTTAAGTTTAGTTTAAGTAGTTAATAAAAATAGGATAGAAAATTGAATTTAATGTATTTCTTATAATATATAGAATATAAATTCATAAAATAAATTCATATCCTAAATTTATTAACTACTTAATTTAAACTTAAACTAAATAATTAATTATAAGAATTAAGAATAGATTAAGTAGTTAATAAAAACTGCATACGAATTTAAATTTTATATAAATTCTCTATAATAGAATATCAAATAAATTCAAAAATAAAATTATTGAATTGTAATCCAAATTTTATTAACTACTTAATTAAATATAATAATGTAACAGAAATGTAATACACTAAGAAAAAGAGAATTCCTTATTATTAAATATATAAAATAAAAAATTCTCTATAATAAATTTTTATTAGCGAAGTTATTTAAGAGTGATTTTAGAATCCCAATATAAATGAAAATCAGTGATATTATAAACGTCCAATCTCATTTTGATATTTCCCCAAGTTGCTCTAAATAATGGCTGACCTAAATTATCAGAAATAAGTGACCCATTTTCAACCCTTATTTTATACCATTTATTAGGATATAAAAATGATTCTTCTTGACCCATAGGAAAACCCAATTTACCATTGCGTTTAAATCTCAATTGAAAATACTTGTCTTGATTTATACCATTATTTGTATTTTCCATAAAGTAAATTTTAGAAAATGTTGTAGGTGTAGTATAATATGTATCAACAGCAGAAGTAATATTAAATTCATAAGGATATTCACCAGGTATATTTCTAGTTCCTAAACCTTGATTTGTATTTTCAATCGCTAATGACGGATATCTATTTGCACTCCAATAATTGCAATTACAACTACAATAATTACAATTACAAGGGCAATAATTCATATAAGAAGTATTTTGATTACAACTGCAATAATTGCAATTGCAGGCACAATAGTTACAATTACAAACACATAAATTTATATGTCTAGGTAATACATTTGAAATTTGATTTAATTTTTCTGCTACTATTAAATTAGTATTATCAACTTTGCCTATATTGTAAGATATTGAATTTAATCTGCCTAAATTTAAATTTTCAATAAATTGGTCTTGATTTTCAAAATTAAGACCTGCGGTTTCATCATATTTTTTAAGTAAATCAACTTTATCTATAAGAAAATTTATTTCTTGTGCTTTAACTATTTGATTTTGATAATTAAAATTATAAACAGAATCTGATGTTGATAATTCTCTTTTATTTAATTCAAATTTAATAATATCTAGTAAATCTTTATAGTGCTTTGCAAGAACCAAATCGCCTTTAGATAACATTTATAATTCCTTACTTCTTTACTTTTTATACTTTATACGTGATAGTTTTCAGATATAGTTGCTATTTCATCTTTATTTTCAGATGAATTAATTTTATCAAGAACTTCTAGCAATTCATAATAAAGAGTTCTATATTTAGTCAAATCATCAAGTAATGTTAAGTATTTTTCAAGCAATGCAACTTCTTCTTCAATGCCTTTTTCAAGAATTTCAAGATATTTTTCTTCTCTATTTTGTTTTGTAATAAAGTAGCCACGTGAAGCAAGTTCAGTAGATATTAATTGAAATTCAAAAAATGCTATATTAGGTATAGCCATTACGTGATTGCTAAATTTTTCATAACACTTATAGATGTGTCTTTGTCTTATAGTGTTAATATTCTCTACATCGCCTATAACAAGTGTATCTAGTGTTAAGTCTTGTATATTTTTAGCAAAACTTAGTGGAATATTATTAAGAAGTTTATCGGCTATAAATGAAAATAATTTAGTATCTGAAATTTCAAATACTGAAAAATCTTTATTTAATGTTTTTGGCTCTTTAATAGTTGCTGATAAAATTACATAACTATCTGAACCTTCATAACAAGTTATAAAAAGTTTCATATAAATTTAACTCCTTTTGGGTTATTAATCTTTATTATTTATACAATATATTCTATAAACTCAGGATTTTCTAAAATTAATTTTTTATAAAGAAATCCGTAAATTCTATAATCTACTTTAGAATCTTCGCCTAAATCTTTAAGAGAACTTACACTATCTAAATTAAATAAATATGAATAGTTTTTATAATTTATTGTTATAAATTCAAAGAAATTATAACTTTTATAAGTTCTTGATTTAAATTGTTCTGTTGAGAACTCAACTTTTACATAGATTGTATTATCGTTATATTTTTCAAATATAAAATTGTAAATGCGTGAATCATCAAACGCCATATTATCTTCATAATATCTTAATTTTAAAATATCAAAATCTGATATTATCTTAATATCTTTAAATTTGTATTTAAAGTGTTTTTCTTTAATTATCGTCATTGTGTATTCCTTTGTTTAATCTATAACAAGTATTCTACATAATCATTTCTTAATTTATCTTTAATTTGATTAAAAATATCCTTTTTATAATATTTGATTGACATACAATCAACAAATTCAAAGAAATTTAATTTTTTATTAGAATAATTAAAAATCATTGATTCATATATATTTGGGTTTGACACAAATTTTATTTCATTTTGTTCTGTTAAATAAATCTTAAATCGATGATATTTTTTATTATTTTCATAATATAAATCAAAAAATTCAAAGGGTTCAGGTCGGTCATTCTCATAATCAAAATAATTTACATTAAAAATATCAAAATTTGATATTATATTTAACTCTTTAAAATGATAATCCATTTTAAATTCCTTATATAACAAATTCAGGATAAATTTTAACTATTCTTGAATATATTACAGGATAAATGGCAAGACTATTGGTAACTTTTTCAAAAATATCATCAAGTGAATTAATTTTTGAAGTATCATATATTCTATTTGCTTGTTCTGTTTGATATTTCACATAATCTAAAAAAGATAAAATAGTTCTGTTGCGTATATCACTTTCAGTTTGTTTTTTAGTTTTAAAATATAATTTATCAATTATTTTGCGACATTCAAAATAATAAAATTTATAAGGTTTCTTATCTGTATAAAAATAAATATTAGATTTTATAAATCCTGCTCTTTTTAAATCAAAATCAGATATAATCTCTAAATCATCAACTTTGTATTCAAATTCTGTTTTCATATATAATCCTTTGTAATTTAAGAGAATTATATCAGATAAACCTTATAAAAATATTAATTATAGTTAAATTCAAAGTTGCAGTTACAAGAACAATAATTACAATTACAATTACATATTTTTTGTATTACTGCACCACTCCAATAATTGCAATTACAAGTGCAGTAATTGCAGTTACAAGAACAATAATTACAATTACAACTGCAATAATTGCAGTCACAGGAACAAAAATTACAATTACACAAACATTGAACTCTTGCCCTATTGATTTGTTGTTGTAAGAATTTGGTATCAGTTGCATTTATTACTGCACCAACTGCAAAATTTGCTATTCTATTAGGTTTTTGTTCTAATAAAATATAATTTGATTGAATTTCTTTTATCCAAAATCCGTGAATTTTATCAAATATAGTTACACCATTTGAATTATAACCTTCGCCTGCTGTTCCTATTACTACATCAGGATTTTGATACAATTCACTAAAATTCATTGTATTATAAGGTGTTGATAATTGTTCTATATATAATTTAACTTGATTAGGTTGTATAATATCATATCTTATTTTTCTATTGACTTGGTCGTTTAAATCAGACCTAAATCTATATTTTTGATTATTATATAATATAATAAAATATCTATTTAATATTTTAAAATTTTCTAGTGCTGTTGGCACTTCATCTAAACACTCTAAAATTTTACTATATAAATCAATATAGTGTTTAGATAAAATTAATTCATCTGATTGTGTTGAAGTATTAAAATATGATAAATCTCTATTAATATGTTCTATTCTATAATCAGTTCCCATTATAAACTCCAAGATAAGAAAAATGGCATTTGTCTGTGTGGTGTAATTGTCATTGTGTTATTATCCCAACTTGCACTGAAAATATCACGTAAAAAACTAATTTCATAAGCATTTTCAGTAAAAGAGCCTGCTCCATAACTTAAACCCATTTGTAATTTATCACCATTATTTAAAGTAAATCTATACATAGAATTATATCTATTTGTATAATCAATATTCATAATTTGTTTTATGTTATATTGTTTTAAATTGTTTTTTGTTAATGTATAATACATTGTTGAATTTAAATTTTTTACTTCCATATAAAATCTTATGGAATTCGGAACTGTTGTTAATGTATTAGGAAAATTTAACTTTTTATTTAAATATGTATCTGAAAATGTATATTCCATTTGCATAGCAACAGGATAATTAGGTCTAGGTGGTGTTGGTGCAGGTGTTGGCGTTGTCACAATTGGCGTAGTTACCACAGGAGCAGGAGCAGGTGCAGGTGTAACAACAGGCACACCACGAAATATTTGATTTCCACCATATTCATCATATCTATCATCATTTATATCAAAGAATTTATTTTGTTTAAAGAAATTAATTCTTGTTATATATTCATCTTTTAATTTTTGTATCATAAAATTTATATCAGTGTGTTTTATTAATTCGCCTTGATATCCAAAATTAAACTGAATTTCATTAAATGGTCTAGGTTGTGTTACTGCTATATTTCTAAACAATCTACCATAATATTTTTCATATTCTCTAGTTTCATCAAGAATAGAATCATAAATTTCAAGTTTTTTAATCACAATCTAACCTTATATTAATTTTAATAAACTATATCTAATTTTGGCAAGGTGTTTATAAATTTCACACAAATACCACTGATTAGGATAGTCATTATATCTATCAAAAAATTCAGTTTTCTTAGATTTAGCAAACTTAGTTACATTACACTTCATACAATAAGTTGCATAACAAGATTTGCATTTTTCAGGTAAAACATCTCTTTTTGAACTAAATTTTATATGATTATTTATTACATTATTTAAGAATAAATTATCATCTAAATTTATATTATTAGTTGTTAATTCTTTTCTATTTTCATCATCTAAATATAATGCTCCGTGACAAACTACAACAGAGCCATCTAAATCAATAGCATTTAACATTGAACCTGCACCACATATTGCACGATTATTTTGTAGCCAAGAAAAACTAAATTCTTTATTTTGTTTATAGAATTCTAATTCATATTTTGCTATTTTCTTAATCTGTTCTGTAATAGTTTTCTTATGTTTTTCTATTGTTTCTTTTGTCATATTTTGATGGTCTGTTAAATAATCAATAGTAGGATTATATTGTATAGGTTTATTTAAATATTGTCCTATACGTCTAAATTCTAAATAATTATCTGCTATCTTATCAAGATTATCAAAATCAATAGTTGGGTGTATTTCAAAATTTATGCCACGATTTGCAAGTTCAAATATAGTTTCTTTAACTTTTAATGCAGAACCTTTGCCTTTTTTATCAAGTCTTGCAACGTTATGGCTTGCTAAACCATCATAAGAAATTTGAACTGATAGATTAATCTGACTATATTTCTCTAATAAATCCCATATATTATTATAATTAAATCCGTTTGAATACATATAAAATTTAACTCTAGGATTATTTTCGTAATAAACTAAGAAATCTTTAAGTATTTTAGGTTGTGTTGAAGGCTCGCCACCCCAAAAGAAAATTTGAACTCCGTCAAAATATCTTAAAAAATCTTGATTTTGTAGTAGAAAATCAATTTTGTGCTTAATTTTTAAAATCATTTCATCTGATAGATTGTGTAACTTTTTTTCAAAATCTTGAATGCAATAGGTGCAACCTAAATTACAACCTTCAGTGATATTGACATCAAATGCAAAAAAAGGTTTCAAATTTTAACTCCTTAATCCTTATATCCTGTTACAACTACATAAATTACATTTATCACAAACATAATTACATACAGGAATATTATATTTTTTAAATATATAATTAGCATAATCTTTTAATTTAGAATCTAATTTAATTCTTTTAATAATATAATTATTAGATTTTGCATATTCTAAAGTTTTTATTAATTTATTTAAATCATCTGTTCTTATTTCTATATTGAAATTTAATTTAAATAATTTTATTAATAAATCTTTATTATTTGAATTTAATTCAATTGAATAAACTATATTAGGTAAATTAATATCTATAAATTTATCTGTTAATATTGTTATATCGTGTAAATCAGTTATTTTATTTAGATATTCAGGTTTAAAATTATCTGAATTAAAATACAAATATTTATATTTAAAATCAGAATTTAAACTTGGCGAAAACTTAACTTTAGTTAAATAATTTTTAATATTAGAATTTAAATTTAAGTCTTTGGCACTTGAAATAAAATCCTGAATATCTAATTTTAAAGACATTATTTTATCACTTTATTAGTTCGTCTATTAAATTATCATATTGATTAAAATAATTTTCAGGAACAATAGTTTTTAATCTATCTTTAATTTGTATATAATCATTTTTAATAGTTTGTTTATGATTATTTTCAGAATCAAATATTGACTTTTCAATAAACAAAGATAATTCATATGGCGTATTATAGACTATTTCTCTTGCTTTTTGATATAAAGGCAACAATTGAGTTTCATTAAATTTATATCCTTTTTGTCTAAATTTAGATATAAACATTACTACGCCATTATTCGTATCAACTAATCTATATATATTTTCTGAATTAAAATTCTTAAGATTATATAAATTAATTAGTGCCTGCTTACCATATTCAAAATCAGATTTAATAATACTAGCACGAATTTTAAAATACTCTAATAAACGCTTTTCTGCTATCGATACGGCATACTTTTCAAATTCATTAATAAGTATATCTGCTGTATATGATTGTTGCTCTAGGGCTTTGTAAATAGCGTTAAACAACTGCTCCTTTTCTTCGGCAGATTTAGATTCTATATATAGATTTGTTTTAATTGTATCTGTATTATTAGTTGATATTTTTTCGCCTAATTTATACATTTCAGAATAAATAAACAATTTATCTTTATCTATAAAATCTAATCTTTGTAATGTATTTTCATCAAGTTTTATACTTGATATACTTAGATAAAATACTTTTTCTAAATCAGGAAATGTTGCAGTTGGCTCTTGATTAATTAATCTATATAAATCTTTAATAGAATCTTCACTATTTTTAAGTTTAATATTTGAAACTAATCTTAAAATTGTTATATCTAATATAACATCTCTACGTTCTGCTGAATTTAATTCTTTTATTTCATCTTGTTCTGATTCTGTAAGCATAAGTTTATCAAGTGTTTCTTGATATAATCCTGCATTAAATAAAAAATTTGCTAAATTAAGTTTTTGTAGATATGATTTCATAAATCCAAATCCCCTTTAAATTCATTTGCTAAATCATCAACTTCATCTTTTATTTCTGTTGGCACTATTTCAGGTATATTAGAAGTTGAAAAAGACCCTTCAAAATTGCCTGTTTCAAGATATTTAAGTTGTGATAATAACACGTTTGCTTGTGCTAATATTGAAAAACTATATAAACCATTAATTTGTTGTAGTTCTTCACTTGCTTTGGTAAGAAGTGCAACTGCATTGTATAAATGATTAATTTGCTCGTCCTTTGATATTTCAGTTCTCAATTCGTTATGCTCTTTACAATTATTTTCACATTTCTCTTGTTGTTCTGCCATTTATAATCCTTTTAATAATTTATAATACTTTATTATTATACCAAATTTAAACTTAACTTATCCTGTTATCCATTAGAATTCATCATATTTGATAATACATCATCTATTTTATAATCTTTTAATTCTCTATATACTCTAAATGCTTCTCTATAACACATTTTTAATAATTTGCATACTGAATTTATAGGTTCTGAATAATCTAAATTCTTATTTTTAGAATTTAGCATTTGTGAATAAGTGCAACCTGAATTACAAAATTGATATAATTCACATTTCTTACATTTAGGAAATTCGTTAGGATTTGATATTTTAGGTTGTTTTAAATAATTTATATTATCTAAATTTAAAGTATCTGTAACTGCGTCATATAGTTCAAATCTACCTATTTTATCAGAATCTGAATTAAATCTTTCACAAGGATAAAACTTACCATCAGGAGCATACAAAGCACCGCCAACACCTACAAAACAGCCGTGAGTTCTTTTACCAAACATTGAACCTGCTAAAGTATCTGACAAATAAAGTGTAAATAATCCTACATTTGAGATTTTGCCTGCTTTGTTATATTCAATTACTTTATCTGCTAGTCTAGTTATTTCTTTATCAAAAGTTTTAATATCTTCAGGACTATAAATATCATCTCTTATTAATGAAAAATCAGGAAAATTAAAATTATATTCATCTACAAAAAATTGATAATTTTCAGTTAATAAATGAAAAAATTTAGGGTCTAGCATAACTTTACAACCTGATAATAATGAACTAAACAATTCTTTATTCTGTATATATTTCTTTAATGAATCTTCACCATTTGCCAAAGGTCTTGTATAATTTTGCCAAATACCATCAAAACTTAGTGATATACCACAATTATATTTTTTAAGATAATCTAATTTTTCTTCATCTAATAATAATCCATTTGTAATTACAACAACAGAACTGCATTTAGGGTCATTATAAAATTTTGGCAGACTATATCTAATAATATCCCAATTTAATAAAGGTTCGCCACCAAAGTAAGATATATGATAATCATCTTTATTGTAAATATCTAATAATTTATAAATTCCTTTATTTGGCTCTAAAAATTTATCAACAGCAAAAGGTGTTAATTTTTTATTAATATGCCTAGAATAGCAATATTTACAACCTAAATTACAACCTGTATTAGTTGAGAATTCTACTATAAATGTTCCTGCCAAATTTAAATCCTTAATTAAATTGTTATTTAATACTATATAATGATATTTATTAATTATTTTCCTATTTTCCTATTATTTCATAAACTTCTGCGTCTTCTAAATGTTTCTCTATGCTAGGAAACTTTGATACATCAATGAAATTAAATAATTCTTTTTCTAATATATTATAATCATTAATTTTTTGATTATTTTTAGATATTTCAATATTCAAAGTTTGTAACTCTGAATTTATCATTTGCATAATTCTTTCAAATATTTCTGATTCTGAATTTGATTTCTGAATGAAATTTAAAAAATCAAAATAATCATTAAATTCATCAAGACTAAAAATTTTTTCTTTATTATAATATATATTTTTATCTGCATAAAATAAATTAGATATATAAAAATTAAATTTAATTATATAATCTGATTCTTTATTTTTAAGTGTGATTGGCTTGATTGGTGCTTTATTTGTTTTCATATTATTCCTTTATACTTTTTATATAGATAATTCAGGATATTTTGTTTTAAAATAAATTAAATTATTTTCTAAGTTTTTAATTTTCTTATCTAATTTTTTATTTTGTTTTTCTAATTCTAATTTTTTATCACGAAAAAATCCAAATAATAAAATCCGATATATATCAGTATTATAATAAACTTTCTTAGGACATTTTTTAAAAAAATCTTTAACACTAACGCCTTCATCAAGTTTAACGCTATATAATCCATTTGATGTTAAATTATATCTTATTATTTTGGATTTTTCTAAATCTTTAGTGTCAGTGTCATTAACTCTAAAACACATATAAAGATTCTTATCTTTTTCAAAAGTTGTAACGCAAGAGTATATTTTTATCATCTTAGAATCCTATAATATCTAATTCATCAAATTCTTTAATTTTTTCTTTAGAAAATCCTAAAGTTGCTAAATTTTTCTTCAATTGAGTTATATTGTCTAATAAATTATTAATTTTTAAATTATTTTTATCTATTAATTTGTTTATTGTTTCTAAATCAGATTTATTTCTTAAACAAGAATTCATAAATCTAACATCTACTGAATAATCTGTGCCACTATAAACTAATATATCATTAAAATATAAATTATTATCTTTTAATTCTTTTTTCATATTAAATACTCCGAAAAATTATTTTCTAATGCTGAATTACATTGTTTTACTATTTGTATTTTTTGATTTTACTTCTGAAATTGTATTATTTAAAATTTCTGCAAGATTATCTATAAATTCATCAAAAACTTCTGATAGTGTAGCGTTATTATAAACTTTTTGATTTAATTTAGTTTTATCAAAATCTGTTAATTGTGTCTTTTTATATTTAAGAATATGTGCGTTTAAAGCATTAAAAATAAAAATATTATCAGAATCATCATCTAGGTAAAAATACAGCATTGCAGATTCAAATTTATTTTGTGATGTAGTAATTTTATTAAATTTAGTTTTTAAACTTAATACTTCTTTCATTTTGTGTTCCTTTTTTTATCTTGAAACAATTATAAATCTAAATCTCTTAAATTCAACTTAAACCCTTCAGGATTATATGAAGTTTCTATTCTATGATTTAGTTGTTTTCTAAATAATCCTAAATTATCGGCTAGGTCATAAAGATTAAATACAGATTTAGAATCGTGTTTTCTTACACCACGTCCAATTGATTGTGTAATAGTTACATATGATTTTAAAGGGCTTGCTAAAATTAAATTATGAAGATTAGGTATATTAATACCTGTTGAAACACAAGCCATATTACCCACTATAATAGCGTTTGTTTCATTTTGAATTAATTTTCTTATTAATTCTCTGTCATCGCCATCTACATTTCCGTTAATAAAGTAAATTTTATATTGGTCTTGTAAGACTAATGCAGATTTACCTATTATATTATTTCTATAAACTTTTATACCTTTTTTAGCATATATATCAGTAATTAATTTAATTCCGTGTTCTGTATGTTGAAATAAAACTAATGTATTACCTTTTAATGCTGTTGCTAAATTTACAATTAATTGATTTCTAGGTTCATATTCTTTAATTAATTTTAATTGTTGTGAGTAATTATTAGGTATCTTAATATCTAAATTCTTATAAGATAATCTTAATATATTAATTTTAACAGGTGTTGCTAAACCCCTATCTATTAATCCTTGTGTTGTAATATATGTTTTAGGCTTACCAAAGCACGCAATAACTCTAAATCTATCAACAGGCTCTTCAGGTAATGTTCCTGATAATCCTATCTTAAATTTGGCATTAATACATTTATTAACTATATCAAATATTTCATTTCCTTTAGTTCCGTGTCCTTCATCTACTATTATAAAATCTAATTCTTTTAATTTTTCCTTAAATCTCATTACAGATTGATAAGTTGATATAGTTAAATTTAAATCAAAATTTTTATCATTATATACACCGCCTATTAAATGTAAATTTTTTGCTACATCTAGGTTATAATCTTTTAAATCTGAAGCAAATTGATTAACTAATGATATATTAGGAACTAGAATTAATCCTTTTAATCCTTTAGAGCATAAGAAATCTGATATTAATCCTATAATAACAGATTTTCCTGAACCTGTTGCAGACCTTATAAAGTGTTTTTCATTTTTAATTGCACCTATTACTGCTTCACATTGATAATCATATGGAGTAAATTTTAGATTTTGAGAACAATTATCAATATGTTGTTGTATTTCCAAATCTGTAAAAGTATTAGTTGGTGTATATGGCAAAGACCCTAAATCTGTTAAGAAATTTAAAAGTCCTGAATATACCGCTACTTGATTACAATTGTTAGGATTAATTTTGAAAAAGTATTCATTAGGACTTATAATACCTGCTTGAACTCTAGTATTATATTTAGCATTCTTAATGGGTGCTGATAATCTATTACACAATTTAATCTTAGTTTCATCGTCTGCTACATCTAGCAAATAAAAACTTTCATTAAGTTTTGTAGTTTTTGTTATCAAATTTAATCCTTTATTTATGTATTTTTGCTATAATGCTATGATATCATAAATTTCTTTAATAAATATAAAAGTAAAAGGAGTAATAATGATTAAACCAATAGGACAAAATATATTAGTTCAACTTAAATATCAAAAAGATATTACATCAGATTCAGGGATTATTATAAAAACTGAAACACAAAAATCAGTTGTTGAAGACCGCCAAACTAATGGTAAAGTAATAGCAATAGGCGATAAAGTTAAAGACATTAAAGTTAATGATATTGTATATTTTGAAACAATATCAGGAATTGATTTAGACGATAATCAAATAATGTTAAGAGAACAAACTATTTTAGGCTATATAAGGAATTGATAATGAATGTATTATTTGAGATTTTAAAAATTTTTAATTTTAATTATTTAATTTTAGAAAATACTGCATATTATTATGTTAGTATAATTTCTTATTTTCTATAAGGATAATTAATGGGATTAGATATTGATTTTGAAAATTTATCTTCTGCTGATGAACTTGAAAAATTATTAAATGAAAAATTAGAAGATTTAGAATCAATAAAACGTAAAACAGATATTTCAGATGTAGAAGTTATAGTTGATAATTTTGAAAATAAAACATTAAAATCTGACATATCAGATATAACTGAAATTACACCAAGTGAAGTAATAGAACAAAGAGAACAAAAAGAGTCTAACAAAAATAAAATTTCAATTGAACTATTTAATCTTAAATTAATGATTGATGATTATAAAAAGGTTAGAGAATCTTTATTAGAAAATGTTGATAATACTCAAAAAATAGTAAATTCAATTACTTCTGATATTTTTAATGAAGAAAATGCAAGTGCTGATAAAATTACTGCATATGCAAATTTAATAACTGCTGTAAATTCAAGTATAAAAATATTGACTGCAAGTTATAAAGATATTTCTAGTATATTATTAAATTTAAAGAAATTAGAGCAAGAATCTAAAAAAGATAATAACAAAGATATTAAAATAGAAAATATCAATATTATTTCTACTACTGATTTAATTAAACAACTACAAGATAATAAAAAATTGCTACAAAACAAATAAGTAAGGGATTAAATTAATAATCCCTTAAATTTATATTAATTAAATGAATCTAAATAATCTTCTCTTGTAAAGATATATGTATTAGGCTTACACAATAAATTATTTTTATTAGGGTCTGCTTCAGCAGATAAAGAAGCATTTTCTTTATCAAACAATATTAAATCTTTATAGGTAAAATTACCTAAATCTATTTTTGCTCTTACATTAATTGACAATGTTAGTGTTCGTCTTGTCAATGTTCCTGCTGAAATTGTCATTTTTGAAGGTATAAATTTATCAAATTTTATATAAATTGTTGAATCTTCAATTGAACTTCCTTGTTTTGACATCCAATAATCATATGTTCCTAGACCTTTAGTTTGCAATAAGATGTTTGTAAGCACATAATATCCATTGACACCCCAACTATAGCAATCGCCAACTTTAACATATGCAACTATTTCATTAGAACTATCAATTTGATAATCATTAGGAATTATTGTTCTTGTTGAATTTTCTGCTTTTAGCCACTCTTCTTGATTTTTAGTTAATATAACTTTAGTATATAAATTTTGTTTTAAATTTGCACTTCCTGAATCTACACCTATCATTTTAACTTTATATAAATTATCTAATTTATCATAAAAACATAAATCTGCAAGACCATATCCATATTCTGATTTTAATGATGTAGGTTTAAGTGTAACAAAACATTCTGTAACTTTATCTGTATCTTTAAGTTGTTCTATTACATTATAACCATTTGCAACTAAAGTTTTTTTGATTTCATTAAAAATAGCATTTTTTACTGCTCTATCAACTTTTATCTCTGTAAATCCTGATAATGCTGAATTTATCTCTGCCAATTTATTATTAACTATACCTGAAATTCTTTCTTCTATACCTTCTGAAAATTTAGTGCCTATTTTAGTATCTATTTCAGATTTAATCAAATTTAAATTTTCTGTTAATCTTTTATTAACTGATATAATTAAATCATTTGTTTTTTCGCTTATAGCGTCACCAACTTTTGTTTTAATTGCTTCTGAAACTTTAGAATCTACTTGACCTGATACACTTTCAAATCTTTCATCTAGGTTTTGATTAAGTTTGGCGTCAAATTTAGCATTTACTTTTGTGTCAATAGATTTATTAATTTTATCTGTTTCTGTATTAATTTGATTTGTAATATTTTTATTAACATCTACTAATTTAACTGCTAATTTATCATTAATCTTAGTATCAATAGAATTATAAATTTCAACCGATTTAACATTTAATTTATCATTTATCTTGCCGTCTATTTTATTATCAAGAGTTTGAGAAATAGCCGATGTTTTAACTTCTACCCTATCATCAATTTTTTGGTCTATACTAGCATTTAGAACTTCTTGAACTTTTGCTTCTGCTTTTTGTTCTATATTTTGAATTAGCAAGTCTTTAACAAGATTTAATTTATCTTGAACTACTTTATCAATATTCAATGAACTTGATAATTCAGTTAATTTGACTTGTAAAATTTCATTAACTCTTTGCTCTGTAATATCTGTTGCATTAGCAGGCGTATTTGAACCACTTGAACCACTTGATGAAGGTATAAGTTTAGCAAATTCTTTTACTAATTCTGTTGTTAATTCTTGTTTAATTTGTGTTTTAGTTGTGTTTAATATCTCATTAACTTTAGTGTTAATTTTAGAATCTAATCCATCAGTTTGCAATCTTGCATTAACTTTTGTATCAACTAATTCATCAATTTTATTAACTTCTGCTTGCAAAAGTGCTATTTTATTGTTTGTGTCTAATATATCTTTTAATGTTTTCTCTTTAAAAGTGTCAAATTTTTCAACGTCTAATTTACCTGATACATCTGTGTTAGAATTAAGAATTCTTGATGTATCTAAAAAGTATTCTTTTGTTGTTAATTCTCTTGCAGGCTCGCCACCATTTGAACTAGGAACTTGATTAAGTTTAACTTCAAAACTTTGAATTTGGTCTTTAACTACCTTTAAATCTTGTATTAGTGTTTTAATCTTTTCTTGAATTTCAGATGAAACAACTTTACTAAGTTTTTCTAAATCAACAGAACTTCCTTGTCCGTTATGATTTTTATCTATTTCATTAAATATATCAGAACCTATAATATTATCTAATCCTAATTTCTTAGATGTAATAGTATCAATATAATATACAGAACGCTTTTTCGCTTTATCTAAAACATTGGCAACTATACCTAAATCAGGAAATTGTGTTTTAATATTATCAATTTTATCTAATATAAATTTAGTTAATTCAGTATCTTCAATGTTATCGGTAACGATATAATTAACTATTTTAAATTTAACAGGTTTATTAACATTAGTAATAACATTAGAAGTTTCGGCAACATTTGGTGTATTTAAATTTTCACTCAAAATTTATCCTTTATATAATTTTAAAAGTATTTATTAAATTCCTAAATTTAGAAAACACACAAATTTATATAAAACTATTTAATTAAATACAACTCTTTAAATTTAGATTTATCAATAAATTCATAATCATCAAATTTTAATGTTACTGATAAAATCATATCATTATCTTCTTGATTTGCTGAATATTGTAGTGAATTTATTGATTCTATTCTACAACCATATAATTGCATACATATTAATGAAATTCCCATATTATCGGTTATTTCTATTCCGCAAGTAAAATCAAATTCAGGATTAATAAATCCGTCATTTACATTACAAATACTATGAAAATAACTCATTACTTTTTTATATAATTCTAATTTTTCATCAACTACAAATTCAATAGTTACAGGGTCTAAATTTATTGAGTCACCGCCAATTAATGCACGTTTAGATGATTGCGAAAATGCTTCTAAAGGTGTAACTGATAATCCAGGTAATTCAATAGATTGAACTTGATATTGCTCTTTACCTAAAAATGGTATAAAAACTTGAAAATTTGATGATTGTTGTAAAGCCATTCAAAATCCTATTCTCTTTCGGTGTCTAATACACCTTTATTTGTTATTTCTTGTATAGCAAGGTCTTCATAATTGTTGATATATCCTGAATTTGCATAAAAATATCCAACATAAGCACTATTATCAATTTGATTATTTAATAAGTCTTTTGGCAATTCAAATAAATCATTAAATTCTATCTCAACATTAGTTACATTATCAAAATTGCTTATAGATTCTATACTAAATTCATCAACTGCTATAATTCCTTGATTGCCTACTAATCTTTTCTCTAAAGTATATTTGTTATTTCTATATTCCCAACCTGTTTTTGTTTTCTTATACTGATATTCAACTCCATAATCAGTTGCTGATATTTCGTTTGCTGTATTATTATAATAGTAAGGATTCATATAGACCCAACCTGTTGTCTTAGGGTCAAAATCGTGTTCTTCTACATAAATTTCATTACCTTGAATTTCAAAATCCAATCCTTTTGAAATAGGTTTGACTTTTTTAATAATAAATGTTTCTATTACTTTGTTATCTAATAAAATCTCAAATTTAATGTTATTTTTTCTTTTTAAACTTAACTTATAACAATTAATTAATTTTAAATCTTGTATAGTAGAATCATCAGAATTATATCTTATTTTAAAGTTCTTATCTAAGAAAAAACTATCATTTAAAATCTCAACTTTATTATCAAAAAATACAATTTTTTCTATAAATCTAAATTGATTATTTCTAGTTCCTTTTAATTCGTCTATATTTTTATAATTTAAAAAATCTGAATATCTTTCTCTATTAAATCTTGGATAGTTTGCATATGTTAGTGATATATCATTATTTGTATATCTTTGTCCTACGACAAATCTTCCACAATAAATTCCGCCTACTGCATTAAGTTTTGCATAACTTGAAGCAATACCAAAATCTTCATAAAATGCTAATTCTTCAACAATTTCAGTAACCATTTCAACTGTATAATCTAAATTTAAACCGCAGTGTCCTAATACATCATCATAATCTTTCTTGACTATTGTAATTTCGCCACGTGCATTTAAAGGGGTATCAGGATTATTCCAATATAATAATTTTAAACTTCTAGGAAATGTATGTCCTTCTAATTTTTCGCCTGATTTAAAATAAACTTCAGTAATAGTGTCTTTGCCTGATGTATATTGTAATATTTCTATAACATTATTATCTTTAACTAAGTTATTCATATCGGCAGGAAATACATCATAAGAGTTACCATCTCTAATAATAGGTATATCAAGTTTCACATCTTTATGATTTGCAACAAACATTAAATCTTCTAAATTTTCAAATGGATATTTCTCATTATTATCAGCATATATTAATACACCATCTCTTTGCTTAATGTTATTTCCGTCTGAATCTGTAAAAGGTAAATATCCTAAATTTGCCTTATAATCATCTTTTTTATCAGATTGCCCCCATTGACAACCTACATAAAAATAATTAAATTTATAAACAGGTTTAACTAAAAAATAATCTTTAAAATATAATTCATATAATCTATTATAAGAATAAGTCCAACCAACAGGGTGTGATAAAGGTTTAACAAAGTGTTCGTAAATTTCTTGTAAAAGTGAGCCTTCAATTGTGTATTCAAAAACTTCATCGCCTTCAATAAATCTAAAATATCCGTCACCACGTAAAATTGATTGTTGTAATTCTAATTGTTCTATTAAGTGATATACATATTCTATTGAAGTTGATATTCCTTTAGAATTCTTAAATGCTTTATTACCAAATATTATGTCTTTATTAAGGATTTTTAATACATCATCAGAAATAGTTATTTCCTTAAAATCTTTTAAACCTGCTAATTTATATAATTTTGTTAATTTTGCATTAAGTTGTTGATTATAATTAGAATCTGTTAATACAAGATACATATTTTTAAGATAAATTTTAACAAATTCTTCATATAAAGCAGTTTTATTTTCATCAAAAATATTGGCTATATCTATGGCTATATTTGAATTATCTATGATGTGCTGTAAAAACACATCAATAGAATCTTTAATCAATTTAATATTTCTTATATTTTCAGGAATTAAATTTTTAACTATTTGAGAAAATTGATTATCCATTAATTATCCCTTAGATTATTTTCAAAATAAACATTTCTTAATCTTAAGAAACTATTTCTAATAAAATGTATATTATCAGTTGGATATTTAAGGTTTAAATATCTTGATTCATCAGGTGACGATACATTTCTTTTTAATTTAATTCTTATATAAGGAATTCTCTCATTAAATATAGTGTAAGTTCCTACAACTTCATCATCTATTTTAACAGGAAATGAAATATATTCTAGTGCTTGCCAATTTAATGTATCTAATTGGTCTTCTGTAATTATATAAGGAAAAATAGATTTAATAGTTTCAGCATTTATTGTTGTATCAAGATAAATTTTCTTACTTTCAATATAATTTAATGTATCTATCTTAGGTAATACATCTACATTTAATTTCTTATTTGTATATAAATCTTCAAAAGGTAAATCTAAGTATATATAAATACCACCTTCGCCTTCGTCTGTTGCGTCTATTGATGAAGTTGATAAAGATTTAACAGATAATATATAATCTTTTGTTTTTCCGTCTAAATTTATTGTTAATACTTTTGTTTTAGTATTTTTTGGTGGATATTCCCAAATTAAATAAGGATATTCAAATTTTACACCTTGTTTTGCTAATTCAGAACCTGACGGAATTAAAGCAGATAATGGTGTATTATCATTTCTATTAATAATTAAATTTCTAATATCAAATTTATTAATAGCATTTGCAAATAATTCAATGGTGTAATTGTCTTTAAACGTTTCCACTCCTGTTCCTGTATTAGTTGGTATATACTCTTTTTTAATTTCTATTTGCTTACTTGCAAAATCCAAAGAGTCATCTGATATTTCTTCAATTGTATTAATATGTGCGTCTTTATAATATAATGGATATATATTAATATTCTCGCCTTTGACAGAAGTATAAGAATAGTTTAATACAGATAATTTCTCTAAAGGTAATGAAACTTCTATTTTTTTCTTATTAATTTGTTCTTTTGTTAAATCTATTGAAACTCTATTTTTAGGATTTAATTTTGATTGAACTATTAATATATCGTTTTCTTTTGCTATTACTGAAGGCAACCAAACTTCAACGTGTTCTGATAATTCATCAGTATATGAATCATAAAATAATTCAGATAATGATAATCCATTAAATACTTGATTTTGTGAATCTGTCTTTTGTTTTGCTATTTCTAAATTAGCACACTCTTCGCCACTTAATTTATTACCAAATTCATTAGTATATTCAATTGTATATCTTAACGGATAAACAATACCTGCATAAGAGCCGTGAAACCTATCTAATATATCAACTCTATTACTAAATTTATCATTTTTATTAATTGTATAAACAGATACAATAGATGTTTCTTCTGTATCAGTTTTGCCATAATGTGCTGTTACTTTAATTTTGTCACCAGGTTTTACAAATTTAGGTAATAAAATCTGAATTTGTGAAGTATATCCATTAATCTTAGAGTAATAATATAATCTTTTATTTTCTATATTGTAATATTGTAAATCTGTTCCTTTAAGATTAATTGTTTTATCTCTTGAATTAAATAAAACATTAACTCCGCCTGATTGATTTAAATTTGAAATATCATATGTTTTTGAGATTAATCTATTTACAACATTTGTATTAGTTGCCTTAATTGTATCTTTTGAAGTATAAGAGCCGTCTTTATATACAATAGGTTTATTATATTCTACATTTATAGTATCGCCTTCAAATCCATTTAAAGGTAACCAAACATTTAATTTAGCAGATTGATTATTACTTGCTAAATCTATATAAGCCCTTAAATTTGATGAAGTAATTGATTTCATACGTTTTTTGGCAGTATTTTCAGAATCTATTAATATATAAAATTTAGGTTTTAATGTAAGACCCATAATATCTGATAATTCGTTGTCTAATTGTTTAATAATATTAGAATTAAAAAATGTAGTATCAAATGTTTCTAATCTTTGAATTTTCTCATTTAATTTATCAAAAACTTTTTGTCTTATTTCAGATTGTGCTATACCTAATTTATATTTTTTAACATCTATATAAAAATCAACAAATACATAAATAGGATTTCTTAAGTTATCATAAAGTGCAGGAAGTTTAAATTTATCTAAGTTATCCCAAACACCTGGATTTAATATAGTTTTATTTTCATTTATAGATTGTGACAATAATTCTGAATTTGATATATAGTTTTTCTCTTTATTAATAGAATCATCCAATTTATAAATATATCTTTCAGAAACTGTTGATTTATCATTAATACCTTCAAATATTTCAGTTCCTGAAACCTTTGAATAAATACTAAATTTTCTTGATATTTTTTCAGGTAAAAAACTATAATAAATATTTCCTTTTCTTACAGGAACTTCATCTTCGCCACCCCAAACTATACAATCTTTTACAGAAGCGTGATTATTAGCAACTGCTTTATAGTCAAATGCTGTAACAACTCTTGAAGCAGTGTTATTCATTAAAGGGGCATTATCTTTAATAGATTTATCAGATTCTTCTTCTAATCCTGTAACTAATAATTGTGGCTGAAAAGCGTCATTTAATTTACAAAATTCTTGAATATAGCCGTCTATTTGTAATGAACCTTGTAAAGCACCTTGTGAGCCTGATGAAATAAGTGCATTAACTTCCAAAATTGCTCCAGCAGGCAATTCGTGACCTATTCCTGAATAAGCAAAATAACATCTTGGTGTATTTGTATCAGTTACATCAAGTCTTAAAAATTCTTTATGTAGTTGGTCGTTTTTATCAAGCAAAAGAATTTTAGATTTATTCCACTCTTCTTTTTCTATTTTACCACGTATAGGGTCGTAATAAGTAGCATAAATTTCTATACCATCATCTTCAACATCTGTATAAGGTATATCTATATAATTTTGAATTCCATTAAATGTATAAATTAATTCATTAGGTTTTTCTTTATATGTAATAAGATTACCTTCTTTTATCTCTAATTGTAGAGTTAAAGAATTCATCTCGTCTATATTTCTTATTTCTATTGTTTTATCAGAACCTAGATAATAATACTTTTTATCCCCTGAAGTAAATACAGAATATTTAGGAATTATAAATTTACCTAGTTGTTTAAATTTGAGTTCTATTTTATACTTATAAGATATTTTCTTACTTGCTTCATATCCCAAAATTCGTGCGTCTTGTAATATATTTTTTCTTTTTCTTGCAAGAGTAAGTAAATTTTCATTAATATTAACTGCTGTGTTTAAATTTAGGTTAGAAATAGTATAAGCCATTGCAGTTATTATCTGTGCTGTATTAGAACCTTCAAATGGTGTATCATATCCTAACTTGGCAAATTCTTTTTCTAAATCTTTGTAGATTTCTTCAAAAGTAAAAGGAATGGTCTGTTTCATATATAAACTCTTTTTGAATTAATTTTATTAAGACTATTTATTTAAGAATTTAGATTAAAAAAAATTATATCCAAATTTTATTAACTACTTAGAGATTACTTAAGATTTATAATTAATATTTTTATTTAAGGATTATTTAAGTAGTTAATAAATTTAGGATATGAATTTAGTTTTTGAATTTAATTGATTTCTTATTATAAGAATTTAATTAAAAAATTTAAATTTCTGATTTGGTATCTGAATTTTATTAACTACTTAAATTAATCTTAAATTAGTAATAAAGAAGTTACACATTAATTGATAATTAAGTAGTTAATAAATTTAGGATATGAATTTAAATTTTTGAATTTATTTCATATTCTATTATAGAGATTTATATAAAAATTTGAATTCGTATGCAGTTTTTATTAACTACTTAAACGAAACTTAAGAAATCTTATCTTACAGATATACTATCTTAATCTGTTTAAGGTTAAATTAAGTTGTTAATAAAATTCAGATAGAAATTTAAATTTTTGATATATTTCTATTATATAAACTAATATAAATTCATTTTTTAATATATTGCCTACGGCAAAAATTTAAAATTGTATCTAAATTTTATTAACTACTTAAAATAAACTTAAATTAGTAATATAATAGTTACAATGTAAGAATAGATTAAGTAGTTAATAAAAATAGGATAGAAATTTAAATTTTATATAAATTCTCTATAATATAAATCAATAAAAATAAATTTTTAATCTCTTGCTTACAGCAAAAACATAAAAACAAATTCATATCCTAAATTTATTAACTACTTAATCTATTCTTAAATAAAAATATTAATTATAAAATTTAAGTTAAAATAAAGTAGTTAATAAAAACTGCATACGAATTTAATTTTTATATAAATTCTCTATAATAAGAAATCAAATAAATTCAAAATATAAATTCATATCATATTTTTATTAACTACTTAATTTAAAATTAAACAAAATAATTAATTAAATATTTTAAGCAATCTCTAAGTATTTAATAAAATTTGGATATAAATTCTATATAAATTTAACATTAAATTAAGTAAATATTAAATATAATGATATGTAATAATAAGTAATATAAATTATTTAATATAAGGATTTATAATGGACGCAATACCAAATATTTCAGAAATAGATATTTTAATGATTAGTATTTTAGATAAAATACCAAATTGGAAGTCAAAATTGTATTATGAAGTTATAGATGATTCTGTATATCTTGAAGCATTAGAAGAGCAATATGAAGATTTAGTGGATATTGTTTATAATAGATTAGATAAATTAATGAATACACTTCAATAATTTAATAGTTCAGTCATTCAATAGTTCAGTGATTATTTTAAGTTTTCTAAATCTTTAACTTTATTATATAGTTCTAAATTTTCTTTATTAAGAGAATTTAATTGAACTTCAAATTTTTCATTGTGTGCTAATATGCACGCTCTTTTAAATACATTGCTAAGATGTTTTTCTTTATCCGAATCTTCAGTATTGTTAATTTCTATACCAAATTTAATCATATTATTTTCTATATAATATCCATCTAAATAATAATCAAAATCATAAACAATAAATTTATTATTTAAATAATAACACTTAAAATAATCAGAATAATCAGTAATAGGCAATATATCAGATTTAAAAATAAACATATCATCATCTAAATTTATATATATCAATTCTAAATTTAATTCAGGGGATATTTTATTAATAAAATTATCTATATTAAATTTTTTAATTCTTTTATTATATTCTTTATCTGATAATCTATAAATTTTTAAATTCTCTAAATCAAGAAATTCTATCAATGATGTATCAAAATGATAGTATTTACTTTTATTAATTGAATCTAAATAATCGGCTAGGTTTGTTGATTCTTTATCAGAATAACCTAAATTTAATATATAATCTTTTAATTGATTTGAATTTAATTTAGTGCTTTTGGTGTTTTTTGATTTAAATCTATTAATTAGATTAGGTGTTATATATGTGGTAATCATCGTGTGTCAATACCTTAGTTGCATTTAATATAATTTTTACAGAACAACCGACTTCATTGTTCTTAACATTTATTTTGCCATTGTTTTCTTCTAATATTACTTTATTTATATATAATCCATTGCCCCTATTTGAGCCTTTAGAAGAGTTAGATTCTTTAAATATATTTCTTAAAATTTCATTTGGAATTCCATTGCCGTCATCTTGAATTTCAAAGCATATTCTATCAGAATTAAAATATACAAGATTAAAATTAACTTCAGTGGCGTGTGCTTCTATTGAATTTTTAATACAATTTATTAATATACCTGACAATTCTGTATTAGATATATTAACTTTATAATCTTTTAATCTATCATCTATTTGATATTCTAATTTAGCAAGTGTTATTATAATAGCATTTAATGAAAAATCTATAATATCGTATAATGTATTATTATTTTCTTTTATTTTCTTATATTTGCTGATTTTTGCCATAATAATATAAAAATATTTAAAAGTATCATTAAAAATTTTAAGGTCTTTAGGTGTAAAAGATTTGTTATATTTTTGAAATAATTTATTTAAAATTGATATAGGCGTGCCAAGTTCGTGTGCTAAATTTTCTGTAATGATATTTCTTGTGTTGTCAATTTTTTCAAACATATTTTTAGTGTTTTGGATATTTTCTTGCTGATTATTTTTGTAGTCTTTATAATTATTATATAATAAAATTCCTATTAATAATACACATATAATAATTGAATTTGTAGTTAAATATCTTTGAACTTTATCTTCTATTGTTATTAATTCTTTTAATTCTTGCTCTTGATTTTCAGGCAAGCAATCTTTATAATTCTTATAGAATTGCTGAATTTTAAATATATTTAATTCATCATAATCAGAATTTAATAAAAATAGTGAATTTGCTGATATTAATATTACAAAAAATATTACAACTTCCATAAAAATTTTGCTAAATTTAGACATTAATTTATACTTTTTAAAGTTTTAATAATTTCTTAAATTTAGTTAATCTTTCATCTAATGTAAAAGTCATCTTTGCCACTGATTTAGATTCTAAATTTAATCCTGTTAATTTTCTAAATTGATTCATCATTTTATCAATAAATGTTATTTCAGGTGACAATGTATTTCCTGTAAAAAATAGATAATCTAAATTTTGATTTTTAAGATACAAATATTCAAATAAATCAACACCATCTAATTTTAAATTATATTTTTTAGTAGAATTATTAGTGGTCTTATACTTATCATCAAAATATATTTTTCTTACACCGCCTATTATTAAATCTATTATTGCCTTTGAAGGGGTTATTTCAAATGTTTCACAAAATTCAATACATTTATAAATAGCGTCAGCACCATAAAAAGATATAATATTATATTTTTGTTTTGTTAAGTCTTTTAGGTCATCTTCAACAAAGGTGCAAACACCTAAAGAATCATCGCATATTATAATAGTTTCTTTATCAGGGTTGTAATCAAAAATTAAATCATTTAATGTTGAAGGTTTTTGATGTTCTAAGAATAATTTAATATCATTGTTACATTCTATATTAGAAAATGAATATGATTTTAAATTATGAAAACTTAAGTATATAAAATCAGTAATCTTATTTAATATAGATGTTGTCATTTTAATCCTTTCATTTAGTAATTTAGTTATTTGGTAATTTAGGAAGTTTAGGTATTTTTGGCTCTTCATCTGTTTCTAATGTTTTTGTGTTATCGTAATTTGATGTATTCTTTTGCATATGTGTAACACTAGGTATAATTGTTTTTGATAAATCTGTAACTTCTTTAGGTCTTATTAATATTGTTAAACAAATAAAGATTAATCCTATAAAAATTAATACATATTTAGCAGGTATTTCTTTAAGTTTATTAATAGTTATTTGATATATAGTTTCTGTTTCAGGTATTATTACAACATCATCATTTGTTGTAGGTGTTGGTGTAGGCATTGGCATACCTATCGGAATATCATTATAACTTGAATAGTTTGAATAATTTGAATAACTTGAATTCTGTGATTTATTTTCTAAATCTTCTAATGTTTCTTGAAGATTAATTTCTTGTTCTGATAAAATTTCTAAGAAATCTTTTTTTAAATCTAAAATTTTTCTTAAACAATCATCGTGTGTCTGATGATAAAGATTGTTTTTATTTTCTGAAGCGTCATATACTTCTAGGATAAATTGTATAATTTCCTTAAATTCAGGATATTGTGTTATTAATTCAATTAATCTTTTATTAAAATTATTTTTCTGTTTATTAATATCAATAATTTCATTTTCTAAATTTCTTTGAATATTAATTAATTGTTTATAAATATCTTTATACTTATCTATCATCAGACACCTTATTTCTTAGAACAAAATTTGCCAAGTAATTCTAAATGCTACTGAAGGTTCTTTAATTTTGCCTTTAAATGTTTTCATACTAAAAATTTTTGTATCAGTAAATAAAGCACACTCTGTATATACTACACCTTGACCTGTTCCATTAAATGCGTCTTGTGCTATGTTAAAAATATAAGTGATTGAAGGCTGTCCTGATTCACAACCTGTTACAATTACATCTGCTGTTGAACTATTTGAAGCACCATCAGCAATATCTACGGCTTTAGTATTAGAAATTGATGAACTAGGTGTAAAAGTTAATTCATTCCAAGATTCGCCTTTAGTTGCTATATCTGTTCCACAAAATAAATCAACTCTATTAGCATTAAATCCGTGTAGTGCAGTTTTAGGAATTAGAACATCATCATCTACGTGACCCTTTGTTCCCATTACAAATCTATTAATTATTGATTGTCCTGCTATGCCACCTAATAAATTAGCAAAACTACATCTAGCAGAATTCATTATTAGATTGTGATTTTCTTCAGTGTCTATAACTTTTCCGTTTTTAAGTGTTTCTATTTTAAAATATCCACGAATAGGATTAATTGTATCACTAATTTTATTTGAATTTAAATTCATTAATAGTCCTTATAATTATATAACTCTTTAACTATTTATATTTTAAATTATGTAAAGTAACTAATCTATTAATTAAATCAAAAGTCTTTTCTTTGTAATGCTTATCGTATTTTACAAAATCTATACCTAAATAAATTTGATTATCTAAAACATATAATTCATCTAATATAGAGCATTCATCTAAAGTAAAAATTTCATTGTTATATTCTATAATATTATTTTCTAATTCTCTATAATTCTTTAATATCTTAGATTTCATAATTCCGCCACGATGTGCTATATCTATAAATTCAGTTTCTAAATTATGATTAATAAGAAATTTAAATTTTTTAAGATACACATAATAAATTTTTTCTGTTATAGTATATTTAAATTTATAATCAAATAATATAATAGAATAATCATTATCTGTTAAATAGTAATAATTATCTTTTGTATATTTTTGCATAAATTTATATAAATTTAAAGATTCAGATTCAGTGTATTTTAATTTATTAATACATATATCTATAAATTCCTGTTCTGATAAAAATCTAGGTTTTCTTTTAGTAATAATATATTGATATAATCTAGTCATACTTTTTATAGTTTAATCTTATAATCTGAATCAGGATAAACATTTTTAATAGTATCAAATATAATTACGTTAGGTTTATCTTGATTAAAATTTAAATCATTATAATCATAATTTTTATTATAAATTATGTTCCAATTTGGCTTAAATATGTTTAAATTTGGCTCTAAAACTTCTGATAATACACCTTTAGAACAAGAATCATTATAATCAACTGCTAGTATAATATTTTTTAAATTTAGAAATCCTATTGATACTATTGCTTCTAATGTATTACCCATATTTAATTGGGAATCAGATATTAAAACAAATATTTTCTTATCAGGTTCTGCTATTGCTATACCTTCAGCAATACCCAAAGAATTTCCTAATGTAAAATCTGCATAATCTATCCAATCAATTGTATCATCAAGCCCTATATTATTATAATCTTTAGGATAAAAATCATACATACCATAAGGCTTGCCTATAAGTTTATAATCTGAATTTTGAATTAATTTAAGTAATACATTATATAAAGGTTTAACAGAATCATAAGACTTATTGTGTAATATATATGATTTCTCGCAAGACATTTAATAACTCCTTTAAATTATTTTCATAATTTAATTTATTATATTCTCTACCTGGAATTTTAAAATTTTTAAATCCTTGATTAATAAATCTAGGTATAGAAGTTTTATAATTTTCATTAAAAATATTTAATCTTTCTTTTAAATAGCAACCATTATATTTAGATTTAAAAAAATCTTTATTTGATATATTTTTTGATATTATATCAAAATGATTATAAAATTCAGGACAATTATAACATCTATTATCAAGCAATATTTCTGTTTTATCAATATTATCATATATTCTAGGGTCATCTTGATAATAACATTTTAAATCTGTGTCTAGGTCTATTTTAGATATTACAGATTGAGTAGTTTTTATATTAGGATATTTTTGTTTAATATAATTTAATAAATCTAAATTTGATATTACTACGCTTGCGTGGATTTCGTTTAATTTAGATAGTGAATCTAAACCTTGTTGTTCTGTTAAATCTATATAATAATTTGAAAATGTTGCTGATATACCAAAATTATGTTTAATACAAAAATCTATCTGTTCTTGATTTATTGAGTATTCTAAAAATCTGCCACCATTCCACTTAGAATTAGAAAAACTATCATAAAATATAAAATCAATACCTTTATATTGTAAAAATTTAAATCCTAATAAATTCTTTTTAATAATATCAAAGTGTGATGATAAACCTGCTATTCTAAATTTCATAAATATACTCCAAATCATTTAGGCAAAATTTTAAATCACAACTATCACAACAATTATAATTAATATTAAACAAATCATAAGTTAAACATCTATTAAATTTATTTTTTAAAAAATTATAATATATTACATTATCTTGTATATTGCATTTTTTAGGATTTTCAATTTTATTAAATATCTCATAAAACTTTAAATTTAAATTAGTATTTAATCTGTTGGCAATACTATTTTTATCTTTAGGGATATATTCTAAAGTTTTTAAAATTTGTTTATTACCATTGTTGTTTTTAATTAAAAATATAGGATTTAATTCTGTGTTTATTTTTAATTTTCTTAATTTTTCATAATATTCATCAAATATAGGATTATCAGATTCTTTCATAATACAAACTGAAATATTAAATTTAGTTCTTAATTTAAATATATTTTTAAGAAATAAATTAAAATCTATATAACTATGATAAGAACAAATTAAATTTATATTTGTTGAATTTAAACTTAATAATTTATTAATATTAATAGTATTTGTGAATATAGTTATTTCTTTATCTTTGAATAAATCTAATATATCGTCAAGATATTGTGATTTTGTCGGCTCGCCACCTAATATAAAAACTTTTTGGATTTTATCTTTAATTTTAATTAAATTTTCTAATCTAGGTTTTAAATCTAATTCATAATCTTTGCCATATAAAGAGCAATATTCACATTGTAATTGACAATTTTTAGTTAATAATATTTCTAAATCCATTAAATATTCCTGTATTTACAACAATTATTTCTAGCAGGACATACGCATTGTTCTAATTCACATTTATACAATTTATTTTCAGATATATATGTATTTAACTGCTCTAAATTAAATTTCTTTTCAGAACAAAATTGTTCCACTAATCCGTCAAATTTAACAGGTATATCAAATATTTTATTATCACAATACCAATCTTTAAAATTATTTAATTTAAGTCTATAACTATCTATTTCATTAAATTTATATACATTATCTGTATCATCAAAAATTAAATTTTTATCTAAATATTTGTATATTAAATCTAAATATAGTTCAAATTCTTTTTTATTGTTTTGTATAACCTTATTCTTATTAAATATAAAGTTTCCATAAAAATCAATATTGTTTTCTTTACAAAATTTAATATAATCTAAGTGTTGTTCTTGATATTTATTATCAAAAAGAAATGTAGTAAAAGTGTTGCAATATTGTTTATAATATAAAAGTGATTTATAAAATTTTTCATTTGTAGTTGCAAAAGGATAAAAACTTAAATATATATTATCTATGTATTTTAATAGTTCAAATTTAATTAATTTTTCGCCATTTGAAATTATTGTAATTTTATCTAAATTTGGTAATTTTCTTAATTCTGTTAATACGTATTCAAGGTAAATATATATTGAAGGTTCGCCACCTAATAGATAAATTTCAAATTTATGATTTACTTTACTAAGAAAATTTATAGCATTGTTTATATTAGATTTTGAACTAAATGTATTCCATTGATTTGTTCTCGCACAACAAAAACTGCATTTATAGTTACACATATACAATAAATTCCAATGAAATTTAATATTATTTGGATTATCTAATTTTGGATTTATAATAGTCCGAAATGTATTAAAATTTGAAGTCTTTAAAGTGTCTGACATTATTTTCATCTACTCCTGAATTAGGTTTATATTTCCAAGTTGTTAATTTTCCTTGACATAAACATAATTTATTAGGACATTCCATCCAACAATCACTATTATTAATTTGGTCTATTGTTACACTATTCCAATTACAAAAATGATGTATTTCTGATGAATTAACAGGTATATCAAAGTTATTATTATGGCACTGCCAATCTTTTAATTCACTTAAATTACTTAAATATGAAATAACATCATCTATTTCTATAAAACTACCATCTTTACGATAAAATTTTTGTTCTTTTGGTCTATCAGGATATTTTAAATCTAATTCTTGTAAGAACTCTTTATAATCGTTATTAGTATTCATATAATCAGTTGCATTATGATTAAAAATAACATTAAAATAATAAGATATATTGTTTAAAACACAAAAATCAATCATATCTAAAATTAAGTCTTTTTCTTTAGCAGATGTAAGCATTATATTAACATTTAAAATTAGATTTTGTTGTTTAATTTGTTTTAATCTTGATTTAAATTTATCAATATCCTTTACTTCTGTTGGGTGGTATGTAATATTCCAATTAAATTTATCGCCTAGTGATTTATGCAAGTTTAAAATTTTATTAAATTTTTCATCAGGTAAATTATTATTTGATATTACGCCAAATACTCTAAGTTTTTCTAGTTTATATAATTCTTTTAAAATATATTCATAATAAGGACTTAATGTAGGTTCGCCACCTAATAATGCAACTTCTAAGGGTTTCTCAATTTGCTTTAATTTTGATAATACATCATTTATATTTTTTATATTATTTAAATTATTCCACTTATCTTTTAATTCTCTAGCATAACAATAAGAGCAGTGCTGATTGCATATCATAATTATATCCCAATGTATGCGTATTGTATCATCTGCACCAAACATCATATATCTAGGTTCTTGTCTTTTATGGACTTTTTCTTGAATTATAAAATCATTGATACTGTCGTTATACATTTAATTCTCTTAATTTAAAATTTGTATCAGTGTTTAAGTGATTAAAACTTATATTATCGTTGCCGTCTGTTGTTTGTTTATATAGTAATTTATTGCTTAAGTGTATTGTATCAGTGTTTAAATTTTTAAATAAAAATACATCATTATCAATATAATTACCTTTTATTATAGTATTAAATATTGATTTCTTAAATATTATTTGTCCTAGTTGAAAAAATTTAATATAATCTTTATTAAATATATTATTTAAAAAATAATTAAATTTATATGATTCTTTTCTAAACATATATTTAGATATATCTTTTAATCCATATTCAGGATAATATAATCCTAAAATTAAATCTTTATCTCTATTATTATAATAAACATCAAAGAACGAACTTAACAATATATCATCATCTTCTAATATATAAATATGTTCGCCGTGAGCGGAATTAATTAAGTGCATATATACATCTGATAAGTCATCAGATTTAAAATAACTATATTTGATTAAATCAGATTTAAATTCTTTATACTCTATTAAGTCTGTTGTATCAGAATCATTATTAACTAATATTTCTAAATGAAATTTATCAGAACAATTTTCATATTTAGATAAAACAGATTCAACACATCTTTTAAATAACTTAGGTCTTTTGTGTGTTAAAATTAATATACTCAAATCTACCGCCACTTTTTGAACTCCAATCCGTCATTGCATTGTTTTAGTTTGCAAATAACATAATCTTTAAAATATAACTTAAAATCTAAATCTTTTATATTAATAGGATTTATATTGTATTCAGGTTTAGCATAATCATTACAACAATAAACATTTAAATTATTATCTATTACTAAATTTTGTGCTACGCAACTACATTTAGTTAAATATAATTGCTCGTGATATTTTTTGTTATATGCTTCATCATATCCTATAATTGCACTATTAATTTTAAATTTATATTCTTGTTCTAAGTAATTCATTAAATAAGGATATTTCTTTGAAAAATAAAAATAATCCCTATAATCAACAGGATTTTTAGTATAATCAATTGTAAATCTCATTTTTAAATGATTTGGTATCTCTTTTGCCAATAAATTAAATTCTTGTATAAATTGTTTTTCTTTATTATATTCTGTATTTATAAAACAATATCCTAGTATATTTAATTCTTTTAATTTTCTTAATTTAAGTATAAATTCAGACACATCTTGTTTGCCTATATGATAGGAACTACATATTTCTAAATTTGGCTGTTTAAAATTTTTTAATCTATCTATACTTATACTTAAATTTGTTTGAATTTGAATTTTTGCTATTCTATTACCAAGAATTTTATATAATTCTTGTATTATAAATTCTAAATTTGGATTTAAAGTTGGCTCACCGCCATAAAAATAAATAAATATTTTCTTAAATCTTTCAGGTAATGTTTTTAATTTATCTAATACTAATAAACAATCATCATAACTCCATTGTTTAGAATTATTGTCGTATTCTTTACAGAACCAACATTTCTGATTGCATTTGTAGCAGGGTTTAAGAGTTATTTTTAAATCATATGGGAAGTATTGCTGTTTATCCAATAGTTCCCAATTCTTTATATTAAAATTCATATTTAAATAATAGTTAATTCATCAGGGAATTCATAAATAGATAAATCATTTTCATAATATCTATCATTTTCTTTAAAATATACCTTAATATGATTATCCTTAACTTTAGTGTTTTGTTTAATTTTATAAAAACTAAGAGTCTTTGGCAAACCATTACGATTATCGCTAATATAAAATTCTACGTCTTTATTTTTTACTAAATCTAATATTTTATATAAATTTTTTATAGACTCATAATATATAAAATATGTTTTAATTGTTCTTTCTTCTGTAAAAAGTTTTTCTAAGTCAGCATAAAAAATATATTTCTTTTCTTGTGTGAGTAGATTTTCAAATACTGCATAATTATCTTTATACCTTAGAAATTTATAATAACTCCTTTCATAAAAATCCTTTTCTGCATTAAATTCAAAGACATCACAATAATCTAATTCACTAGGTATTGCTCTTATTGACATTTTCCAATTTCTTTTAATAGTATGCCATAAATTTGAAAACATTTGAACTCCTATAATTATTTAATCTTTAAAATTTTATGATTATTTGTATGTAACTTCTTATTAAGTTTTTTCATAAATTTTGTTATTTTAGATTTCTTAATTTTTTTCTTAAGTTCAAAGGATAATATACCTTTATCAAGCGTAAAATCAATATATTGAGATTTCGCAAAATCCTTAAATTCAACAGATTGTATATTATCTGTATTAATAATTACATCATTAATTTGTTTTAACATTTTAATTCCTTTATATAAGAATAGTTTTTATTTTATTGTCATTTAAATTTTCCATTATTTTATTAACATCAATAATAGGCACACGACTTTCATCAATATTAAATTTAATAACTGTATTATCTGACATTCTAAATACAACTTTTGATTTTTCTTCAATATAGCAACAAATTACTTGTTCTGTGTTAATAATTCTATCATTTACGACTTTCAACATTTTGACTCCTTTGCGTGTTTAATATCTAAAATTAAATCAATAATATCATCATTTTCCTTAAGATTCACTAAATTATTTTTAATATCCGATAATCTAGTTTCTAATCCTATATCTTTATAATTAATATTATAAAATTCATATGGTATTCCTAAATAATCGCACTCTGCGATAAGTCTAGGCGAACAATCAAATTTACGACCAACAGGGGTATATAAAAATTTATTAAAATCGCCAAATTTAACAGGTTTATTTGTAATATAATCAGATTCAGGCAAGTAATCAGAAAATATTAATAAATTTGGATATTTCGCTAAGAGTTCATCTATTTGTTTAAATTCTTTACAATTATGCGTAATATGTGCGAATGTTCTATCGGCTAGTGTTAAAGGTTTCTTAATTTTATCAAGTGCTATTTTCTTAACGTAATGAATAGAATTGTGCTTTTTAGGATAAATTCTTGAATCTTCTAAATAAATTACGTCATCAGGTCTAGTGCCTGCATTTGTGTCAAATTCTGCACCACAATTAAATGCTAATTTAAATCCTAAAACTTTCTTATTATTGAAAAAATCATAACTTCCGTCTGTATTAAGCGATAATGGTGCATATACTAAATCAGGTGTTCCAAATATAAAATCATCAAAATCAAATTCATCAGAATTAATATATCTATTATTAATTATATTTCTTATATTATCAGGTTTATAATCATAAAATAAACATTTAACTTTTAACTTTAATTTAGCAGATTTAAGAAACTGATAATAATCTAAAATTTCAAATAAGTGTCCTGATATTCCGTGAATATTACGCCTATCATAAAAACTATGATATAAGAGTAAATCGCAATCATCTGAATTTAATTTTAAAATCATTATAACCCCTAGTAATCCAATAAAACATAATCATAAAATTTACCCTGATATTCAAATCCATTAGTTAAATCAGGTTTAGAATTTATATAATAATATTTTGTAATATAGAATTTATTATTATAATAAAAATACACGTCTGCATAATCTTCTTCATCTAAATTAACAAAATTATTGTTGAAATGTATTATATCATTTTTAGAATTATGATTATCCAATATATCCGCTTTAAAAATTAGATTATTAATTAATTCTAAATTTAAGCAAGAATTAATGTATTTAAAATTTTTAAATATCTTTTCTAAATCCAATTGATTAACTATGCTATATTTTTTCTTAGATTTTAAATCAAAATATTTAAGCCTGCCGTCTATATTAACTGACTTGACTTTTAACGTATTAATAAAGTAATTATATATGAATAGTGTTTCTGCGTCATTGTAGCCGTGCTGTTTAACAATCTCATATAGGTTAATACTATCTATCGGAACACCTGTTAATTCTTTGCTATGCGTCTTACAAAACGTTTTATTGTATATAGAATCATTAGTCATTAAATGATATTAACTCCTGTATAATTTCGTCATTATATCTTAATTGTCTTTGATAGATATTTTCAGATTTTGCTTCATTATATCTATAATATGCTCCGTCTTTTATATCTTTAGAGATAAATTTAACTTTAATTTTAAAATATCTGCACTCGTGAAATAATCTAGGTTTTATATCAATAGAATCTTTATTTTGTATATAAATTACTCTATCAAATTTATCATAAAATAACGGCGATACAAAAGATTTTCTTTGTATAAAGTTTTTATTTTTAAGATTAAGAACTTTATTCGGTGATGTTACTAAAGTTTTTCTATCGTGATTATCAATATCTCGTAATAAATCAAATCTAAATTTAGATTTATAATTAATCTCTAATCCATCAGGTTTTAAATGATTATATTCTATATAATATTTAACATTTCTGCTAGATTTAAATGTAGAGCCTGATAAAGCATATAATTTACGTCCTAGAATACAAGATTCTTCAGTATAAATTAATGAATAATAATCAAAAAATAATATTTTATTAAATCTATAAGGTTTCTTAATATCAACATAAATCATATAATCAAAGCACCTATCATCTATATTTTTATATTTTTGTTTAATAAAATCTTTGATATAACTAAAATTTAAATTAATATTTAAAAATCCCCAATAAACGTGCCTATTATCAGATTTATCAAATCCGTCTTCGCCTAAATATCTTAATTCCCATAAAGTATAAAAATATTCAAATCCTGATATTATTGAGCCGTCTATATTACCATAAAAACTATATCCTGAATTTAATATTAAGTTAGAATTTGGATAAGTTGATTTATCAATTATAAAATGCTCTTTTGAATTAATCATAAAAATTGCTCCTGAATTCGATTATATTAGTTATTTTATCATCTATAATAGGATTTAATTTAATATCTTTAATTTGCTTTTCTACGCCGTCACAAATATTAAAATACTTACATTTAAAACAATCTTTATTTTTATAATAATGATGTTCCCTTGCATTTTTACAACAATTAATCATATTATCCAAACTAGGTTCTAAATAATCATATAATGCTGAATTCCAATCGTAAATATCGTATATATGTTGAAAATATCCTACTACGTGTTTTTCAAATCCTATCATAAAGCAATAAGGAACATATCTAACATTAATATATTTAATTTTAGATTTTAATATAAAATTTTTAATAGGTTCTAATAATATATTATAATCAATTTTTTCATTATTCTCTGCGTCTGAAAAATAATTCAAAGGTAAGAAATTTAATTCAAAAGGATTAATATTTTCTAATAAATCAAAATATAGATTATCTATAAATTTATAATTAGAATTTGTTACAACTGCATTAATTCTTACTTTTATACCTAATTCTTTAGCATTATTAATTGATTTTAAAATCTTATCAAAACTACCTTTAATACCTGTTAAATTATCGTGTATTTCATTAACGCTATGAAGACTAAATAAGATTTCAGATAATCCTGATTGTTGTGCTTTTTTCATAAATTCAATATCTTGAAATTTAATACCATTTGTTAAACACGATACCTTAGAACTATTAATGTTCTCTGATTTAGATTTACAATATTTGATAATATCGAAAAATTTACTATGTATAGTTGGCTCGCCACCTGATATATCAAAATCATCTGTATATTTTGATAAAAAATCAATTCTTGATTTAATAATATCAAAACTCAATTCTTTATCATTTAAATTATGCTTATAATAACAAAATCCACATTTAGCATTACATCTTAAGCCTATATCGACTTTTGCTCGTCTGCATATAGGCTCATTAGGATAGTAAATATCTTTAAAAGAAAACTTGTTATAATTAATATCCACTAAATCAATCCTTTATAATCCTTATTTTGTTTCAGGTGTTACTTTATTTAGCAGTTGCAAATATAGTTCTTTTTTGCCGTGAAAAACAAAATCTATTCTTGCTATTAACAATTTATATTCTTCATCATTTTGTTTTAATTCATTGATTACTGAAGCAAGTTCTTCAGGTTTCAAAGCATATAACAAACTCATTAAAGGATTAACTTTTTTAAGTTCATCATCATCACTTACACAATTTTTTGCTTTTTCATAATCTGCTGTATATTCGCTAGGAATATTAATTGCTTTCATATGTTTTTCAAATTTTTTCAATCCAAGCAATGCTAGTTCTCTAATTTGTAGGGTATCTAGTTTTCTTTTATTGAATTCTGATATCAATATATTTTTATTTTCTTTTGGCAATTTAGAAATATCGACTAATTTAATTACATCTTTAATTGTAAATTGTTTATTAAAGTTGTTATAGTAATTTTGAAATTTAAATGCTAATGCTTCGCCAATTCTGCCTGAAACTATCTCAACATCAAAAGTTTGAGTTTTCTCAAACAAATCTATATATCTTGATAATGTAGCCCAACTTCTAGGTGTTGCAATTCTTGTTTGTCCGTCTTTAGGAACATTATACAAATCTCTAGGATTTTCGGCTATATAAGATGTAATAATATTATTAATCTTATTGTTTCTAGCCCAACTTAACCAAGATTCAACATCTAAACTTACTTTAACTTGCAAAAATCTATCTAATAGTGCTGGGTCTAGTTCATCAACGTAATAATCAAGACCTTGTTCTGATTCGGTTGGGTTTATTGCACCTACAACTAAAACATCTTTAGGAAGTTTATGTTGATGAATTTGTTTATCAAGAACAATTTGAAGTGCTAACGCTTTTACATCTTGTTGTGAGCGGTTTAATTCGTCTAAGAATAATACAGATTTCTTACCTTGTTTTTCGGCTTCTTTCATTCTGTAAAGCCATACAGGTTCAGTCCAAATTGTTACGCCGTCTTGAATTGTTGGAATTCCGATTAAGTCACCAATTTCTTGATTGCCTAATCTTAGGTCTTCAAAGTGATAGTTGTTTTCTTCTGCATATTCTTTAACTACGTAAGATTTACCAAGACCTGCGTCACCTGATATTAGAACACTATCACTTACTTCGTGAGCGATTTCTAAAACTCTTTTAATTTCTGATATTTTCATATCAATCTCCTTTAATCCTTTTAAATTATGTGAGAATTATAACACACTAAACCTTAAGATTTTCTTATGTTTTGGACGATTTTATAAAAAATTTACATATAAAATTCAGGATATAATTTTTTAAATTTATTTCTTTTTGTTGAAACTTCTTTTAATGTTTTATAATCTTGCGGACTATACATTTTAAAATTAAATAAGTGATATTGTCCGTCTATAAAGATATATTCTCTATTTTTAATCAATATAGTGCTAGAAAATCTACTTGATGATGTTACAACGTGCCTATTATAAAAGAAATATGTTTTTAATTCTTTATAAAAATATCTTTCAAAATATCTAATTGCTAATTTTCTATTTAAAATTGTTTTTCTTAAATGTTGCATTTCTAAAAATAATGATATTTGGTCTTTTACAACAGGATAAAGTTGTTCTCTATACCATTTATTATTTTTAAGTAATTCTTTATCAAACTCGCCAACTTTATCAATTAAATTTTGATAATAATTTTGTTTTTGATTTAATTCTTTATATAATTCTATTAATGATTTTCTAAAATTATCTATTTTTAATTTTCTAAATTTTTCTGTAAATTCAAATTCAGGTTCAGTAGTTTCTGAAATAACATAATTATTTTTATCTATATTTCTAAATCTATATCTTATTTCATCAGTATTTAGAAAATAGCACGCTCTAAATTTAGAATTAATAAAAATATATGCTTCAGTTAATACTCTTAATCTATTATCTAATCTTGTATTTTCTGAAGCACTATATGTATCATCAAACACTAATTTATAAAGAAAATCGTTGGCTATTGCATAAATGTAATACATTTAATTAAACCTATTTCTCACAAAAAGATTTTATATAATATTGCGGATAGTCATAATCAATCTTAACATTATTGTTGTCTAGCAAGAAAATAACGTGTTTAGGTTTTTCAGTCCAACTATCTTTAACTGATTCTATATATCCGTCAGTGATTACAATTATTACATCTGAATCTAATTCTTTGGCTTTTTGAATTCCTGGATAAAGATAAGTTCCGCCTTTGCCTGACCTTTCAAAAACTTTAGTTTTTCTATCAAAATCTGATACTTTTTTAACTTCTGTATCAACTTGAATAACTTTTAAACTTGAATTTGTAAGTTTGCAAATATGATAAATTTCTGATAATCCTGCATATATAAATTCATCTGCAATTGAGCCTGATACATCAACAATTACAGAAGTTGTAAAAGTTTTATTTGAGATTTTGCCACGCAAATCATCTCTATTCATAAATCTTCTATTAACTTTTAAAATTGATTGTCTTTTATCAATTTTCTTATTTCCTTGATAACGTCTTAATAATTGTTTCCAATTTAGTTGTGCTTTATCGTGAAACAAATCAAGAATTTCGATAATATTAGCAGGAATTGAACCCCTACCTTTTTCATTATTTTTTGTTGCGTCAAGTGCTTTTTTAATTGCTTCTCTAGTCATTGCTTTTGCAAGGTCATCTGAAGGAATTTTATTTTTGTTCCAAACATTGTGTGTTCCTGCTTCTTTATTTTCTTGACTATTATTGTTTTCATTGTCGTTACTTCCATTATTATCATTTCCACTTCCGTTGCCATTACCATTGCCACCATCATTATCATTAGCACCTTGATTATTTTTATCTTCTTTTTCTAAGAAATCATAATAATATTCTGCTTGTTTCTCTTTTTCTAAATTTTGATTTTTTGTTAAATCCTTAATTGTCTTTAAAGAAACGTGTGAATTTGGTAAGTCTTTAGTTTCAATAAGTTGATTAATAGAACAATCAGTTGCATAGTTCCAAATTTTATGTTTTCTATTTTCTAAACGTCCTAATAAGTGTCCGCCAAGAATATGCAACATTTCGTGTTTTAATAATCCCATTACAATATTATCTGAATATCTTTCTATAAATTTAAGATTAATAGCAAGATTATATCCATTATCGAAATATACACCTAAAGTTGGCACGCTATCAGTAAATTTAATTCTGCATTGAGTTATTAAATTTGCGTAAAACATATAAGTATCAGTATATTTAATATCGTATAGCATTGATTTATAAACTCTATAAAACTTATTATTTGCGTCACGTTCTTGATTTAAATTCTCTATTCTTTCATCAAATGAAGTATAAAGATTTTTAATTTGTTCTAAAATTTCATCAATTACAGGAACTTCTGCAAGTGGATTAAGTTTTTTTGCTAGTTCTTTAATTTCATTAAATTCATCTGTATCTTCATCAAGTGAAGTTAATTCTGTTCTAAGTTTTTCAATTGTTTCAGATACTGACAATCCGAAAATATCAGATAGTTCTTTAATGCCCTTAAAGTCTTTATTTTCTGCTGTCTTTGTTATTTCTGTATTCATTTCTAATCCTTTATTTGTTTGATAAGAAAATAATAACACAAATTCACTTAAACAATTCTTAATTAACATATGGATTTTTAAGTGTTTTAGAGATATTAGTAATATTATAATTACATATTAAGAATTATAAATTCTTGCTTAAATTAAGAAAAAATAAAGTATAAATAGATTTAGCAAACTTAATAAGGAATTATCTAAATGGCAGGCGAATTTGCATTTACATTATCAGATATTAAAAAACAACTAGGAGCAGGTCTAGGTCTTAGAACAAACAAATATCTTATTGAAATGCCTATGCCAGGTGTTCAAGGGAAAAAATTAGCGATACTTTGTCAATCTACTGCATTACCTGAACGTAATATAGGTGTTATAGATGTTTATTATCGTGGAAGACGTTATAAAATGCGTGGCGAAGCAGATTTTCCTGGAACATATACAATTAATATTATTGATGATTCTAGTATGAAAATAAGAAAAATGTTTGACGCTTGGTGCAAACTAATTGATAATACAAAACCTAAACAAAATGGTGTATTAGGTATGTTTGGTGACTCTTTCGTTCAAGGTATGGAAGCAGTAGCAGGTGTTATTCAGGCGGCTCAAAATTTAAAATCTCAAATAGATTTTGATAATGGTGTGGGATTCTTAACTAATGCTTTCTTAGGAACACCATCAGCACCTAATTATCAAGTTGATATTAATATTTGGCAATTAAACAAACAAAATGATAAAGTTTATGGATATAAATTGCAAAATGCTTTTCCTAGTGAAGTAGGTGCAGTAGAACTTGACGACGCAAACGAGTCACAATTATCACAATTTAGTGTAACTTTTGCATATTCTGAATTAGAACCTATTGAACCTAAATCAATTACAAGAAAAATTATTGATGGTGCAATTGGCGATACAGGTCAAGATATTGTTAATGGTATAGAGAATTTATTTGACTAGATTACTAATTCCGAATAATTATTTTGAATAAAATTTATACTTTGTTCTAATCTATCAAGATTTCTTTTGTGTGAATCAGCAACTCTTTTAAAATCATTTGCTTGTGACATAATAGAACTGCTGTTGGATATAATCAATTTTTTAAGTTCTTGGTCTGATATATTCTCTGATACTCTTGTCACTATAATTAATTTATTTGTATCATCGATAAAATAATCAAATTTGCTAGTTTTTATGATAACATTAGATTTATATTCAGTATCTTTAACTAAAGTATAAGTTTTTCTTTTAATATATTTTTCATAAATTCTATTATTGGCATTATAATTTGATTTAGTAAATTTGTGACTTGTTAATAATACATTATAATGATTTTTAAGAAAAAATAAAAAATCTTTAACTAAAGTCATATTAGAATTAGAAAATTCTAAGACATCGCCGATATTATATTCTTTTTGATTTTGCTTTTCATAATAAGATTGATTAAAAGCATATTTATTAACAATATATTTCTCTTTAAAAAATTCAACTATATTAATATTATAAGTATTAGAATTAGAAAATAATTTAATACTTCTATTGTTGTTTAATTTAACTAATTCGGCTATATCTTCAATTTGTATAAAATCTTTCATTATAATGCCACCTAATCCTTTACTTTATATCAAATATTCAGAATAATTGTTATTAATAAATTCAACTAATTTTAAATTTTTATTAATTTTTTCATCAAAATAATTAATAGAATTTTTAACTGAATTTATTGTTGATTTATCTGTTGTGTTATTAAAATTTTTAATTAATCTGTTCTTTTCATTAGTAAATCTATTAATATAATCTGATGAATTTGTATAATAAAAATTTATAAATTCTTTAAAACTCCATAAATCAAGATTTTGATTCATTACGCCAACTTTAACAAATTTCATTAGTGAATGGCTATAATTATAATATAGAGTTATAACACCTTGAACTTTTATAAATCTTGCACTACCGCCTATTTTATAAACTTTTATTTTATCTGATTTCATATATAGTAGCAAATCTCTAAATTCTAATTCTTTTAGTGGCAACATATCTAAATCCTATAAGCACTTTATAAACAATATTCTAAATAATTATCTTTGATATAATTTAAATCTATTTCATATTTTTGTATTTGTCTTTTAATATATCTTATTCTATCTAGCCATTCATCTAAATTTTTATAATGCCTTTCTTTCAATATAGTTTCTTTAAAATAATTTTCATCTAATTGTAGGGTCTTTTTAAGTTTTTCAGATATTAAATTTATAATAATAATTTCATTAAAATTATAATCAAGTATATATTCAAATTTATCTTTTATTTCTAATAAATATGTATTTTCTGTATATTTAGGATAATACTCATCTAAAACAAATTTGAGTTTAAAAGTTTTTAATTTCTCTGCTTTCTTTTGTTCTGTTTCATAATGCCCTTCATCTACTTTTAATTGTTTATATAGATAGTTTAAAACAGAATTTATTTTTTCATAATAATCAGATATAAACATATTTTCATCACATTCTGTTGCGTCAGTGTGAATTATTGCAGTATGCCTTAAATCTATGGCTTCATAAGCATTTTTTGAAAATTCAAAATCTTGTGACAAATTATTATACTCTAATCTAATTTTATTTTTATCGGCAGTGATAAAAGTCATCTTGCCACCTGATTTTAATAAATCTAAAATTTGAGTAAAGTTTAGCCTAGAGTCAAAATTACCATTTGCTTGTAGAAAAATCATTATTAATCCTTACATTGTGTATTCTAAATAATCTTTGTTTATTATATCCAATAAATCCTTAAATTTACTATAATTTGCAATATTTGGCTTTAATTGGTTATCATATTTTTCTAAACTTTCATTTAATAATTCATCTATTATTAATTTTTTTAATTCATATTCTGATAAATCTTTATAACTAGGATATAAATTTACTACTATAAGTCTTTTTTCATAAATTGAAAAAGATTGATAATACTTGCTTGGCTTCATAAGTCTGCCATCAAAATGTGGTATTGTTTGCAATTCTAATTTATAATTCATATATTGATTATGTTTTGTTATTGTGTTTTCTTTTTGATTGTTATAGTATTTTATCATTTTAAAATAAGAATCGATTAAAAAATTTATTGCGTATATAAATTTTCTCATAAAATCTGATTTAGATAATTTAATATTGAAATCTATATCAATACCATATAAAGGCATTATTTCTTGCCTGCCATTTGGATTTAAAAAATTATTAATATCTGATGTTGTGCGTTCATAAAGTTTATTATAGCAATTAAAATCAGAATATAAAGATGTGTCAAATCTATATATAGAACTTAAATTATCATATTTTATTTTAAAAGCAGTCATATAATCTTCATAAGGACAAGTATATACACTAAATCTATCGTGCAAGTTATATTTCTCTACTATATCATAAAAACTTATAATATCTTTAAATGAAACTGCACTTGCTGATAAAATATTATGAAGTTTTGTTCTATCAGGTTCTATTGTAATAGGTAATTTGTTTTCATTTGTTTCCATTTAAAGTCCTTTATAATAAGTATTCTGAATAATTATCTGAAATAATATCCAATTGTTTCTTAAAATATTCTAATCTAGGTTCATATTTTTTAATAGATTCTTGTAATTCTTTTATAGGATTTAAATATAATTTTTCTATTATATGGTCTTTTATTTGTTTTTCAGTATAATTTTCATATCCAGGTTTTAATTCATAAACAAAGAAAATACCTGCTTTAATTTGTAATCTTTCAAAAATTTTAGTAGGAAAATATAAAGATTCATATTTTCTTGGCAAATAATCATTTATTATTGCTACTTTATAATTTAATGCTTTGTTATATTGTATTTCTTTAGATTTTAGTGCTTGCACCTTATTATTAAAATTCTTTTCAAATGATTGAAATTTTGTTTCTAATTGTTTAGTGAATAATTTTATAAATTCTGTTTTTGAAATTTTTGTATCAAAATTATATGGTATTGTTTGTGTAGATGTTTTTAATTTACCATTTTCAAGTGTAAATAATAATTCTGATTTTACTAATTCGTAAAAATTAAATTCTTTTAAATTTGATGTATATTTATAAATTGCTTCTTTGCCAAAGTAAGTAACTTTAAAATAAACTAAACATTCATATTCTTCTAATGGTAATTGCTCTTGTGTAATTGATATAAAAATATCGTTTTCAAGAAATTTATTATAAGAAATTAAATCATATAAATTTAAAATATCTTGAAATGATAATTGATTTTGTTTTAAAATAGATTGAATATCATCTAAATTCTTTTGTGCTTCAAGTTGATACTTATTCATCTTGTGTTCCTTAACTTTTAATTGTGTTAGATTATCACACCTAAACTTATAAAAACATTAAGGAACACTTAATTGAAAATTAAATTCTATTTGGAATTAAAAACTTTCTCTGCAAATGCTGTAATTCCGCCACGAACAATTTTATCCATCACAGTGGCGTGCAACTTAACTTCAGGGTGTTTTTCTTTAGTTGCATTAAATAGTGTTGATAAAGCATTTGTATATTTGTTTATATAAGGGTTATCAATTTGATTATTTGAACCTATTACAATTAATTTACAACCTTTATCAAGTCTTGAAATTACTAATTGTCCTGACTTTTTACTAAAATTTGCAAATTCATCACATATTACTACTGCGTCAGAAATTGTCCTGCCCCTTAATTCGCCTATCCACATTGTAGAAATATTATATCGCTCTTGCAATTCTTCCGCTCTTTTATCAATTAAATCTTCTGAAATTTGGTCTTTATTTGATTTATTATGATTTGCTTGTGTTAATTGCTGTTTAGCAATAAATTTTAAGGTATCATATAGTGGGTGGTTATAAATAGCAAATTTTTCTTCAAGACCTGGTAAATATCCTATATCTTCGCCTTTGTCTATTGATTCTATTGAGTTTCTTATATATACGATTTTATTAAATTTTTTCTCTTTTACCAAACGCATTGCTGTTGATATTGCCAATAATGATTTACCACTTCCAGCAGGAGCATTTGAAATTATTATATTAGTATAATCGGATATTACAGAACCCACAAATAATTTTTGACCTAAATTTAAAGGTTTTATATCTTGTTTATTGATATTGCTTTCATCAAGTCTATATAATGTATCATTAAAAACTTGATAAACATCTGTTTTACCATTATCAAATTTTATTATATAGTTAAAGTTATCAGGTTGATAATCTTTATCAAAATCATAAACTTTTGTGCCGTCTAAATCTATATAATCTTTTACAAATATTTCTTTAATAAAATGATAATCTATTTCTTGTGATGAACCTTTTAAAGTTTCTGCTTCTATATTTTCAGATAGTGCTTTTAATCTACACATTACATCAAAACTTATTAATATAGAATCTTTAAAATATTGACAAATTTCAATTATCTTTCTATCGTTTAATATAGTTGTGTGTCTATATTTTGTATCGGATTCAAATTCTTTTAAGTCTGCTACGTATAGAGTAATATTATTTGCTTTATTTGTTAATTTAGATAATCTTAAATTATCCGCTTTATTTGAATTTACAAAATCTAAAAGATTAGGATTTGATATTACTTGTATTTCACATTCATCTAAAAATCGTCCAAATTCACGGCTACGATAACCTAATTCATCAAAATTTGTTTTCTTTGTATCTAGTTCATCTAATGTTATACTAGGTAAAATTAAGATATTTTCATTATTATAGATTTTAAATATATTATTTAAATCATCTAAAATAATATTAGTATCTAAAATATATGTTTTTACCATTTTAATTTCCTTTAAATTTAATTAATATAATTTAGTGTGATTGGTGCAATTCACAATCACAAGAATTTGCTATTTTCTCTAATGCTTTTTTATTGCCTTGTTCTAAATTCCTTTCTAGTGTTAAGAAATCATCTGTATTATTAAAATCTAAATCAGGATTAAAATGTATTGTATCTGCCAATACTACATTAAAATCGCCTGCTTTAGTTACAAGTGAGCCATTAACATCTATAAATGTATTATTCTTAAATTTGATATAGTTGCCATTTTCTGTTGTGTAAATATCAACTGCACTTAATAATGAACCTAATTTGAATAAATCTCTATCAGATAAATTATTTAAAAAATTTATAAAATTATTAAATTTATTTTCTGATATGTTGGCGAGTGCTGATAATTTTTCTAACTCTGAACTCATTTTCTCTACTCCTTAATGTTATTAAAATCTTTATTTAATGTAATTAAAACTCTTGTATATGGCTGAATATAGAATTTTCCGTTATCTTCATAATAACTTTTATTTTCTAATCTATTGGGTATTTCTAAATTTAAATATCTATTTAATACTGTTGTTTCGCTTGATTTTCCACTTGAACTATGAAAAATTGTATTATGATATTGTTTATCAAAAACACACCCATTTTTAACTGCACCTAAATTTACTATATTATATTGTCTATAATTTAAAATAGTAAGTGCAGATATAGGAACTCCGATAACACCGTTATAATCATAAGGAATATCTGCCGTCTTGTCGCAATTTATAGCATTATAATTATCGTATTTTTGATGTAATTCAGGATTGTATTTTGTTTTAAATTCTCTAATTGGTAGTTCTTTGGTTTGATTGATATTAGTTAGCCATATAGATGAAACTCTTTGCAATACTCCATCAGGTCTTATAAATTCGTAAGTTTGTTTTCCGCTGTAAGCGACCATTATCTCTCTCTCTCTCTCAATTTGCTAAAAGTATCTCTATACCCTAAAACATTTAAATTTGCAATAATTATAAATTTAACTTTTAAATCCATTAAGAAATTAAAGAATTCTTTATATAGAGAAAATGGTGGATTTGTTACTACTATTATATCATCTATATTATCTGTTATTATATTAGAATTATACTCAAATAAACCTGATTCGATAGGTGTTTTAATCTCATTAATACCATCATAATCATATCTATAAGGTTCATCAGATTTATATGTTGATATTAATCTTTTTAAACCTAACTTTGTAAAGTTAATCTTAAAAAATTTCATTTGTGTATAAAATTCATCATCTTTTGCCAACTTAGCATTATGCAAAACTTTTCTATTTTCTGTCATCTTATCAATTTGCTCCTTGTTGTGTTTTTATAATAATATACCATAAATTCTTATTATATCCTTAAATAAATATCGTTTTATTAATATTATTTACTCATAAATTTTATAAATTAAGCAAATATTAAGTTATCTTTAAACTCTATTTAAGCAATGATACTATATAATTCTCTTGTTTTAAAAATAAATCGCTTAAAAGGAGCAACAAATGACTTACGCAGAATACAAAGAAAACAGAGATTTACAATACAATGAAGTTTCAAAAAACTTCTTTTCAAATCATCTATCACATAATATTGATAAAGCACCTATTGAAAAAATAGTAGATGTTAATTTTAGAAAAGATTATTTAAGTTTTTCATATCAATTTGGAACTTTAAAATCAGATTATTTAGTTTTTGAAGATGATATGAATTCTGATGAAATTTGTGATTATATAAGAGAAGTATATAATAATGTAAAATCTGAACATAAAGATGATATAAGATTTTACTTAGAATCATTAATAGCAAAAAATATCAAATATTCTGATGTATATGCTAATATAATAGATAATATCAAATTAAGACAAAGAAAACTTTGTAATTTACCAAAAGTTGTAAATGAAGAAAAATGCAAATATTCAGCAGGCAACGGACAATATACATTTACCGATACTTGTGTTTATGTTCCTAATAAAAAATATAAACATTTTGATAGAATTAAAAAACAATCAACAGACTATACAAATATGTATAATGCAAATAAAAATCTTAAATCTCAATATGATAATAATCTTAAAAGATTAAACAGAGAATTTAGATATATTTTACTAGATGATTAATTAATAGTGTGCCTGATTAATTTCAGGCTCTCGTTAATATAAATAGTAATATACATTTTCAAAGGATATTTTTATGGGTCTAAATTTAGAAATTCAAAATCTTAATACTTACTTAAATTCAGATTTACGTAAGAAACAATTTTTAAATACAGAATGTTTAATAGAACAAAAATTAGACGGAGTAAAAATAAGATTAATAAGAATTTCTGATACTAATGATTTTAAAAAAGATTGGCTAGTTTCTTATAAAGATTATATTCAATATCCTGATGAATTTGATTATGCACCTAATACAAAAATTAAACAATCTAAATCATATTCTCAAATTAAAGTAATATTTAATCACTTAGAACATCTATATAAATTAAATACAGATTTTTCACAAATTCCTATTAATACTGAATTCTTTATTATGTTCTTATGTAATCACGATAAGCAACAAACTAAATATAAATTAACTCATAAATTAGTTTTGATAGGATATGCCAACACCGAATATCAATTAAATTATGGTCGTATTTTATCAAATCCTAAAGATTTCAGAGTTCTAAAACGTGATTTATATGCTAAAATTTTAAAACTAGATACACCAAGAATATTATTTGCAGGATATTTAAATAATTTTGAAAAATCTTTATTAGACCCTGAAGTAGAGAAACAATATTTACAAATTAAAAATTTATTAAATTTAAATTATATAGATGATTATATTTCTAAGATTCAAGAACTATTTTTATCAATAAATTCAAAATACGGCGGAGCAGAAAAAGGATTTATAGTTATCCAAAATGGATTATATTTTAAAGTTTTAAAATCTGAACCTAGTATTAATATTGTTAAACCTGATTTAGAATATAATAAATTTATAAGATTAAATGCTTTAAATTTGATAAGTAATATCAATTTGTTTAATCAAGACGAATTTAATACTATATTAAAGCAAGTAGCAGATAATTTAAGAAAACTTAAATTTAAGGATTCTCTAAAAGTTCTAAAACAAAATAAAACTGACTTAGATGTTAAAGATGATATTCATAATGAATATAAGAAAATATTAATTAAAAGAATTAAAAACAATAACAATTTCCTATTTATAGGCAAATTTAGAATATTTACTAAAGCACATTACGAAATAATTAAACAATCTTTAAAAGACTACGACAACGGCGTAATTTGTATTATAAATCCTAGTTCTGATAAACATACATTTGAATTGAGAAAACTAGCAATTCAAAAATGTTTCGGCGATAACAAAAACATAACTATAATATCACATAATTCAGGATATTTAAATACTATATTAGAAAAATGCGATTTTATTCAGAAAAATATTAATACTATTATAGCAGGCACAAATAAATTTTATCAATATACTTATATATTAAAATCAAATCCTGATATTAATGTTAAAGAAATAAAACTTCAAAATATTAATGCTACTACACAATCATTAATAGATAATATAGATAATGAATTGTATTTTAAACGCAACACACCATCTGAAATTCTTGATTTATATCCTAAATTTAAAGAATTTTATACTAAGAATTGATTAAATAAGTAATAATTAAGATTTTAATAGTATAATAACATCATTATATACAGGAGCAAATGATGTTAAATCCATTAAATATTAAATTTTTTAAGATGTGTTGCCACGATATAGGCAAAGAAACATTAGTTGATATATCTGCTAGATGTCCTGTTTGTGGCGATTCTAAGAAAAACAAATCAATTAAAAGACTTCATTTATATCATAAAGGCGGAAACGATTTTGTTAAATGTTTTAACGGCGATTGTCCTGTTAATACAAATATGTATAACTTCTTAAGATTATATTTCCCTGATAAACTTTATGATTATAAAAGGGAGTGTTTTCATCAAAAAATATTCTTAAATGATATTGATTTTGTTGATAAAGGTAATGATAAAGAAATTGTAGAAACTGATGATATACCTGAATTTAAGACTATTGATTTAGAAAATTTATTAATTCCTTTGGAGCAATCTGAATTAGGTTTAAATTATCTTAAATCAAGAAATATAGACTATAAAGACTGCACGAAATTCGGTCAGTTTTATTTTATTAACACAGATATAATCATAGATGAAAAACTTTATAAAATTCAAAACTCAATTGTAATTCCTTTTTATAGATTAAATAAAATTTATGGATTTTATTCAAGAAAAACAGATATTAAAGATTTTAAAACATTTAATTTAAATAAAGATTATAAATTATGGAATTGGTTTAATATAGATAAAGAACAACCTGTATATATCTTTGAAGGAATTTTCGACGCTCTAAGTTCAGGCAAAACTAATATAATAGCACAATGTGGAATTGATATACCTGAAGAACGTCTTAAAGAACTTAAAAATCCTATATTTTGTCTTGATAATGATACAACAGGAATTAAGAAAATGATTGAATATGCTAAAGATTATAATGTTTTGGTTTATCCTAGCGATTTTAATTATAAAGATTTAAATTCTGCATTACAAGATAATAAAAGATTAGAGATTAATAATTATATTCAAAAAGGATTTAAAGCAGTTATAGAATTAAAGAAACTTCTATAACTGAATAAATCATTAAATTTAAATTGAGTTGGCTCTATTATACCAGCCGTTTTTATATATTTTTAAACTAGGATTTTTCTGTATAATAGAGTCATAATATTTCATTTCTTCAATATCAAATTCTCTATCAAAATCATTTTCATCATAATTATTAATTGCTTGAATAGTTTGATTCCCTATTATACCATCATCAGTAACACCTACAACACGTTGTGCTAATTTAACTGCTTGCTTAATTCCACAATTTACACCAAACATAAACATTTCATCACAAACTTTTTGAGATTCAATATAATTCAAATTTATAGAATCCCAATAATTTTTCTTGTAAAATCTCATTACATCTAGTGTTAAATCTTGATTTTTAGATAAATTTATACTTGCTTGTTTAATTGAACCTGTTTTTTGAATTTCTTGTTTAATTATATTCCACCATTGCCAACTAGGATTAGCGGTTTCATAAATTCCCCAATAAGTTAATCCTGTTTCATTAGGATTTTTATGTAATATATTAGCAGAATTATTAAATTCAAATTTTGCTAGAAGTTCAAAAGATTTATTAAAATCAGCCATATTTTAACCTTTCATTAAATTTAAAATATTAAAAATATTAAAAGAATTTTAAATGTGATAATCCGCCACTTACAATTGAACCTGAATTCTCATTACTTACGCTTGCGTGTAACGGCGAATTACATTTAAATCTCACAGTAAATTCAGCAATTTGATTCTTAGTGCTATTATTAAGTGATAGTTGAGAAACACCTTCAATTAATGCAGATTGTGTTCCAAAGAGTAAAGTAGATTTTGGAGTTCCATTATCAGGGTCAGCAAACACCTGACAATTAAACACAACTTTATCAAAATAGTTATCTTTACTTAAGTTATAAGCATTTACAAATTTTCTATATAATTCAAATTGATTAAAATCTCTAAAAGTCATTGTAAATCTAAACAATTCATCACGTCCATTATTATATCGCCACATATTGCCTGAATAATCTTCAATAGATTGATTGGTATATTCAGGTGTTTCTATTGAAATGCAGGCAATGTTAAGGTCTGTATTAGTTTTTTCAATAGAACCCCAATTTATTAAGTTACCAAATTCAGGTGTAGGGTGTAAAATAAATGAAAAGTTTGCAATTAAAGTCCAATTTTTCTTATAAACTTCTCTTACTGCGTCTTGAAGTAACAAAATTAATCCTTTATCCTAAGAAATTTTTAAAACTTGATGTAAAGAAATCAGTTGCATTTGATATTCCTGATGATAATTTATTAGATATTCCACCAAGTGCTGATTTTGTGTCACCAACTAAAGAATCTATTGTTCCACCTATTGTTGATTTAACTGCACCCATTACTGAATTAGCAATAGAATTTAAAGTGTCTTGTATCATTGATTTAATCTTATCGGCTATATCATTAGCAGACATAAATTTAGAATCGATAGTTGTAACTTGAAAATGTGAATAAGCAAATTTAACTGAAAATGTTTGAACTTGTGAAACAGATTCTGAATTTAATTCTATTTCTGATACTTCAATAGGAAAAACATTAAAAAATGTATTAACAGCAGTTTGTTTCTTTAATTCGTAATCTAATTGATAAATAGACATTGCCGAAACTAATCTATCTTCATTTGGCATATGTATATTATTTCCGTAATTATAATATTGTGACATTAACATCCAATTGATGAATAAATTTCTTAATAAGTGACTTTCATCATTATAAAATTCACAACTCCAAGTCTGTTCTATTCTTTGCATACCTTGAATAGGGATTGTGCGACCTTTATAGTCTATTTCTATAATTTCAGTTGATAGTGAAGGAAATGATGTTGCCTTGCAATAAGTGTCAATATCTTGTTCTTTTACAGATATATTTTTTAAAATTTTAGGCAAAAATATCATACATTTAAATTTGGTAGGTCTTGACATATCGCCGAGAACTTTATACATACCATTTTGAATTATATCTGACATTTAATCCCTTATTGATTTATTATAAGTGTATTTATACTTTTAAATTTCTGATTTGATATCTGAAATTTATTAACTACTTAGATATTGCTTAAGGTTTATAATTAATTATTTAATTTAAGTTTATTTTAAGTAGTTAATAAATTTAGGATTACAATTTATGAAAATTAAATTTAATCAATTTAAACTATTTCTTATTATAAGAATCTATATAAAAAATTAAATTTGAATTCATATGCAATTTTTATTAACTACTTAATCTATTCTGAATTTATTTAATTAGTTTTATTCTTTAAGTTTTATTTAAGTAGTTAATAAATTTAGGATATGAATTTGTTTTTAGTTTTTGCTGTAAGCAAGAGATTAAAAAATTAAATTTAATGTGATTCTTATTATAAGAATTCCTATTGAAAATTAAATTTATATCCTAAATTTATTAACTACTTAATCATTATTTAATATGTAACTTCTTTATTACTAATTTAAGGTTTATTTAAGTAGTTAATAAAATTCAGATAGAAATTTAAAATTTTAATGTATTTCTATTATATAAATCAATATAAATTCATTTTTTTTTTTTTAATATATTGCCTACGGCAAAAACATAAAATTCAATCCTATTTTTATTAACTACTTAAAATAAACTTAAAAATAATAATTAATTATGGAGATTAAGAATAGATTAAGTAGTTAATAAAATTCAGATAGAAATTTAAATTTTATATAAATTCTATATAATAGAATATCAAATAAATTCCGAATTTAATTTTTAATCCAAATTTTATTAACTACTTAATTTAATATAATATTGTAACTAAAATGTAATATACTAATAAAAAGAGAATTCCTATCTATAAAAATAGGAATTTAAAAAAAGTTAAGGTTTAAAAATAATAATTGATTTTTTACTAACTTCTATTTTGAAGTCATAATCTTTAAGCAGAGTGTTTAAATTTGTATATATTTCATCATCTATTTTGTATAATGTAATACTAAATATTGCGTTTGTTTCTACAAAATCTTTAATTTTTATGCCTAGATTTTTAAGATTTTTCTTTAGTTCAACAGAGTTCAAATCTTTGATAGGATTGGCAGTTGCTTCATTTATATATTCTCTATAATCTCGCTCTTTATCTTGTATTTCATCTATATCTTCAAGATATAAACTTTCAAATCTAAAATCCATAATATCTTTTACTTTAATCATTTATACTCCTATTTAAAAGGGGATTTTAATTCCCCCTATATTAACGAAAATTAGTTGATTTTAATCTTAAATTTATACATCTTAGTTTGATTTAATGGGTTTTCTGTAATTTGATACCTATTAAATACAAAATACTTCTCTATACCTGTTTCAGGGTCTTGTGCCTTTGAAATAAGATATTGATAAGGACTAAATATAATTGATGATACACCTGATTCTATTTTAGAACACAATCCTACGTATATTTGTTCGTCATTAACATCAGGATTTAGATAAAATCTTACTTTCTTATAAGCACCTAAAAATAACTCATTTTCTTCAGATACGTTATTAAATCCTTGACCTAGTGGAATGCTTGCAAATTTGGCAGGAACTACACAATATGAACTAAAAGTCATATAGTTTGATTTATTGATTTCTGATACTATTTCTGTAATTCTCTTTAATAGAATAAACAAAGAATTTTCAGAGTTTGTAGAATCATATGCAGTCATATTCAAATCAGGCATAGCAGTTGATTTTGTATTAAGAAATTGAACGAATTTCATATTTTCATCATTATCACTTGCTCTACGAACAAATTTTTCAATAAGTTCAAAATCTTTGCCAAATTGAGCCAAATCATCTAGTGCTTCTTGTGTAATATCTGTCTTAATTTTAGAAGTTTGTGCTTCTATTTTTATTTTGCCGATAGTCATCTTTTCTTGTGCGTAATCATAATTAGATACAAATACAACGCCAACAGGTGCTATCATAGGTTGAACTTCTGATATTTCATAGGCAAGTGAAGTCTTTTTCTTTTGCTCTATCATATCCATAAGTATTTTTTCAGTGTTTTCCATATCTATATTTTCAGATAATGGAACAATTTTACCATCTTTCTTGATATTATTAATCAAAATTTCATTTAGTGATTTATTCATTAGAAATAACCTTTATAATCAGTTTTAATTTAATTAAAACTATTTATCTAGTTTATTAACTTATGTTAAATCTTTATCACATAAATCTTTATATTCGCACCAATTACAAAATTTAGTATTCTTTAGGTAATATTCAGATGTTTCAATTTCTATAATAGATTTCTTAAATGTATCTAAATATACATCTAAATATTGTCTTTCTAATTCTAAAGTATTTTCTAGGCAATGTTCTACATATACATATCTAATCTTAATTTTGTCTATATTACTATATTTTCTAAAGAAATATATAGCATAAAATATCAATTGAGTAAAAGATTGATACTGCAATTCCTTATACTTACCTGTTTTATAATCTATTAATTCTAATATATCAGATTGATTAATTCTATCTACATATCCAACAAATATATGGTCTGATTTACAAGGATTAATCCTAGAATCTAATTTAATCTGATATTCTTTAATAGATTTTTTAGAAAAAATATCCTTACCTATATCAGAATTTACAAATTTATCAATAATTTCTTTATATTCTAAGTCATTATTATAATTTGTAAAGTCTTCAAGTTCTAAAATTTTATGAATTTTAGAACCTTTAACTAATGCTTCATTATTAATAGGAACTTTAATCTTATCAATATATTTGTATTTAAATTTTCTATTACAATCTTGGTAACAAGAAATTTTAGAAAAACTATACGGGCTATATTTCATATTAGGAGTCCATTATAAAATTGTGTCTATCATCATTTATGAAATTCCATAATTCTTTCTGTCGCCCTACATTTTTACACTCATTATTAGCCATTATACCTTCAACACTCTTATCATCGCACGCTAATTGATTTTTCTTGCGGTCAGAAATTTTACCTGAAATTCTTAATAATATTGACTTATCTTTTGACAAGTGGCTATATACTCTTGCTTCTTCTTCAATTTCATCAGAAGTCTTTTTATAACGTTTTTCAACTGCTTTAAGTGCTTTAATAACAGATTGTGGATTTATTGACTTATCTTCATATTCTTTTTTAAGAAGTTTCATACGCTCTTTAACAGATTTCATTTCATCTTCAAGGTCTAGCCATTTTTCGGCAAATTCACGTTCTGTTTGTTCTATTATATCAAAATCATAAAATGTATAATCTGATTTATTTTTTGGCAAAGGTTTATCACACTCTTGCGGAACATCAGGAATTTCGACTTTATCTAATTCTTGTTGAGTATATTTAGGTTTATAAGGTTGCTCCACATTCTCATTTAATAAAGTTTCTTTAATTGAATTATCAGGTGTATCAACTATTGCCTGTAATGGCTCGTGTTGATTAACGTATTTTGGCTGTTCTGATATAGTGTTACTTTTTGTAACATTTTGTGGCTCTTGAATATGTTTCACAGGAATTGTCGGCGGTTCATCAATAGTATCAACGTCTATAATGTTACTTTCTGTAACAACTGATGAACTAGGTGTATCAAGTCCTTCAAGTGCTTTAAGTAGTGAATCTAGTGTTTCATCACTTAAATCGTGTGTATTATTAGTTTGTGGATTTTGTGTGTTTTCCATTTGGACTCCTTTATTTAATTGTAGTTGTGCGTTTTCACGCTCTTTTTTCTGTTGCTCTATTTTAACAAGTGCGTTAAATTCTTCTAAAGTTAATTGATGAACTTCGCCTGCACCACTTTCACTGTAATCTTCATCTAATTCAAAATCTCTCACATCTGCTCCTTTTTCTAGGTAATCTCTATTTTTACAATACAAGTCAAATTTTTCTTGTTGTTCGTTAGATAATTGAAATTTAGAATTAATAATTTCTTGTTTTTCTTGTTCTGATTTATCAAGTAAGTTATTAACTCTTAAATATCTCTCAATTATTCTATCTTTATAAGTATATATTAAATTCTTATAATTTTCAATACCTGCTTCGTGTGTTCCGTCAGCCCAATCATCGCCTTCTGTATTAATATAATTTTGAACGTTAGGATTAATCATTTTTTGTAAATCGTTCCATTTACGCCACCATTGCACTCTTTCAGAGTATAACTGATTTTGCAAGATTTTATATTTTGCTTCTTCATCACGCTTTTTTGCACGTTCTAGTGCGTCTTTTGTGATTTCTTCTGCTATTCGCTCTTGCTCTAATTTTTCTTGTTGTATTCTTAGTTTGTCTTCTTCTGTTAATACAGGTGGGAATGGGTCTATAATTTTATGCTCCACATCAAATATAGTATCATCGTTAATTTCTTTAATTAATCCCATTTCTAAACTAGCAACTAATCTTTTAATTAGGTCTTTGTTCCAATCTAGGGCTATTCCGTCTATTTTATACTTTTCGCACAAATCCCTTAAGTCTTTTTCATCTTGATAATGCGATACCATTACTAGGTCACTTCTCTTTTTGAACTCTAGGTCTGCTTGTCTAGGTGTAAAATATCCATAATAATCAAGTTCTTTGCCACTAGGTTCATATCTTAATCCGTTCCAATTTCCGTCTTGAAAAGGATATTTAAACAATACTGCGTCTATTAATCCTTGTGGTGTAAAATCAGGAATTCTACGATTGAAAAAGTCATTTTCTACACCATCTCTACCCATCTTATCAAACTTCCAATCTTCTATATTAAGACTTGGTAATTTTGGTAAATGATTATGAAAAGCCATTTCACGTTCTAGGTCTAGTAAATTGTAATTGCACCAAAGATATATATAATTATTGCCGACAGGATATGTTACTCCTTCAGGTGGTCTAGGAATATTCATATAATCCCTATCATATCCGCAATCTGTATTTTCAGGTTTAGGGTAATTATTGCGTCTAGTATCATATCTATCTAATTGCAAAAACTCTTCATAACTTAATTTCCAATATCTAGCACGATTTCGATACTGATATTCACGCATTTTCTTATCGTATAATTCTTTATTTGTATTTGCAAGATTAAGAAAAAATTTCATAGGGTCTTTTTCAAAATCTTCTGTAAGAAAATCAACGTGTTTAAAATCTTTAGTATAATCAATTTTAAAGTGTTGTGTATAATTAGATTTAATATGCTCGTAAGAGTGCCAATCATCTTGATATATATCAATTAAATCAGATTTCCAGGGGTTATCGTCAGGATTATCATATTTAACCCAATCATCTCTTACTTGTCTATACAATTCTTTAAAATTCTCTACGTAAATATCACGCTTTGCTTCATATTCTTCAAAAGCACCTTCTTTTTCTTCAAAGATTCTTTCATTTACAAAACATACATCTTTTTGTAAATCCATAAGAAAAGGAACACGTTTATCAACATCATCAATTGTATATGGCAAAGGTATATTTTGCTCTACGTATTTTTTCATATCTTCAGGATAGTTATATTCAGGTTTAGGGATTTCTAAAATCTCTATTTCATCTACCCAAGAATCATCAACATTTGAAGTTTCTATATTCTTAATCTTTTGCAACTCTTGTGTTTCTTGCATATTAATCCTTATTGATTAATCTCTTCTATATTTTTAAGATTAATTATTTTTGATATCCTAGATACTTCTTCCTTAAATTGTTCTAAATTATCAAAGAATTTATAAACAAATTCAGCAGTTGTTGTAACTTTTGCAGAGCCGTCTATATTAATAGGGTGTGTAAGATTATATACAATTTTTAATTCATTTTCTATTGTTTTAATGTAAGATATAAATTTGATTTTTACAAAAATTGTGGTAGAACCTGTTGTGAATTTTATATAATCTTTATCGTTGCTGAAGTAAGTAAATATTTCATTTTCTTGATTTTCATCAACTATAAGATAAAGATAATCTGAAACCTGTTTTGTCCTGTAATTGTTAATTTTAATATTAATAGGATAATTAAAATTAATTGTTAGCCTTTGTTTTTCTTTATCGAAAATTACAACAGATACATTTTCTGTTGAGATTAAATAACTATTATATTTAAAAAACATTTTGTTTTCCTTTATGTTGAATTTGATAAAATATTACTATATTAAAACTTAATATAATATTAATTTAGGAGCATATCATTAATTATTTGAACTATTTTTGAGTTAATTCTATCAGAATACCATTTGTATTCGCCTCCAAAATATCTCATTAGTGCAGATTCAGTTTGTGTTCTTGCTGATTTAAGTTTAGCACGTTTAAACATTTCTGTATAGATATATGCAGTGGCATTAATATTTGTGTCTATATCGAAAAGGTCTGATTTTGTTTGTGCTATATTGTTTTCTTTTAAATCATTAGACCACCATTCCCAAACTACACCACCTAAACCTATCGCTCTAGTTTGAATTTTCTTATTATCAATAATAAGATTAACTTTAGCGTGCTGAATATCTGTTTTAAATGTAGATTCAGTAAATAAAATTCCATATAAAATTAATGGATTTATTTTATAAAAATCAGAATATTTAATTACAGAATTGTATATAATTTTTTGTTCTCTTGGCGAGATGTAATCATATTTGGCTAAATCAGTTAATATAGTTTCTTTAGTGAATTTTAATATAATATCTGTTTTTAAATTTTCTATTATAGAATAGTTATTAATAAGAGTATTATTTAAATCTAATAATTCTGATTTTTTGTTTTTTAATTCTATATCAGTATCTTTAATTTTAGAATTTAAATTTATATTCTTATATACTAAATCAGAAATTAATAAAATTCCTGATACCAATAATCCTGCCAAAACACCTATAATTATTTTTTGTATTTTAACAAATTCAGTTATTTTACCATTTTGTTTTGATAAATCTATCAACTCATTTTCAAGTTCTAGCCTTGATTTTGATTTAATGTGATTGGTGTGTTTAGTCATTTGTAACTCCTGTATTCTGTATTTGATTTAATAGAATTGTATATTATTAATACTTAATTTATTCTTAAGAAAACTTTAATATTTTCTTAAAATAAATAGTAACTCTTTAACTTTTATATCTCTTTGATTAAGATTTCTTGAACCCCTATATGTGTTATAATCTTGTTCTAATACATCTAATTTGCCTATTTTTGTTAAAGATTTAGTAAATGTATCATAATTTATAAATCCTTCGTTGTTATAACTCATTATGATATATTTTGACTTTATTTTAGAGATTAAATCAACTAATTCAGATTCTGCCTTAGATTTTGAATTAAATATACTTCTATTAAAATCACTAGGAATTCCTGAAATTTTAGATATTTCAGTAGGTCTTATATAATCATTAATTAAATTTAACATAAAGTAGTTAGAGCCGTAAGTATGTTGATTATATGGTGGGTCTATATAAGTGATATCGCAATTTTCCATATATCCTGCTACGTTTTCCGCATAATCTTTATAAATTATATTTTCACTTTTGAAATTTGAATATACAGGCAATAAAATTTCAATATCTGATTTAATTCTTGATAAACAATTTTGTGCTTTGCCACCATATTGACCTATTTTCCCATTTTTATGAAATCCTTTAAATATCCCTGATGTATTAACTTTTACGCTTGCTTGATAAAGTAAAGGTGCAAGTAAATAATCTTTATATTTGGGTAAAGTATCAATAAATTGTCTGTATTTGTCAATAAATTCAGCATTTTTACGTGTATAAAATACTCTATCAGATTCAGTAATATTATTTTCATCTTTAGGAGCATATAAATCTAATATAAATGATTTTGAGTTATCAGATTTAAATTCATTAAATAAATGTTCTAAGTTTAAATTTAATAATTCATCATATATTTCTTTATTAATATTTAAATAACATTTATTAATAGTATAAGCATAATTTTCTAAATCATTAGTTTGTATTTGATATGAAAATTGTTTAAGAAATCTTGAAACAACACCTGAACCTGAAAATAAATCAGCAGTTGATAATTTATCTTTATCTGATTTGTTTAAGTCAGATTTTATTTGATTTATCGCTATACCGATAAAATCTAATAATTTTCTTTTATTGCCTATATATGTAATAAGTTGGTCTTGTAGATAATCCATTTTTAATCCTTTAGTTTAACATTAGTTGTATTATTTCATCTTGTTCTGTTAAGTATCTTGGATGTATTCCATTTTCTAATAAGAAATTATATCTTAATACAGAGCCGTCTAAGATAGTGCCTAGATTATGAAATTCTATATCTATATTGTGAAATTTACATTCATCAAAAATTCGTGGGTGTCTATCAAAACAACCATTTGTCTTAACATATACTAATTTATATATTAATTCAAATATATTAATAAATTCATTATTAGAGTATTTAATTAGATTTTTTAAATTTGATTTAATCTTAATAGATTCTAAAGTTTCTGAATTACATTTATATAATATATAATCTTTTGTATTGTTAAATGTTTTATGAATATCAAAATTCAATTTATAGATATAATTATTTAATCCTGTAACTTCCTTAAACTCGCCAAATCCGTGATATTCCCCTGTGATTTTGTGGATATTATTAAACTCGTTTTTAATATGATAAAGATTATCAATTTTCAAAGGTTCTTTAAGTTGGTGCAAAATCTTATTTAAATGGTGTGCGAATGTTAAAAGTTTATTAAATTTATACTTATGCAAGTCTTTATAATCTAATTCTATAAAATTCTTAAAACAATTTGTGTCTATATTATATTTAGAAGTATAAAAATTATAATCAGGCAATCTGTTTGTAAAAATTAATTTAACTGATTTATCTAATTCCCAAAGTTTATAAAAATACTCAAAAGAATCTGCTGTTGTGCCATTTATACAAGAAACACCGCAATGAACCGCTTTATCTATCGTAAAACTATTACTACCATTCATCTAAAATCTCGCTTTGTGTGTCTATATTGTAATTAATAGGGTCTGTCATAATCTTTAATAATTGTAGAAAATACTTATCCCAAATAGTGTCATAATCTATATACTTTTTAAATAAATTAGCAAATTTAACATCAGTAAATGCAAATATATTGGAATTTAAAGGATTTGGCTCAACTAGATATAATAATTTAACCTTATCATTTTCTTGAATTAAGTTAAAATTTAAGTTATTATCTAATATATATCTATTAGAAACTAAAACTGCACGTGAATTAATAGGTATAGCAATTTTACGTCCTTTATCATCATATTCTACTTTATCTAAACTATAATTAAGATTTGATACAGATGAAACTTTTGCTATTTTATCTAAATCTTGGTGTATAAATTCATCTTTAACTGATTTTAACCATATTCTTAGGTCTTCATTGGATTTATCAAATAGTAATTTCATTCCTTGCGTAAGTTTAATTTTAGAGTATTCAGGTGTAGATGATTTAACAATCTCTAAACCCATTTTCTTAAAATATGGCTCGTCTTCTGCATATCTTACCCCTTCCATATCATAAACACGCATTACATATCTTTTCTTTGCTACCCAAATAGCAACGTCTGATATTGCTTCACGCTCTGCTTTAATCATTGAAGCGTCTTTGGCGTTTAATATATCTGCTAGTTCAAGATTCACTTCATCTACTACTTTTTGAATATTATTCTCAATAAATTCATCTAATTTGTCTATTTTTTGTGTTAATGTATCAGTTGGAGTAAATAACTTTTTCGTTACATTTTCTAATTCATAATAGTTTGAGTCTGTGTCTGCTCCTATTGTATAATCTACGTCTTTAGTTTTACAATATAAGTTAAGAAAATCGTTCATTCTCTTAGATAATAATTTAAGATAAAATCTTACTTGTGATGTAACTGCTCTTGCTATTTCAACATTAAATAATCTAAAGTGATTGTTACCTAATGCACCATATAATGAAGCAAGAATTGTTTTAACTGCTGATTGTAGGGTCTTTTTTGATTTTGCTATTTTAATTTGTTCTTGCAAGAGTGAATTTAATTTTTCTGTTGATAAAGATTTTAAATCATCAGGATTAAATTTAACTAAATCTGACATTGTAGTCCTTTTAATACTAATTTTTGATGAATTATATAATATATCAAATTAAAATACTCTTAAATGTTCTTAATCTATTAAGGGATTATTAAGCCATTATTAAGGCATTATAACATATAATTGCTTAAATTTTATAAAAATTATAAAGGAGTAACAATGATTACATTAAATCCTGATAATGTAAAAACATATGATTCTAAGGCAAGTCTTTATAATCCTAAATTTATAGACTTTACAAAAGAACCGATGTTTTTAGGAACAGGTAGAAACACACAAAAATTCGATTTAATGAAATATCCTATTTTTGATAATCTTAACGACAAAATGCAAGGTTTAGATTGGCGACACGATGAAATAAAACTAACCCCTGATAAAATTGATTATGAAACTAAAATGCTTGAACCTATGAAGCACGCTTATACAAGAGTTCTACAAAAATTAATTTTCTTAGATTCTTTGCAAGGACGTGGAATTTTATCAAGCCTAGGACTAATTACAACTATTCCTGAATTAGAAAATTGTATGCTAACTTGGCAATATTTTGAAGGTGCTAAACACTCTAAATCATATACAGAAGTTTTAAGGGGTGTTTATCCAAATCCAGGTGAGATTTTTGATGAATCTTTTAAAATCCCTGAACTAATGTATATTGCTAAATCTATATCAGAACCTTATAATATCTGTTTTGAATTAGTAACAGAATATAATTATTGCCAAATAAAAGGTCTTAAATTTGATAAAATTAAAGAACTTAAATTAGCAATATTAAGACTTCTTGTTACTATTAATATTCTTGAAGGTGTAAGATTTTATTCAGGATTTGTTACAATATGGAGTCTTCACTATTCACAAGGATTAATGGAACGCACAGGCAATATCTTACAACTAATTTGTAGAGATGAAAATATGCACCTAGCAATTACTCAAACTTTGCTAAATATCCTTAAAACTAAAGAAGATGAAGGATTTGTTGAAGTTTATAATGAATTTAAACCTGAAATTCATAAATTATATGAAGAAGCATATAAAGATGAAGAAGTATGGATAGATTTACTATTTTCTAAAGGTTCATTTCTAGGTATGAATGCAGATATTGCTAAGACTTATATTAAATATACTATTAATAGACGTTTAAAAGCAATAGGCGAGAATATATTATTTAAAGGATATGATACAAATCCTGTAAAATGGGCGGACGCTTATATAAATTCAGATAAAAATGAAGTCTTGCCACAAGAAACAGAAATTCTAAATTATAGAACAGATATTTTAAATAGAGAAGTATCAGATAATGATTTAGAATCTCTTAAAACTATGCTTTAGTTTAATTTAAGGGAATTTAATTTATAATTCCCTTATTGATTAAAGGATTACATATGAATACAATATTTTCAATAAGAACAGCACCCAACAAAATAAATCTAAAAGATTTAAGTATTTTATTTAATAAAGATAAAGATATTGAAATAATATATACACAACCGAGATTATTTTTAAATACACAAGTCTTAAAAATAAAAATAAGAAAAGATTTTAGATTTCTTGCATATAATTATGATGTTGCCAAAGAATCATTTGAATTAGATTATAGTAATTATAATTCAGCACAAGACGGCGATATAATATGCAATAATCTAAATACTTTAATTAATGAATTTTATAAATCATTATTTGAAGCAAATAAAAAAAGAAAATCAGATATTATAAAACACATAAACAAAATTAAAGAAAATTCTGACGATGACAAATATATACAAACTCTTGAAAATATTATAAAAGCAAATCAAGATGATATAAACAATAATACAATTTTAAGTGAAAAATTGTTAAAATACTATTCAGAATATATAGTATAAAGGAATACCAAATGAAAACAATAAATTTAGAACAATTGGATATACTATTTAAAAATAAACCTGATAACATAAATGTTTTTCTGGGGCAAAATTGGAATTCTGATTTATTCTTGAAAGTATCAAATTCTAAATTAAAAAACAAATCAAAATTTTTTAAATTTGATAAAAATGAAAAAAAATTTAATTATGTTCCATATGATATAGATGAATATTCACATTTAAGAAAACATAATAATTTGAATAGTTTTATAAAAGAATTTTTAGTATTAATTAAAAATAATATATCAGATAATAATGCAAGCATATACAATTCCAATAAAAATTTAGAAAAATACAACTTATATAAAAATGTAATGCTTACAGGAAAGTATAATGAAAATTTATCACAAAGATATGCTTTGCAAACATTTGATAAATTAGTAGAATGTGATTTTTGTTATATAGACAAATTAGAAATTATAATTTATATGGATATAAAGAACAATTATTATCAGTATAAAGAAAATGAATCTTTTAAAAAATTGAATTTCAAAGAATTAAAAGAAAATTATATTAAATATATAGACAAATCAATTTTAGATTACAATAGAATATTAGATAATCAATCACGAATAAAATTAGATTATGATTCAATTTTAGACACTTTAAGAAGTGTATATTCTGAATTTTTTATATAAAGGATTACAGCAATGAAAAGAACACTAAATGTTTTATCTTTAAATGACTTAATACAATTGTTATGCAAATTTAACAATACAAAAGAAAGACTTTATTATAGATTTAGAGACCCTGATTATAATAAGTTAAAACTTGAATTGACAATTCTAACATCAGATTTTGAATATGATTTTGATTTTGAAAATAATGTTTTTATAATAAATTCTAAGCACGATGAATTACATAAAAATAGTCACAAATTAGATGAATTTTTAAATTCTAAATACAAAGCAAGTAAAGTAATTGATTCAGTTGAAGATGATACAAAACAAATAAAAAAGTTTTTTCAAAGATTTCAAGAATATTTAGGATATTGTGAAAATCACAGATTAAATATTATAGAAGAAACTAAGATTCAAATAGATGAACTTGACGCACAAAAACGCTTAGTCAATTCAATTAAAAGTTTAGGCAGAATAACAGATTATGGATATCAAAAAATTAATTTATTTTATAATGATAATTTCTTGAATTTAAATAATGTAATTATTAATCTTTATGTATTAGATGATATTTGCGAATTAGAAATTATAAAGGATGATAAAAAAATTGCAATAAAAGATTTTTCTATAAGTTCAGTAAGTTCAGTGTCAGTTGATTATGTAAAATACTTATTTAATAAAAAATATATTTCATTGACAAATTATTATCAAAATAAAATAGATTTATGTAATTTGTTCCAAGATAAAATTAATAATTCACGTAATGCAATACAAACTAATTTTTCGGAGTTTTTGATATGAATACAAAGTATAGAGTGAAAAAATATTATGAAATTTCAGAGTTGCCTAAAATTTTTAAAGATTTTCCTGATGAATATAACGTATTATGCTATATTTCATATGCTGAAAATGTAAATATTTGTATATATATTACTGATTTATATGAATCTGTTGAAGCAACGTATGTATTTGATTTTAAATCTAATAAATTTGTATTAAATGATAATATTGATAGTTTTTATGGAATAACATTTTTAGAAGCACAATATTTAATAGAATATATTTATAAAGAATTAAACATAAAATATAAATCAGAAAACGCTCAATATATAAATCACAAATCAATATTAGATAATTATATTGAAATTAAAAATTTATTTAGTAATGATAAATTTACTGAAGAAATAGAACAATCTGAATCAAAATTTAATCAAGATTTTACATTAACAAAATCGTGGCAAGATATAGCATTTGATTTAGATTATAAAAATTTAGTATGTCGTGCAAGAATATCACTAAAATTAAAGAAAATTTATTTTAATTTTTCAAATAGATTAAATTATAATTTTAATTGTGCTTCTAAAGATATACCACAAAAAATTTTATATAAAAAGTTTAATGAAGAATTAGATAAAAATATAAAATATTATAATAATACAGTAAATTCAGCACAGAAATATATAGATAAAATTAATATAATTAACAAATTATTAATTGATAATTTTCCTGATTACTTAATCTAGTTTAAATCATTACCAAGCCTTACTAGATAAGAACCTTTTTTATTTAGTAAGGATTCTATAATTTGTATAAAATTTTGATGTGTAGGCGTATATACTTTTAAATTTAAGAGTTTTGCTATTTCTAAATCATCTTTAATTGTGTGTCCTATATTAATAAAATCATAGCAACCTGTATGTCCTGCATTACAAAATATAATACAAGATTTATCTTTACACCATTGTGTGTTAAATTTAATCTGCTCGAATGCTTTATATAAAATAAATCCACAAACACCATAAACTATTACTTTTTTGCCTGTATAGGCAAGACCACAAGCGATATTAACTAAGTTTTGCTCTTGTATGCCTAGATTATAAGAATTAAATGTTTTAAATGGAAACATATCAGCGTGTAAAAGATATATATTTTTATCTTGAAGTTGATTTAAATAGTCAGATAGTTTTTTTCTCATTTTTACTCCCTATTAGATTTATTTATAGAGATTTTTAATATCTAAATTTGTATCTGAATTTTATTAACTACTTATAGATTGCTTAAATTATTAAATTAATTATTTTATTTAAGATTAAATTAAGTAGTTAATAAAATATAGATACAAATTTAATTTTTTGCCGTAGGCAATATATTAAAAAAAAATGAATTTATATTAATCTATATAATAGAAACATATTAGTATATTAAAAATAAAATTCAATCCTATTTTTATTAACAACTTAAAATAAACTTAAGAAAATTAATAAACTTAAGAAAATTAAATATCGTGCAAATCGTGCATATATTTAAGATTAGTTTAAGTAGTTAATAAATTTAGGATATCAAATTAGAAATTTAAATTTTATATAAATTTTTATAATAAGAATATCAAATAAATTCAGAATTTAATTTTCATAAATTGTAATCCTAAATTTATTAACTACTTAATCAATTCTTATATTATAACTTTATTATTACTAATTTAAGATTAAATTAAGTTGTTAATAAAAATAAGATTAAATTTTAAATTTTAATAGAATTCTATATAATAGAAATACATTACTTTTATTGAATTAAATTTTTTAATCTCTTGCTTACAGCAAAAATTTAAAAAGTAAATTCAATCCTAAATTTATTAACTACTTAATTAAAAATTAAAGATTAAAACTAATTAAATAAATTCAGTCAATATTAAGTAGTTAATAAAAATCAGATATCAAATTTATACTATAAATAATTATAATAAATTATAGGAGTTATAAATGGGTTTATATCGTGGTATAGTAGTTAATAATAATTCGCCAACAAAAGACGGACGAGTTCAAGTCAGAATATTTGCTTTACACCCTGATGAAGTAAAAGACGCAGATTTGCCCTGGTCTGAAGTTATGCAAACAATTGAATATATTGGCTATCACTCAACAGATAAATTTGATTCTAATGAAAAATCAAATCCTACAAATCCATTAACTAGACAATCAGGTTCAAGACGTGCAGGATTTGGTAAAAATATTATATTAGAAATAGGAACTTGGGTATTTTGTGACCTAGACCACGATAATCCTAATATGCCTATTGTTGTTGGAACTATCGCTTCACATAATGAAATAAATCCTAATTCTAGTCCTACAAATAAGCATATCCTAGAAACAATATCAGGACATTATCAAGAATTTTCAGATACACAAGGTTCAGAAACTATTAGAACACATCATAGGTCAGGAACAGATATAACTTATATGCCTGACGGCACATTAAACACATATATTACAAAAGATGAATACACACATATACTTAAAAATTCATTGACTAAAGTAGAGCAAGATAAAGTAGAGATAATTAATAAAGATTATACAAGACAAATTCAAGGTTCAGATGTTAAACAAGTTGCAGGCGACCAATTAAATACTTCATCAGGAATTTGTAGAATAACTGCTGATACTATATTCTTGAATTAATGAAGTAAGGATTTAAATTGTATTATACTATTAATGATATATTAAGAATTTATAATAGAAATAAAAATAAATTTAGAATTCAGAATAAAGATTTTACTTTTTATGATAAAATTTTTCAAGAATTGCAATATCTTGTTAAAATGATTAATAAATGTGAAAAATCAAAATCAGAAGAAAATAAAAATTTATTAATTAAATATTATAGAGAATTTGATGAATTTCAAATAAAATATCCTGAAATTTTAGTTTAATTTAAATTATACCACTATACGAGATGATTAAATTGTTGAATTTGAGTTGGATAATATCTACCATTTAATATATAAGGTGTTTGCGTATATTTCTTTAATCTATCATTTAATTTAAAAATTTTAAAATTTAAATCTAATTCCATTTGAATAGTGTTAGTTTCTTTTTCTACTAAAATAAGATTAGAATTTTGAAGTTTAATATTTTCATTAGTAGTTAAACAAATTTTATATTTCTTATAATAAAATCCAAAGTAATAAATTTTACCTATTTCATTACTTAGTTGCAGTGCGTGTTCTCTATTTCTTACCATAAAGAAACAGGCATAATTAGAATTTTCCGCTTCTAATAATGGTAAATTTGTGGCATACTTATTATAAGTTTTGATAGAATCATCAATAAATCTACGTTGTAGTAAATATGTGTCATTAGGTGTAGCAGGTTTAGTTATATTGACTAAGTATTTTCTTAAATTATCAGGTAATTCATCATAATTAACTAATAAAGGATTAGGAATATCAAGATAAAAATGAAAAGGTGGCTTGGCTAAACAATATATATCACAATTTACACCATTATTATCAAGTGCAGTTAAAAAGTGATTATACATATCTATTGAGTAATAAGGGTCTAGTGTTATCATTAATATATCCTTTATGATTATATTTATACTAGACCCTAAGTCTAATTACACTAATTAAAGTTCAATAGAATTTATTTTATCTATTATATAATTAGGATTTTTAAGAATTTTACCTATATAAGGTATTAATTTATCAGAACAAGAGTTAATCTCTACTACATCTTTAGTAAATCTAATTGGTGTATTATCGCCATATGGTGCTAAATTCCAAAGAACTAATTTAACATTAGGATTTACTTTAGATTTATACTGATTATAATATTTTTGCAAAGAACTCTCGCCGTATAATTCCATATCAGTAAATATAAAAATTGTATCTACTAAAGTTTGAGTTCTGATTAATTCTTTTAATGGCTCTTCAGCATATGTTCCACCGCCATTACAACTTCTATTCATTAGAAAATCCATTGGATTTGCAACAACAAATTTGCAGTGACTAGCCCAAGTATAAGCAACTGATTTATCAGACATTAAAATAGATGTTAAAACTTTACCATATTTAAATGGTGTTCCGTCCATTGAGCCTGATTCATCAAGACAAAGTGCATAAACACCATCTAATTCAAGTTGTTCTGCTGATAATTTCATACAATAAAACAAAGTTTTTGTTAATTCTCTTAGTTTAAATTGGTCGAATTTAATATCTTGAATAGACTCCATACAATCATAAAATCTAAATGGCAAAATCATTGATTTTTGAATTTGATTTTTATCTTGTATTCTCTCAATAATATAATCATATAATTCAGGTGATTCTGTTAATATTTTTCTTATGTTTTTAATAAGTGCCATATATCCTAAATCTTTGATGTTGTCAAAAGTATATTTAACTTTGCCTGCATTTAAAGTTTGTGCTGTGTTGATATTAGGTAGTCTATCTTCAATAATTGCCTTATATACATCATCTAAACCTTGTTTATCAAATTTAAACTTATTTGGATTAGGTCTTGATAGTTTAACTATATCTTTAAGTTTAACTTGATTATTGATAGATGTGTATTTTTTAAATTGATAGAGATTAAATTTATTCTCTAAGCAATATTTCATAGCACGTCTAAGTGAATTTGCTCTTCCTGATAGTGCAAATTGGTCGGTCATATCATCAACTCTTACAAAAGACCTAATTAGCATTGGTTTAAGATATTTTTCAGATTTAGCAGTTTTAATAAGATAGTTTGCTAATACCTTACTAATATATCTAAATCCTAATTCTTCTCTTAAGAATATTACAGATTTAGCGATAAATTCTTTATCTAATTCATCAAGTAAAATTTCTAGGTTTTCTTGAACTTGTTTGTTTGATTTATAGTAATTATCTGAATTATTAAGACAATTCATTACTATACTAAGAAAAGTATTATATGGATTTGTTCTTTTAAATGCTTTTCCGCCTGCTATATTTGTGACTGCTTCAGATGAAGTTGTTTTATTCAATGCTGACATTATCATACTCCTATTAAAAATTTGTATTATTATACAATAAAAATCTGAAAACAAACTTAATACACTTAAACACTTAAAATACACTTAAATAAATTAATATTGTGAAAAAAAGACCCTAACAATCGTGAATTAGGGTCTTGACTTCATTAGAAAGGAGGAGATAAGATGAAATACGCCTTGATGATAAAATCAAGAGTAAGTGGTCTAATGTTTTTATATAAAATTTCGTAACCCTAAAATTTTAAAACTACATCTTTTACAATGTAGAAATATATAACGTAAGTTCTTATGTTTATTGATAATAAAAGTGATGTAATTACTCTTATCAATTCATCAAGGAACATATTTCATCAACGACATAAATGCCACGAAAAGAACAGATAGTTTGATTTAAGGCTTGAACTATCAAAAAGCCATAACAAGAAAGGTAAAAAATGGTTAGCAAAAACTTATCTAAATTGATAAGTTTCTTATCTCGGATTAATAAGAAATCTTAATGGTAAAATTAAGTGAAAAAAGTTTATCAGTTCCCAATATTGATGTAATTTCACTTTACAATTCATTAAGATTTCTACTTCCAAAAATCAAGGATAAGAAACTTATCATAAAATCAAGACCTTGTTAATTCAAGGTCTTGTATAAACATTTTATTCTAAGTTTTGGATAACCCTAGAACTCCTTAACTTCCTTTTTATGTTTGTATTATAACATTAATAAACTTAAAAGAACCTTAAAATTTAAAATATTTATAAATTATAATATCTCTTTTGTTTTTGCATATTGCAACAATGCCAAAGCGTGTGCTTCACGCAATTCTTGAATATCTATTTCTACCTTTGAATAATCAGCCATTACCCATATTGTTTTTGTTTGTCCTAGTGTTTCACTTGCTATAATAGCGTCACACATATTTTGTCTTGCTTCTGAATTTGCGTCAAATACATTACCTTTAGAAGTAGTAACAACTAATTTATTGATTTCTTGTTTAAGATTAAATTCAGTTCTTTTAGGTTTTTCATAATTTTTAATCTCGTGCTTATAAATTAATTCTTTTAATTCTTGTTCTAAATCATTACTGATATTATTAATATCTAAAGTATAAGGAATCCAACCTAAATTTTTATAATTTAATTCAAAATCTACCCTTGTTTGAGAAGGATTTGAAAATCTAACATTTCTTAAATCTGCTTTATTATACATTACAATATCCTTAAAAATAGTGCTTTATTATTTTCAAGGTTGCCACATTGTCGCCAAGTTCCTATCATTGATGAACCTGTTGAAGTTCTTAATTTAGAACCTTGTATAATATCATTAAAATTTGTAGTATCTGATGTTTCAAATATACCATAATATCCGACATCGCCTGCTACACCTGTTACAATAGATTCAATAAATTGCTCTTTTGTTGGTTTAATTTCGATATTACCTGAACCTACAATATTATTGTTATTGATAGTTTTAAGTTCTATATTGCCTGTTCCTTTAAGTGAAACATTATTAATAGACTTAATAAGAAAATCTGCTGTATTTAATTTTTCATTGAGTTTTTCGGCAGTTTCAGTTGATACAGGTTTATTTAAGTCTTTTGTTAAATCTATTTTTGTTAAATTTTGCTCTAATAAATCAACTCTATCTTTTATTGTTCCTAGTAAATCTGATAATTCAGTTGAACTTGACAAAGCCTTTAAATCTGAAATAACAGATTGAATATCTTTAATATATTGAACTAGATTTATAAAATTTGTATCTAGTTCTAAATATGTAAGAGTATCAAATTTAGTTTTTAATTCTAAATTTCTACTCTCTTTTAAAGCAGGAACATTATTAGAAGAATCAAGTGTTCTTAATGTTATTTTCATATTTGTTGCCTACAATTCAATATATTTAAACTATTTATCTTTATCACTTGTCACTTGTCACTTGTCACTTGTCATTATATCTTTGATATGTTTATTCTTACCAAATATATCAAGAACAATATCATTTTTCTTATTATCTAATACATCTTTATTATCAAAAACTTTTTTCTTTTTAGGTTTTTCAATACCATCAGAAGTATCAGATATTTCAGTTTTTTCAACGTTTTCAATATTCTCTGTCTTTTCTGTATTTTCTTTGATATCAAAAATTGGCTGTTTTTTAGGTTTAGATTTGCTTGAACTTGAATTGATAGATTTTTTAAGTTTAGTGTTTTCTTTTTCAAATGCTATATATTCTTTAGCAGTCAATTTCTCGCCGTTTATCATTACGTGAGTAGCAATACCTTTTTTACACATTTCAAGAGTATTATACCAATATTCTTTACCTTCAAACATATCTTCAATCTCTTTATCAGTAAAGAAATTTGATAATAAATCTCTCATCCAAATTTTATATTGTTCTCTTTGGAATTTGTGTTGTTTATCGATATCAGACGCTTTGCCCCAATATCCACCACTCCAATCGTGAAACATTATCATACTTGTTCTATGTGCTATACGTTCTGTTCCTAGTAGAAACATTAAAGCACCTGCTGAATATCCGTGATTGTCTAATATAGTAAATGTTCTATTTTGAAAATAATTCTCAATTACATTTTGAAATCTTTGTAAATCTAGCAAATATCCACCTGGACTTGAAATTCTAACTTCAAGTGTATCGTAAGACTCGCCGTCATACAAAGTATCAAATATTTCATCTAGTTTTGCGTCATCAAATTCATTTATAAAAAGACGATAATTATAAGTTACCATACCATCTTTTCTAAAAAGATTATGATTATTTGAAGTTACAGAAGTAGTGGCATTTTTAATATCACGACCTGGTCTTCTGATGTTTTTATAAATTTTCATTAATACTCCTTATTCAATTATTGAATTATATATTATTTATAATTAAAATTTGTCAAAAATGCACTATTTTATAAAATTTGCCAATTCTACGCAACAAGCAGATAAAGTCAAATTTTTATCTCTTACATTACTTGATTGAAACTGATACTTAGCAATAGTTAATAAGATTTGTGGTCTTGCTTGCTGATTAAATTGATTTAAATTCTTATACATATATGTATAAAAAGAATCAGGATTTGTAACTAAATATGTTTCTTTTAATATTTCATCAAAATTCTTATTTTTTATTTGTAAAATAAGATTATCGAATCCGTCTAGTTTTTGAATTTGAGTTAAATCAACTTTAAGTGTATTATTAATTACAGATTTTTGTATAAATCCTACCATACCACGAACAGATGGATAATAAGTATTGATAATAGGTATCAAATCCTTTTTATCGTAACTTACTTTTTCTGTATCTAATATAAAGCATAATCTATTAAAAATTTGTTTAATTAATGATTCTCTATTAGATTGATTATAGAATTCATCAAAATCATAAACTTCAAATCTGTTAATAATAGCAGGTATAATTTTATTGATATAGTTACAAGTTAAAATAAATCTGCAATTTCCTGAAAATTCTTCAATAAATCCACGTAATGCTTGTTGTGCTGAATCTGAATATCCATCGCATTCATCCATTATAACAATTTTATGATTATCATCAAAAGACTTATAACTTGCAAAATTTTGTATAGTTGTTCTTACTGTATCAATACCATTATTTAAAGAAGCATTTAGAAATAATGTTTCTAATCCTGATTCTTTGGCAATAGCATTAACACAACTTGTTTTACCTGTTCCAGGTGTAAAAGAACTAAACAACATATTAGATAAATTTTTAGTATCTACCTGATGTTGCAATTTAGTCTTAATTTCATCAGGCAATATCATATCTTGAATACGTTGCGGTCTGTATTTTTCGTAATATAATTGTTCTTTATCGTTTATAATCATCTTATCGCTCCTTATATTTTATTATTCTATTACGTCAGCAAATAGAAATTTAAACTCTTCAGGCAATGCTTCATAAAGTTTAAATGCTAGTTGTCTTATTTCAAAATGTGCTGTCTTAGATGTTCTAAGTTTTAGTAAATTTCTAAGCGACCTTACATTAATACTAAATGTTAAATCTGTTTTATAACATTCAGGCAAAGCATATTTAATCAAATCTTGCGTAACATTATAATTCACTGCATTATTAACTAATCGTCTTACATTTTCAAGTGCTTGAATAGAACATTCATCAACATTATTATTATCTGTAAGATTGATATATTTGCTTGCACGCTCTTTATCTTTAATAGTAAATTCAGTTTCATTTCTTAATTCTTTTAGTGTATATCTAGTTGATTTAACACTATAAGAAGCAAGGCGGTGACGTGTAAGTTCCATAAGATTTAATCTTGATATACCTTGTATAAAAAAGTTAAATACGCAGTGTTCCGAAACACTGAAGTGCTGTGCTTGTAATAATACACGTTTTATCAAATCTAAATCTTTTTCGCCAAGATTATCAGATTTATCGTGTGAATCCCAACAAGTCCTTATGGCAGTATTAATTACTTCCAAAGGAGTATAAGATAGTAGTTTAACTTTAAACATTATTGTTCCTTTTACTTTTTATTTTTCAATTTATTGATTTCTTCTTGCATAATTATATCAAAATTATGTGGTTTCAATTTATTATTTTTAGGTTGTTTAATTGGATTATCATTTATTTCAGATTTTTGAATTTTATCAATTGTAGTAACTTTAGTATTAGGTTCTTGTTCTGTATCAAATTGTGTATATAATGATAGTAAAGTAAATAACATTTGTTTTCCTTTATTAAAAATTTAAGATATTATAACAAGTTCAAAATTAAAAAATCCTTATAACTTTTTGTGTTATTCATCAATAATAATCATATAGCAGTCATCATCAAAATGATTATAAAATTCATTTAATACTATACGATAATCATCAAAATCTGTCATTGTATTTGATAAAATTGTAATTAAATTGATTATTTTTAACTTATCATCAACATCAAAAATAACTTTAAATTTTGATATTGCAAATGTAATACAAATCCTTTTATCTGTTTTTAATGTATTGTTTTCAATTCTTTGTATCATATTGTTTATAGCATTTTGAATTTTCTGTTCTATCTGTTCTTTTGTAAGTGATGTTCTAAATCTTATACGTTTAATTATACTATGCGTGTCTGAATGCTTAATTTTTATTAAATATTCTTTGTGTCTAAGATTTAAAAGTCGCTCTTTGTTTTCTTCGTTTAGATTATTAAAATTATTAAAATTCATAATATTTAATTTCCCCTTCATCAATAAAATCAAAACTTTTAAAGTCGCCGTCTTCTTTACATTTATTTACTCTTCTTGATTTATATGCGTTATGATATTCAGATATAATTCCTATATGATATTTATTATAGCCGTGTGAAAAATCTTCAATTTCATATGTATTATCAAAAGAAAGTAATAATCTAATATGTTTTTCTGATTGTGTAAAGAAATATCTATTTTTATTATATTCGACAATAAAGAATTTATCTTTAATATCTTTGCATTTTTTTACTAAATCTATAACATCAGATTTTTTAAATTTATTTTTATTAAAATAAACTTTGCGTGATTTGTAATATATTTTCATCTTATATCCTTTGTTCCTTTGATTTATAAGAGAATTATATCAGATTATATCTTAATTAAAGTTTAAGTAAAACTGATATAATTCTTAAATTAGTAATTTAGTAATTCTTGATAATTAAATGTTTTGAACCTTTGGTAACTTGCCTACCTTTTATATTAATAGAATAATTTTTATCATATGAATCTACTATATAATCTTTGTATAATTCTTGTATTATATCGCAATCATTTATAATCAGTAAGCATTTAGCAGAAGTTGATTTAAAGAAGTCTGATAATTCTTTTTGAGAATTATTATCAAAAATAGATTTATCATCATTGCCATATACATTATTATTAGTATCAACATATGGTGGGTCTAGGAATATAAAATCATCTTTATTAGGTTTAATCAAATCAAACAAAGATTTATAATCTAAATTATAAATTTCAGTATTTTGTAATAAATCTGAATGTTGTTTAGTTAATACTTTTCTTGAAAAAGTTGAATTGTGTGAATATGGTGTATTTAAATAACCTTTAGAATTATAACGCATTAATCCTGATACAACTAATTTATTAATATAATAATATAGTGTTCCTTGACTATATTCTCTATCTCTTACACCATTAAACATATCCCTAAGTTCATAAAATTTTGTATGGTGTAAATCAACACTATAATTTTTAACTAATTCATCAAGTTCAGAACTTATTGTATTATAATCAAATTTAACAGATTTATAACACTCTATCAAATTTTTATTTAAATCATTAATAATAGCAAATTTTGGTTCTAAATACCAAAACACTGCACCACCGCCTACAAATGGTTCTATATATCTATTATAATTATTTGGGATATGACTAAGGAAATTTTTAATTTCCCTAGCCTTACCACCTGAATGTTTTAAAAATGGTTTCATTTAGCACAACTTTTATAATCTGCTTTATACCATAATTTCATTGCTTCAGGTGTCTTAAATTTAATCCATTTTTTCTTTTCAGGATTATATGCACCTGTTCTTGAATCTATTTCTTTAAATGTTTCAATCATTGCTTTAAATAAATCAAATTCGCAATAAGAATTATCAAGATTTAAAAGCATATACCTAATTGATTTATAAAGATTATATAAATTTTCATAACTAAATTCTTTACTTAATTCATCTCTAAGTTTAATGATATAATTAAAATCTATCCATTCACGAATTTCGTTTTCATAACTTAAATCTTTTAATTCAACTTTAACAGAATTAAAACTAAATACAAGAATATCGCAAAGTGCGTCTATTTGTTCGTAAATATCTAGTGCTGAATAATATTCTTGGATTTCTTCATCTGTTAAATTAATATAATTAGATTGTTGCATTTCATAAGTAAGACTTCTTTTAGTCATCCAATTTTCTAACATTTGTGATAATATATACATTTCTTCAGAAATAGTCATTTTAATGCTCCTTTAAATAAATTGATAGAATTATATATAATTAATACTTAAATTTGTCTTAAGAAATCTTTAAATTTTTCTTAATTATAATTTTATGCAAGGTATTCCTGCATTTTCTAGGAACTTAATTCCACCTTTATGATTGTGAAGTATATCTTTATAATATACTTTTTCTACACACCCTAAATATACAATCAATGAAGCACATCTTATACAAGGTGCATAAGAAACATAAAGATTATATTTCTTAGTTAAATCTGCTTTAAGAAGTGCTGATACTTCAGCGTGAATTACATAATCATATGTATTATTATTTTCATCACGCATTGGTAAATTGTTAGGTGCTTGATTAAATCCTTCATAAGTTTTTTCAAATTCTTCTAAAGGTTCTAATATACACCCAACTTTTCTAATATCTTTTGAGTGACTTGCCACATAATCTAATTTTTCAATACTAATCATATATTAATACTCTTAGAGATTTCTAAAATTCTTTGATAATCATCTGCTTCTAGTTTATCTTGTCTTAATTCTTTAAATCTAGGGTGCAATAAAGAATAAGTATCAGAATTCTTAGATTTTGATAAAGCAGTAGCAATTACTGACATTATACGACCTAATAATTCATCTTGATTATTAGTTATATAATCTAGTGTTAAATCATCAAATCCGCTACATTGTCCTACTACTAATCCGTCTGATGATTCAAACATTACTGCACCAACTTTATCTGCTCTTTTACCATTTCCTTTAGTAAATCCAACAATTTTAACATCTACATCAAATTCAGGTTTAATCTTTATTTGATATTTAGAAGTTTTATTTTCAAATTTAGTTTTAAGGTCTTTTAAAACACCACCTTCTTCGCCCTGTTCTATCCATTTTTTAGTAATACTAATTACTTCATTTATATTACTAACTTGAACTGATTTAACTAATTTAAGATTTTTATTATCTAAAGTATTAATATAATTAGATAAATTGCTAAATCTCTCAACATATGGTGTATCTGAATAACAATTTGAAAATTCATCTAATTCAAGATAATCCCACATATAAAAATCAAGTTCATCAGGAACTGATAAAGAGTTTAAAATTCCATTAGATTCATATCTATCTTTTGCATTAGGAACTAATAATTCGCCTATATATGCACCATCAGGCAATTTTTCAAACAACTTAAACAAGTAAGGATATTCATAAGATTCGCCACTTCTTGAATAACAATCAACTCTATTATTATTTTTGATAAATGTTCTAAATGTTCCGTCCATTTTTACTTGTAAATATGCAGGATAAGATATATTTTTAACTTTATCCATTAAACTACATCGCATATATGGAAGTTCAAAGATTTTATCAGAATCTAAAACTATCTTATTAAACTCTTTTACACCTACACCTATTCTTAAATCTCTGTCAATAATACATTTTAGGACTTTTTTATTATCAGGATTTAAAGAATTAAATAGATTTTCTAAATATCTAATTGCATTATTACCTGTATATGTTCTATCACATAAAAGTTTTAAGTCTTTTATGCACTCTTCCAACGATATTTCATCAATAAACACATCAGGTTCATAATTTACTTGGGAACAAGTAATACCATATGAATATTTAACTTTATCGTAAGCGTGTTGAAACACATCAATAAAAAGTCTATTATCTTTATATTTCTCTAATACAGATTGTTTATGTAATCTTGAATTAGATTGATTAAATTCATTAAGTATATCTACAATCATTTATAGACTCCTTAATCTAAATTGTTGAAAAATTTATATGTTTCGGCTATATCTGCATAATCCAAATCATTTAATATTTTTCGTTCATCTGCACCATATGAATCGACAAATGCAATAATTTGATTTTCTGAAGCGTCTATATCAAATTCATCTAGTGCGTCTGTAACTGACTCAATTGCTTGGCAACGTTCTGCTTTTTGTTTTCTAGTAAGTTGTTCCATTTTATAATCCTTTTGATTGTAATTTCTTTTGTATTCTTATATAAGATTCTAAATCTTTAACAAATTCTGCAAGTGAATGTTTAAATTCATTTTTAGTATATTTGCTAAAATTTTCAGATTCAACAAAATCCTTAAATTCATCAGATATTTCTAATTCAACAATAAAATTATAAGTTATATTAGTTGTTTTAAAAACACCTATCTTTTCAACTGATTTGACACTTAGGCTTAATCCATCAATTATGCCTTCAAACTTCCAATAATAAGACAATGTTGCCTTGACATATATTTTAGTAATTACACTTGTCATATTTTCATTTAACTCCTTATCAAAATTTGAAGTAATTATATATTATTAAATATTAAATTAAGATTAAGAATATCTTAAAATTACCTTAATTTAGTTAAATTTGTCGATAAAAATTTAATATAAATAACAATATGAATTCTTTATATGCTTGGAGTTTAGGCAACCTAAGACTTAGACATAGAGTTTTAAAATCTTAGCGATTTTATGTGATATTCAAATTTATTTTAAAGGAAAATTAAATGGGCGAATTATTGTCACCTGGTGTATTGGTTCAAGAAATAGACCACTCAACTATTGCACCATCAGTTGCAGGAACTTCAGTTGCATTTGCAGGTAATTTTACTAAAGGTTTTGTAGATACTGCTGTTCTAGTTACATCTTATCAAGAATTTGTAGATAACTTCGGCAAGCCAACTAAATCAAATTTTAATGATTGGTATCAAGTTTATAACTTCTTGCAATACGGAAATAAAATTTATGTTTCTCGTGCTTGTGATTTAAATGGAACACTAAAAGAAACAGGATTGCAATTTGTTTCTAAACAATCAGAACTTAAAGATACTATAATTCCTTATGATATTAAATTTAAATCTGTTTCAGGTAAAGATGTTGTTTTTGAGATTAAAGGCGAAAATTTGCCACAACCTAATGAAGAAATTTCAATTGAAGGTGTGCCTAGTAAAGTAATTGCAAAAACTATCTCAAATGATACTGAATACAAAATTACATTTAATGTTGATATGGAAAGTAAAAATCTTACTGAATCATCTGTATTTAATAAGGTTATACCTGCTAAACAACTACACGGAAATATAGCAAGTTTCAAAGGAACTAATGTATTTGAAATAGGCTCTAAATTTGCATTTTCTAATGAAGTTACAGACCATAAATATGAAATTCAAACAATAGATACACAAGTTCAAAATGGTGTTAATTTTGTTGTAGTAACATATAAAGAAACAGAAGATGATGAATTTGTAATTCCTGATACAATTTTAGCAAATGCACCTGTTTATAAATTAAATTATACACAAAATGCACTAGCAGAAATTCCTGGAAGTTCTTATACAGGCAGTGCTTATGATATTAAAGAATATGATAAGCAAGACCATATTATAACAAATCAAGCAGTTTTTGAAGATAGTGCAACTATACCATTTGCTTTTGAAACATCTAAAGTTAAAGTAATTGCTAAATATCCTGGATTGGACGGCAACTATATTGATGTTGCTATTGCAAATCCTGAAGATTTTAAAAAAGGTAAATTTGTTAAAGACGGCATAGCACTTGATGATTTGTTTGAGTATTATCCATCAGCAGGCACTTTTGGACTAATTGTTCTTTATAAAAATCAAGTTCAAGAAGTTTATACACTCTCACTTGATGAAAATTCTAAAGATTCTAATAATAAATCTAATTATATCGAATCTATTAATAGAACATCAAGTTATATTTACGTGAAAGTAAATGAAGCAAATCAAGATAAATCAATTAAAAGTTCTCTTGATAAAGAAATAATTAAACTTACAAATGGAACAGAATCTGAACCTGGATTAGATGATATTGATAATGCTTATAAAGTATTTGAAAATGCTGAAGAGATTGATATTGATATTCTAATTGCTAATGAGAAAAATCCTAGTTCTGCTATTAATGTTGCTGAACTTAGAAAAGATTGTGTTGCTATTGTTGGCTGTCCTTTTGAAACTTCAGTGGGTCTTAAAGCAAATCAAGCAACTTCAAAATCAGTTCAATTTAGAAATGATTTGAATGTTAATAGTTCTTATATTTTCTTAGTTTCTAACTATAAGTATCAATATCTAAATGAAATGGACGCTTATAAATGGGTCAATTTTGCAGGCGATGTTGCAGGTCTTGTAGTTCAATCAACTGAAACTAGGGAAGCGTGGTATGCTCCAGCAGGTTTAAATCGTGGATTACTTAAAAATGTTAAGAAAATTGCATTTAGTCCTTCACAAGGTCAAAGAGATACACTTTATAAATCAGGAATTAACCCTATTACAATCTTTACAGGTCAAGGTTGTGTTCTTTGGGGTCAAAAAACACTACTTGATAAGCCGTCAAGTTTTGATAGACTAAACGTAAGACGTTTGTTCTTAGTTCTTGAAAAATCATTAAGCAAAATGAGTAAATACTCTCTATTTGAGTTTAACGATTCATTTACAAGAAATTATATTACATCAACAATTAATCCATATCTTGCTACAATTAAAGCAGGACGTGGCATTCAAGATTATCTTGTTATTTGTGATGAATCTAATAATACACCTGATATTATTAGTAGAAATAAACTTGTTATTGATATCTATATTAAACCTACATATGTTGCAGAGTTTATTCATCTACATTTTATCAATAGCGGAACTTCTGATTTTAAAATAATTACAAGTTCTAATTAATTAAACTAATTTAAAGAGTGATTGGGATTTCTCAATCACTCAAATTATTCTAACTACATTATATTAACTAATAAATACACTTATACAAAAATACATAAGGGTATTAAATGGAATTTTCAAAATATGGCTTAGTATTAGGTAAATGTGAATATCCATTTCCTTATATATTTAAATTAGGAACACCTAAAATAAAATTAAATATAAAATCAAAACCTATATATAATCACGAAAAAATACATTTTAATCAATATAAAAGAGATAATTTTCATATTTTTAAATTAATATTTTCAAAACAATATAGATTAGAGTGTGAATTAGAAGCATATACAGAGCAAATCAAATTTTTCAATTTAAAATCATTAAATTCAACACAATGGATAATTAAAAATATTATTGATAAACACAAGATAAATATAGATAGAAATTATATAAAAAAGAGAATTAAATATATTCTCAAAAGACGAAAATATATCAAATTTTAGGATTTAGGATTATGTATAAACACACTTTTTACGATGAAATTTTTAGAGATTATGCCTTAAAAGATTCTGAATTAGCAACAGAAACAAGAATTAATGCTTTTCCTAGAAAACTCAAAAAAGAAGCAAATGATATTTATAATAGACTTCAAATTATAGCAGACAAACCTTGTTTAGATTGGATAGATATTGAATTTTATGAAACAGGCGAGTTAGTTCAATATGAAGACAAAAAATATATAGCATTAAAAGACAATCAAAATAAAAATCCTAAATTAAAAACAGATTTTTGGCAAGAAATTAATATAAGAGATTTTACAAATTTTTATGCAGAAAACTATTTAGCAAAAGATAATCAACTTGAATATAATCCTGAATTAACACAACACGGCGAACTATCAAATGAATTCCACCCTGTAACAATTAAATATCTTAATGAAAGAATTAGGTGGAGTTTAGAGAATATTAAAGTTGCAAATGCTGATAGATTAGACGGAAAAGATTATAAGTGGTTTGCAAGTAAAGAAGAATTTGATAAACTACACGATGACGCAGTTTTACATTCAGAAGTAGTAGATAATTTATCAACAGATAATAAATTTAATCCTTTATCAGCAAAACAAGGATTAGAATTAAAAAAATTAATAGATAGAATTAATGAAATTTTAACTTCAGATGACGTAAGTTTAGATGAACTTCAAGAAATAGTTAATTTTATTAAGAAAAATAGAGAAAAATTAGATACTTTAGGAATTAATAATGTAATAGGACTTCCTGAAAAATTACAAGAATTAACAAATGTATCATCAAATGCAGTTCCTAAAGATTGGTGGAATTCTGATACATTTAGACAAAGAGTTGTGGCAGTTTCAGGCGATGGCTCAGGTATTGACGCAGATAAATTAGACGGACTACATAGAAAAGATTTTGTAACTAAAGATGAATTTACAAAATCATATATTACTCAAATTTTAGGAACAACACCTGGTGCAGGTTCAGGATTAGACGCTGATAAATTAGACGGATTGCATTCAACTTCATTTCTAAGACGTGATACTAATGATACACCTAGTATGGATAATATATTTGATTTAGGTTCTACTACTGCAAAATGGGCTAATATATATGCTACAAATTTTCAAGGAACATCATTACGTGCTAAATATGCCGACTTAGCAGAAAAATATAAAACAGATAAAAAATATAATTATGGCACTATATTAGGAATTGATGAAAAAGGTATTATTACTGAATTTAAGAAAACCTTACCTAGTATGAAATTAATAGGTGTAGTATCAGAAAATCCTGCACTTAAACTAAATTCAGAATCTGACGGCTGTTATGTAGCACTTAAAGGATTAGTTCCTGTCAATGTAAAAGATATAACTAAAGTTAATATATCTGATTATATTATTGCAGATGATAACGGATATGGCATAAGTGTAAAAGATTATGATTTTAATCAATCTAAATTAGTTTTAGGTATAGTTGTAGAAATTAAAGATAATAAAGTTTATATTAAAGTATAAAGTGTAAGGATTTATGATGAATTATGAACTATCATCTAAACATAAATTTATTTTAAAGCAAAACTTAGATAAATTTAAACAATATTATAATATTAATTCTATTGATGAATTAGATAATATAAGAAATTTAGATAAATCATTTATTATTTCAAATGATAATTATAATAAAATTTTATCTGAAATAAATTCTTTGTTTAATATAAATCTTAAAAAATTAAATTTTGATTATCTTGGATATGATGTAAAAGATAAATCTCAAAAATACTATAATATTATTGAAATACTAGATAATATTAAATTTAATAATACAACAGGCGAAAATGGATTCTTACTTAGTAATTTTGATTTTAATAATATATTAAATAATCAAGATTTGTTTTACCATTTTGGCAGTCCTAGTTGTAAGGAACAATTTATTGATAAACAAAATTTATTTAAGAAAATGATTTTATCTAGTATAGATGTTATTGTTTATTGTAAAGAAAATAATAAAAAATTGATATTTGCTAGTTCGATGGGTGCAAAAGAATTTAATATAGAAATAAAATCAGAAACAGATGAAGTTATACATAATGTTGGAGTTATAGCAAATTCATATGATTATTCTTATTTATTAAAAACGTTGCCTAGTTCAGATAATTTGCAAGATTTATATAATACTTATAAGAAAATAATAGAAGATTTAATTATAGAATATTTAGATAAGTATATAATTTTAAGAATACCTAGAGTTTATGATAAAAAATCTAAAAAAGGATTATTAAACCCTAATAACACTGATTTTGATTTAGAGAAATACCTAGATTTTATAACTTTAAATGATTTTAAGAAAGAAACTGAATATATTATTAATTCTAATTATAATGGTATATATGAATATAAATGTATTCAAACTAAGAAAATTAAAGATATATTAAAATCTTATAGAGATTAGAGATTAAAAATTAAATTAACATAAATTTAAGTATAAATAAAGTATAATAACTAATATTAAGTAAGAAAACTAAGGAAATAAATTAAATGTTTTTGTTAGAAAAATTAAAAAAGACTTTTTTAAAGCAACCTTCACAACAACCTTTAAATGTAAGTCCTAATAAAATTCAATCAGACCTAACTAATACAGATGATTATCTTGTATATAGGTCATTTTTCGATTCTGAATATAATAATCTAACAGGAGCATTAAATTCAGCACAAGTTTATAAGCAAGCAGAAAAAATTGATTTATATAGAAAAATAGCCGAATATCCTGAAGTATCAGACGCAATAGATGAAATAGTTGATGAAATTTGCTATACACAAGACCTAGAAGAATTTTTAAAAATAGAATGTGATACTGATAATAAACAATTAGATAATGCAATAGTTGAATCTTTTGAAGAAATTTTAAAATTAATGAATATAGATAAAAATATTTATGATTTAATTAGACAAATTTATATAGACGGACAAGGTAATATATTATGTGAATATCACGAAGGAAAATTGGTAAATTTAAAATATATAGACCCTAAATATCTTACTTTTGATTTTGAAAAAGGTGTCTATAAATATGTAGATGAATATAATAGTTTATACTTGACAAGAATTATACATAACGGACAACAAAGAAATTATAGAAAAACAACAACTGACGCAGAAGTAATAAATGAATATAATATTGATGAAGTAGTGCATATAGATTTTGGAAAAATAGATAATAAGGAAGGTTTAATACTCTCTTACCTTGAAAGAGCAATAAAACCTGCAAATATGCTTAAGACACTTGAAGATTTGTTAATTCCGTTAAGATTTTCACGTTCAATATCAAGGCGAGTATTCAACGTAGATGTATCAGATTTGCCAACTTCTAAAGCAGAAATGGCAATGAAAAAAATTCAAGAACAATTTAAATATAAGAAATTTCTAAACACTGAAACAGGCGAAGTTACCAATCAACAACATATTACAGGTATGGTTGAAGATTATTGGTTTGCTAATAGAAACGGACAAAAAGGAACTTCTGTTGATACAATTGATGAAACAGGTAACTTAGGTGAATTAGGCGATATTATGTATTTCTATAAGAAACTTTATCGTTCTTTAGGAATACCGACAAATAGAATTTCAACATCTGATGAAGATAAGAATTTTGATTATGATTCTAGCCAAATAACTAAGGAAGATTTTAAATTTTACCTATTTATTAATAGATTAAGAAAAATATATATTGATTTGTTTGTTAATATTTTGAAAAGACACGTAATAACTAAAGGTATTATGAGTGAAGACGAATTTAATCAATATCAAAACAAAATAAAAATCTTTTTCGTTGGCGAAAACTATTATTTAGAGCGTATGAAACTTGCTAATTTTGAGAAAAGATTAAATATATATTCATCTGCTAGAGATTATTCAGGAACATTATTTAGTGTTGAATATCTATATAAAAATATCTTTAAATTTGATGATGATGAAATTAAAGAAATGATGACTGAAATTCAAAAAGAAAAGAAAAATCCGTTGTTTAAACATTTATATGAAGAACCTATGGATTTTCAATAAAAGTATATAAGGTAAAATAATATGGCAAAACAAGACACTATGCAAAACATTTATAAACCTTTTCATCACTTAAAATTAGGTAAATCAATATATACTAATGAATCTGATACAGGATTAGTAATAGATTTAACTGCAAATAGAGTTACTATTATTAATAAAATAGGAACTATATATGAATTTATGGTTTTTGATAAATCTGATTATAATCCTGAAAAAGAACTCAAACCTTTTGTATATCTGCAACTAACTTCTAAATCATTTAATAATATTAAGAAAACTATTGCTAAGATATGATAGATTTTATCCAATTATCTAATAAAGACCTAAATTGGTTAAGATTAAAATTATTAGAATTACAAGAAAATAAATGTGCTATTTGTGGCTGTGATGTAACAGATAAATCGCATATAGACCATAAGCACAAGACTTCAAAAGAAACTAATGGCGTAAATGGTGCAGGTCTTATACGTGGTTTATTGTGTCCTAATTGTAATTTACTATTAGGCAAAATTGAAAATAACGCAAAGAGATTTCAACGAGATGAAGATTTGCCAAACTTATTGCGTAGAATAGCAGATTATATTATAGAATACACAAATTATATACACCCTACTGAAAAACCTAAAATAAAGAAAATATCTAAACGACAATTCAATAAACTTCAAAAACTTGAACCTAAAGCAAAATATGGAACAGGTAAATTGACACAAGTTTTAGAGAAATTATTTAATAAACATTCTATCAATCCTTTTATTGATTAAAAATTTGATTTTTTGATTGGTAATTTAATAAGGAATTCTCTTTTATTTAGTATGTTACATTTATGTTACATTATAAGAGATATTTAAGTAGTTAATAAATTTAGGATATAAATTTAAATTCTGAGTTTATTATATTTCTTATTATAAGAATTCTGTTGAAATTTAAATTTGTATCTGAATTTTATTAACTACTTTATTTTAACTTAATCTTTATAATTAATTATTTTGTTTAAGATTTATTTAAGTAGTTAATAAATTTAGGATATGAATTCATTTTAAGTTTTTGCTGTAAGCAAAAGAGATTAAAAATTTTAATTTTATTCATTTATATTATAGAGAATTTATATAAAATTTGAATTTCTATCCTATTTTTATTAACTACTTAATCATTATTTAATATGTAACTTATTTATTACTAATTTAAGTTTCACTTAAGTTGTTAATAAAAATAAGATATGCTTTTACTTTTTGCCGTAGGCAAATATATTAAAGAAATAAAGAAATTGAATTTATATTGATTTATATAATAGAAATATATCAAAATTTAAATTTATATCCTAAATTTATTAACTACTTAATCAATTCTTAATCTCTATGATTAATTATTTTATTTAAGTTTATTTTAAGTAGTTAATAAAAATTGCATACGAATTCAAATTTTATATAAATTCTCTATAATATATTATATAAGAATATCAATAAATTTAAATTTTAATCCTATTTTTATTAACAACTTAATTTAACCTTAAACAGATTAAGATAGTATATTTGTAAGATAAGATTTCTTAAGTTTCATTTAAGTTGTTAATAAAATTCAGATATAAATTTAATTTTTAATCAAATTCTTATAATAAGAATATCAAATAAATTCAATTTTTTAAATTCATATCCTATTTTTATTAACTACTTAAACAAACCTTAAATTAGTAATATAATAGTTACATATTAAATAATAATTAAGTAGTTAATAAAATATAGTTGCAAATTTAAATTTCAACAAAATTCTTATAATAAGAAATCAAATAAATTCAATTTTTTAAATTCATATCCTATTTTTATTAACTACTTAAAATAAACTTAAACAATAAAATTAATCATAAGAATTAAGCAATATATAAGTAGTTAATAAAATTCAGATACTAACCTAAAAATTCAAATTCTTAATTTTCTTAAATAAATAGTAATATGAGTAAGATTAAACCTATTAAATTAACTAAACTAAAACCGTTAAAACAATTAAAGGGCTTGAAGTCACTTAAGAAACTAAGAACATCGCCTGTTACATCAAAATTGCAGGCAAGATTTAGTAAAGATAAAGTTTCTGAATTGAATTTTAAAGACTCAATTGCTAAAGTTAAGGATTTCTTAAAACAAAAAGCAGAGCCTACACAGAAAGTTTTAATATCAGGCAAAGTGTTAATGTATAAATACAATGCCAAAGATAAAACGCAAGTATATGATAGAACGCCTTTAACAATGGTATTATCAAAATCAAATACTTATATGTTAGGTTTAAACTTACACTGGTGTCCTTATGCAATGAGAAAAAAATTAATAGATTTTTTCATAAAGATTAATAGACCTAGAATTAAACAAGGATTAGAACCTGAATTAAATTATCATCAAGTTAAACCTGTTTTAGCAAGATTAGGATTCTATCCTGTAATAAGACTTTATATTAGAAAACGTATGTCAGCAGGTGCAATTGTTGTTCCTACATCAGCACTTTATGAAGTTATAAGAATAAAATCAGAAACATTTACAGGCAAGGCTGTATCAGCAGAACAATTGTATAAAAGAGCCGTAAATCAAGGTAAGAAATCTGCACTTAAAAAAGCAGAACAAAAATCAAACGTAAAATCTATTAGAGATAAATCTAATAAGAAAAACAAATTTAAGAAAAAATAAAAAAAAAGGATAATATATGACAACAAGTTATGAAGCAGTTAATAATCTAGTTAATCTTATTAAATCTGAAAATATCAGTGAATTTAAAGATGAATTTAGAAGTTATTTCTTTAATAAATTTAATCAAAATAACGCTATTAAAATGTTTAAACAATCATTCAATGAATTAGAAGATTTAAAGAATTCTCTTGCTAAAATAAATAAAAAATTTGGCGAATAATAAAAGTAAAAATTATATAAGGAGTAAAAATATGATTAAACCTGAAGTAAAATTTTATGATTTAGATATATTATCTAAACAGATTAAATTTAGAAAATGGATAGCCAAAGATAGGCGATTATTTAAAGAACAAGTATCTAGTGCTAATAATGACTCACTTAAAATAGGTAAAATAACTATTAATAATTTATTAATAAATTGTTTAGATACTAAATATCCTTTAAGTATAGATGAAATTAGATATATATTAATAAAAATAAGAGAAAATTCAATATCTGATGAAGTTGAATTTAATACTAAGTGTGATATATGCGGAAATATAGAAACACACAAAGTTAAAATTTCAGATTTAGTTAGTATATCTTATAATCCTATTAAAGAAATAATCATTGATGACATCAATATAAAACTAGGCGAGATTAAAAATATTGATTTCTATAATACAAAAATATTAGATTCAACAAACCCTATATTAACAGATTTAATTTTAAGAATAGAATCTATTAATTCAGAAATAGATTTTACTTATGATGATTTAGTTGATTATTTTGATAATTTAGAAACTGATATACTTGATAAAATCTTAGAAATTTATAATAAACATAGATTTAAATTAGATATTAAATATAGTTTTAAATGTAAGAAATGTTTAGGACAAAATAATCAAGAATATACAGATTTACCTGATTTTTTCCCTACTAAATGGCTTGAAGCATAATGTTTAAACGTTTGAAATTATCTGATACAAAAGAAGTAATACTTAAAGCCTATAATACAGAATTAGAAAGAGATATATTAATATATACTTTATCTGATGAAATAGACTTAGACGGATTGTTTCAAACGTTATCTAATAATATACAATATATAAATTGTGATTATAATTCCTTAAATTTAGACGAAAAATTACTAATTTTATATAATATAAGAAGTATTAGCATAGGCGAAGTTTTTGAAATTCGTTGCAAGTGTCCTAAATGTGGCGAAATAAATGAATTAGGTATAAATGTAAGTGAAATTTACACTAAATCTAATTTAGCCCCTGATTTTAAAGGATATAAATTAAATAATATTATTGAGTCTTCTGATGATATTTCTAAATTTGTAGATTTTGACCCTGAATTACTAGAAACTAAAGATTATGATGAATTAAAAGATTATATTAATAAAAATAAATCAAAAATAGATTATATACACTCTAAATTTTGCCATAATCCGCAATGTCAATGTAATCTTAAAATTAATTTAAGAGATATAAATTTAGCAGTATCATCACTATCTGAAGACTCTTTGACTACATTTTATACATCTATTAATAAACTTGTATATGTTGGTGGATATGACTTATCAGGATTATATAAAGCATATCCTTATGAACGTTCAATGTATATAGGACTACTCCAAAAAGAAATAAAAGCAGAACAAGACCGAAAAAACTCTAATAAATCTCTACTTTAAAAGATTTAATTTTTATCTAAGATAAATTATTATAATATTAAATCTCTAAATAAAAATAAAAGGTTATTTTATGAATAAAAAAGATGAAATTAAAGTATTAGATGATAGAGAACACTTATTATTACGTCCGCAAATGTATATAGGTGCAGTAGATAAGACAGAAATTAATGATTTTGTTATTAATAATGACACAAATAAAGTGGAAAATAAAGTAGTTTCTATTGTTCCAGGATTGGTAAAAATTATAAACGAAATTATTGATAATAGTATAGATGTTGCGATAAAGACAAATTTTGAGTATTCTAATATAATTAAAGTTAATATATCTGATACAGAAGTTTCAGTTAAAGACAATGGAACAGGTATTCCAATTAAAGAAAACAATGGTATTTATTTGCCACGTTTATGTTGGGGTTTTGCAAGAGCAGGTTCTAATTTTAATAATGATAATAGAACTCAAATTGGTATGAACGGCGTTGGTTCTTACACATCCAACGTATTTTCAACAAAATTCACAGGTATCACAGATGACGGAACAAATCATTATGAAATTACTTTTATTGATAATGCTTCTCAATTTGATGAAAAAATATCTAAATCTAAAAAACAAGGAACAGAAGTTATATTTGAGCCTGATTTAAAAAGATTTAAATTAACTAAAATAACCGAAGAACATAAAAATTTTATATACCAAAGACTTTTAAATTTAAGCATATGCTTTGATAAAATTACCTTTTATTTTAATGATAAAAAAATTAACACAAAGAATTTTAAACAATATATTTCAATGTTTAATGATAGTTCTGAAATCTACGAATCAGATAATATAAAAATAGGTGTATTGCCTAATGATACAGACGATTTTAAACATTTTAGTTTTGTAAATGGTCTTAAAATTCCTGACGGCGGAATTCATATTGATTTAATTTCTAATCAAATTACTAATATAATAAGAGATAAATTAATTAAAAAATATAAATCTATTAAGCCTGCTGATATTAAAAATAAATTAACTTTAATTGTTTTTATATCTAATTTTCCTAATCCTAAATTTAATTCGCAGACTAAAGAAAAATTGACAAATTCACAAAAAGAATTTAATGAATTTGCAGATATAGATTATAATTTTGTTGATAAAATTCTTAAAAATCAAGATATTATTAATCCTATAATAGATTATTTTAAGATTAAAGAAGAGTTTAAAAATAAGCAAGAACTTAAATCTGCTACTAAAGTTAAAGGTAATTTATCAGATATAGAAAAATATATACCTGCTACACATACTAAAAAATATCTCTTTATTTCTGAAGGCGATTCAGCAAGCGGTGCAATATCAAGTATTATAGGTCGTAAAGAATCAGGATATTATACACTAAAGGGCAAGCCATTAAATGCTTATGATAGGTCAAGTTCTGAATTTGCTAAGAATACTGAATTAACAGATTTATTTAATATTATTAAGGCTGAAGATTATCAATATATCGTATCTGCAACAGACCAAGATTTAGACGGAATTCATATTACTACATTATTAGCAGGATTTATTGAAAAATATTTACCTGATTATAAAAATAGATTTTGTAAGATTAATACACCTATTAAATCTGTATTAAAAAATAAACTTCCTATACGTTGGATATATTCATTAAATGAGAACCTAGAATACTCAAATTCAGACCACGTTAAATATTATAAAGGTTTGGGTAATTGGACTAAAGAAACATTATCTGTTATATTAAACAAAGACGGACTAGATAAGATGATTGTTAAATTTGATTTCGATGACCCTGAAATTATAAATGATTTTCTAAGTTCTGAAGAATCTGATAAACGTAAAGAATATATTAGAAATAATGAATTTAGTATAGCCACGCTATAACGCTATAAACATTATAACTCTATAATTTAAGTTTAAATTTATTTGTTTATAAGTTTAATTTAAGTGATATAGTGTTATAATTCTCTTGTTTTTAAAGATTAAGACTTCAAAGAAAGACAAAGGAGAACAGAATGAAAAAGATAGTCTTACAAAATGCACCAGAGATTAAAACTAAAGTGTTACAAAAAGTAACATTTGCAGACACAGATTGTCTATTTGTTGAAGCAGGCACACAGTATATATTACTTACTGTTAAAGACAATAATCAATCAACAATATATGCTGATTATAAAACACAAGACGGATTTAAAAATTGTCTAAAAGAGTTTTATAACCTTAGAAATTACGTAAGAAAATCAAAGGGATTATAATCAATAATCCCAAAAGGTGTGTAACTTATTCACACCTTTTCACTACTTATTCACTATATTTTCACTACTACAATTAATAATATTTTAATCAAAATTTTTATATAATCTTATAAATTTAAATTTTACAAATTAATTGATTTTACTTATATTATTAATAATTTTTATTATTAAAGAATTTAAGTCTATCAAAGTTTATGTAAATATAATTACCCACAAAAATTTATGACAAAAAGGAAATACACAATGCTTACAGATTTGCAAATTCAAGAGAAGAAAGACTACATAGAACAATATATAAGTGCTAAGAATTCGGCAGATGGTTCAAAACACGACGCAAATGCAAATGTTACTAATAAAAATATAGCAACATTATCAGCAGAATTATTTAAAGATTATACAAGACAACTTAAGATTTCGTTAATTCAAGATAGAATAAGAGCAAGATTTGACGATGATTTAGCAAAAGAATTTAAAAGACAATTAGACGCAGGCGAAGTATATTTAAATGACTCAACAGGATTATCAATATATTGTAATGCTATATCTTTATATCCTTTTTTATTAAACGGATTAAAAGATTTAGGTGGCGAGTGCGACGCACCAAAACACCTAAGTTCATTTTGTGGTGGATATGTAAATTTAGTTTATGCAATTTCAGCACAACAATCAGGTGCTTTAGCAACTGTCGGATTTTTAATGTGTTTTGATTATTTTGCAAGAAAAGATTATGGCGAAAATTATTTAGAAACAGCAAAAGATAAGATAACTGCTGAACTTCAGGGCGTAGTATATAGTATTAATCAGCCTGCAGGTTCAAGGGGATATCAATCAAACTTCTTAAATTGGACTATATTTGATAAGTATTATTTTAATGCTTTATATGAGAATTTTGTATTTCCTGATATGACTAAACCTGATTATGAATCAGTTAATAAACTTCAGAAATTCTTTATGAAATGGTTTAATAAAGAAAGAACTAAACATATATTAACATTTCCTGTAATTACTGCAAGCGTGTTAAACAATGGCGAAGAATTACTTGATAAAGATTTTCAAGATTTTATCGCTGAAGAATTAGCAGAAGGTAATTCGTTCTTTATCTATAATGACACAAATGCTTCAAGTTTGTCTAGTTGTTGTTTTGATGGTTCTGAAATAATATCTTATACTAAAGATAATAAAACATATAATAAAGAAATTAAAGATTTCGTAGAAGAATTTGTCAATTTATATGGTAAAAATGAAGGTAAGATAGATTCTGATATTTTTATTAATTCTTATAATCCTGAAACACTAGAAATAGAGAAAACAAAAGTAACAGGATTCTTAAAGAAATTTAATAATTATAAACAAATTATTACTTTAGAAACTAAATATAATTCTATTAAAATAACGCAAGACCATATAATATTGGTTAAAAATAAATCAACTAATTTAATTCAAGAATTAGAATCTTTAGAACTATTAAATAAAGAAAAAGATTATTTAGTATATGTTGATTGCGATGATTATAAAGGTTGGAGTGATATTACGTTTATTGATATTAAAGAGCATAATAATTACGTATATGATATTGAACTTGAAAAAAATCATTATTTTTCTGCAAATAATATAATTACACACAATTGTCGTTTAAGAAATTCAATAGAAAATCAAGTCAATGAATTTTCATTTACACTTGGAGCAGGTGGCGAAATGACAGGCTCAAAAAACGTAATGACTATTAACTTAAACAGACTTATACAAGATAAGAGAGATTTAAGAACAGAAGTTGATAAAGTTCATAAATATCAAGTTTCGGTAAATGATTATTTTATGGATTTATATAATAAAGATATGTTACCTGTATTTAAAGCAGGTTATAATTCGCTTGATAAGCAATTCTTAACAATAGGTATTAATGGTATTGTTGAAGGTGCAGAATATTTAGGATATACAATATCTAATAATCCTGAATATATGAAATTTATTTCTGATACTCTTAAAGAAATATCAGATATTAATAAAGAGAATTCTAAAAAATATAACGTTAAATTTAACACTGAATTTATACCTGGTGAAAATGTTGCAGTAGTATTTGCAAAGAAAGATAAAGCAGACGGATATAAAGTAACTAGAGATTGTTATAGTTCTTATATTTACGCCCCTGAAGATGAAAATATTTCAATACTAGATAAATTTGAGATGATGGGTGGTAAATCAACAGAATATTTAGACGGCGGTTCAGCGTATCACTGCAATTTAGATGATTATCCTAGTAAAGAGCAATTTATTAAATTACTTAAAATTTCATCTAAAACTAAATGTAAGTATTTTTGTTTTAATATTAAGATAACAATATGTAATGATTGTGGAAATATTGATAAACATACATTAACATCTTGTCCTAAATGTGGAAGTAAGAATATAGATTATGGCACTAGAATTATTGGATATTTAAAAAGAATTTCTAATTTTTCTACACCTAGACAAAAAGAACACGCTTTAAGATATTATTCAAAAGAGAAATAGTAGTGTTATATTACTCATATAATCAAATTGTATTACAAGAAGTTCCTGATGAAATTTCATTGGGAATTTCTATATCAGGTTGTCCTTTAAAATGTAAAGGTTGCCATAGTCCTGAAACTTGGAATCCTAATTTTGGCAAACAATTAACTGAAACTGAATTTAATCAATTATTAAGTAAAAATCCATTTATAACTTGTGTTTGCTTTTTTGGTGGCGAATGGAATTCAGAATATTTAATTAAATTAATTAAAATTGCTAAATCTAAAAATCTTAAAATATGCTTATATACAGGATTAGAATTTGATGACTTGCCTAAAGAATTGATACAAGAATTAGATTATATCAAAACAGGCAGATATATTGAAGAATTAGGTGGTTTAAAATCGCCTAATACAAATCAGAAATTTATTAAATTAAATAATTCTAGTGATTTATAATAAATTTATATTTATAAATATACACTTCAAGATTTAAACTACATTTAAAGTTAAATTGTTATAATCCTAAATATTTTATATAAGGAGCATAAGATGTTTGAAGAATTTAGAGAAAAGAAATTGATTGAAATAGGTAAGGATTATAAGTTTATAATAGAACATATACTTCCTGAAGCATTTGTTAAACAACCTAATTCTAATGAAGTTTATATAAAATCAAGTTTTATGAGAAAAAATAAAACAAAAAAGTATAAACTTCTTAAAAAATTAGACTTAATTATTGAAGATTCAGGCAGAATTTATCTTACAGATAAATCTTACAGAATGATTATTGATACATTTAAATCTGAATCTAAAGAAATAAATCTTACAAATTTTTTAGCAAATTTAATCAATAAATCAATTAATAGAGATTTATTTTTAAGAATTCTTGATACGTGTGAATATTAATAATTCTAATACCTAGCCACTTTATTTAATAGATAAATACATTTAATTAAATATATTTAATAAGGTTAATATAGTGGCAAATACAGGTATTATTCAAAGAAGAGAAAAGAAAGATTACTTTTATACCGATGAAACAAAACCTTTACAAGGCGAAATTGTTTATGCTATTGATACTGATGAATTTGGAACAATAAATTCAAATGGCGATATAGAGTGGATTCCACGTAAAGGTCTTGTAACATCAGTAGCACATAAAAATGGCGATGTAGAATTAGATAAAACAGATGTAGGCTTAGACCAAGTCGATAATACTTCAGACTTTGACAAACCTGTATCTAATGCAACATTAAAACTACACCTAGAACATTCAACAGATACAAAAAATCCACATAAAGTTAATAAATTTCAAGTAGGATTAGGTAATGTTGATAATACAGCAGATATTGATAAACCTGTTTCAAATTTAACTAAGCAAGAACTTCAAAAATTAGATGATAAAAAGGTCAATAATTCAAGAGTTTTAACAGATGTTCCTGAAAATGCTAAATTTACAGATACTACATATTCTATTCAAGACGGCGAATTATCTGAATTTAACTTTAATCTAGCAAGAAAAGATAAATTAGACAATTTAGAGCATTCTAATTATGTATTAGGAACTCCTGCATTATCAGTTGAAGGTAGAGAAATTAAATTAACACGTGGCGACGGAACTTTTGAAACAATCCAAACACAAGATACAATTTATAATGATAGATATGTATTAGAACAACTAGAAAATCTTAAAAACACTAAATTAGATAATACCATAATACCTGCTAATGCTAAATTTACAGATACTATTTATGATGATACAGAATTAAGAAATAAAATTAATGATTTAAACACAGAAGATTTAAATATTAAAAATACTATTAATACTGAAAATACTAAATTAAAATCAGAGATTAAAAAAGTTAAAGACGAATCATTACCTTTGCACGGCAAAGCAGACGACGCTAAACTTTTAAATGGTAAAAAAGTTAAATCTGATTATAGTATTAATGATGATGAAAGTCCTGCTAGTATTACAGCAGTTAGAGAAGTTTATTTAAATTCAGAGAATAAATTAGCAAAATCTGATATTATAGATGATTTGACAACAGGTGGTTCAAATAAAGCACTATCAGCAGAACAAGGTAAAGCATTAAATGAATTAGTTAAAAACATATCAAAAGTTTTATCAACAAGTTCTAATGATATACAAGCAATTAAAGATGTTATAGAATTAGTTAAAAATAATAAAAAATTACTAGAAAATCTTAAAATAGATTCTATTTTAGGTCTTAAAGAAGCATTAAATTCTAAACTTAATATATCTGATTTAACAGGAACTAAAGTTTTAGATTTGTTAAATTCTAATGCAGTAAATACAAATCTTAATGCTGATAAATTAGACGGCAAAGATTCATCAGAATTCAATCAAGTAATTGGTGTTGATTATAGTTATCAAAAAGCAAATGTAGGTTCAAATGAACCTGAAAAATATCCATTTGTTACAAATTTAGTATCTGATAAGGGTGTAATTAAAAATGTAAATATTCGTGAATATAGTATATCAGATATTAAATCAGATTTTGGTGTTGATAGGGTTGATAATACTTCAGACTTAGAAAAACCTGTATCAACAGCAGTTCAAGCAAAATTAAATGAAATTAATAATAAAATATCTAATATAGGCAATTTAACAAATTCAATGACTTATAAGACTATTACAAATATTACAGAATTGGCAGGTGCTAAACCTGGATTATATAAAATTTCAAGTGCTAATTATAATATAGCAGGTCAAACATTTACAGATGATTATATTTTAAAATTATCTGATACTGATAAATTACATATATTAGTAGATTAATTGAATAAGGGATTAAGGATTATTTAATGGGTAAAATTTTAATAGAAAAATCAGGTATATTTACCGAAATATCAGGTGGAACACAAGATACACCACAGCAATTACTTGCTAAAATTTTAACAGTTGATGGTAAAGGTTCAGGATTAGACGCAGATTTGTTAGGTGGTGTTAATTATTCTCAATATGCACTTAAGAAAGATTATTATGATAGAAATATTATTAATACAGAATTATCTAAGAAATTAAATATTTCTGATTATAACAATGAAAAATCAACTTTTGCATTAAAAACAGAATTATTAAATTCTAATAAACCTGTATATGTTGTTTCAGATACAGAGCCAACTGATAAAAATGTATTTTGGATTGCAGAAGAACAAGACCCAACAGAAAATGTTGATAAATCTCTTGAAAGTTTAAAAAAATCTACAAATTCAAATTTATCAAAAATTCAACTTTTAGAAAATGAATTACAAACATTAAAATCAAAATTAAATTCAAGTAATTCAAGTTCAACTACATTATCACAACCTAGACCAAATTTATTAATTAATGGTGATTTTAGTTTTTGTAGAACAGCACATAAAAATGGTGCATTGGTTCAAGGATTTTTTAGAGGTGACACATACGTTGATAGTAATTTTGATATTTCTTCAAACAAAGATAATGTCGTTGATGGATGGTTCTCGGCACACATTCATACTAACAATCCAATTGAATGTTCTATATCACAAGAGATTTCTGATTTTTCTGATAATAATATTGAACTTGCTCCAAAATATTTAAAAATTAATAAAATACCAAATAATCACAAGAGATTATTTTTATTTCAAAGTTTATTTCAAATTGATAACTTTTTATCAAAACAAAAAGAAAATAATTTAGATTTTGTGATTTCAGGTATAATTAAACAAAAAGATTTAGATTTTGATTATGATATATATTTATTATATAATCATAATTCTCAAACTGGTCTTTTTACTGAATCAAAAAAAGTTAAATTAGATAAAGAATATATTGATAATACAGGTAAAACACCTATAAAAATTAATTATAATGTGTTTGAAAATATAAATTTAAAATTAAATAATTCTACTAATTATGATTTAGGTTTAATAATTAGTATTATATCAAAAGACAATACAAATAATTTTTCAAAAACAACAGCAACAAATCCTATTATGATAGGAAACTTAAAACTTGAATTAGTAAATAAAAATGAAGAAAAAATCCCAACATTATTTAGTTATTATAACAATTCATTTGTAGATGAAGATAGTCTTTTATCAAAATATTGGATTCCTTTTAAGGGAACTTTTTATTCACAATTGTGTTCTGATAATAAACATAGATTATCATTGTTTTTTAATAATGGTTGTTATTGTGCGAATGGAACAAGAGGTGACAGACCTGTTATTGTTGATTTTGATTCGCCAGCAATTACACAAACTTCAGTAAATTTTATATGTAATAGTGCATTTACTATTAAAGATTATTATATGATTACAGATAAAGACCGCAAGTTTGAAAGATATTTATTACAAACAACAAAATGGAATTAAGGATTAAATAAATGAAAAGAATTAAATATTATAATAAAGATACATTAAGATGGGAAAATATAGATTCAAAAATTATATCAAGTTCAGATAAATATCAAATTTATCAAAAATTAGATAATTATTTGCCTAAAAGTTTTGCGATAAAAAGAATAGATTTAAAAAAATTCAGCGACAATTGTGGATATAAATTAAGTCTTTATTCAAACTATAATAATAAATCACTATTGACTTATGATGTTTTATTACCTAGATATATAGAAAATAATGATTTAAAAAATTCACTTGCTTTTATAGATTTTTCAAAAGCAAGTTCTGATTTAACTCATTCAACTTATTATGAAAATAGAACACTCCAAATATCTAATATTAATTTTGATGGTAAAGAATATGAATCATTGTCAAGAAATCAATCATCTTCAGGAAATATATTAGATTATACAAAAGAAAAAATAGAAAATAATAAACACATAACTTATTATTATATTTGTTTAGCACGTCAAAATGATGGTTCAGATATAATAATTGATAAATTTGCTAGAATAGAAATTCAACAATATTTAATAGAAAATGTTGATGAAACATATACATTAAGAGTTGAATTAATACCAAAAGTTTTTATATATAATGGAACAAACACCACAATAAATTCATTAGATGTTGATTTTGATAAAATAAATGATGATAATTTTTATGAATATAAAGGCAATTCAACAATAACGATTAACTATTATGGAACAGGTTATGATACTACAAATTTAACAATATTAACAGATAATATAGATGAAATAGCAAATAAAAAAAATAATAATGATTATAATTATATTAAAGTGTCTTATAATAGAGATACACCTATTGTTTTAAATTTTGATAATGAAAATACAATTGACCTATCAAATGAAAAAGGACTTATAGATAATAAAGAGATAAATTTAGAAACTTTTTTAGAGAATAATAGTTTTGGTGTAGAAATTAATTATTCAGATGATTCTTTAATATATAACAATACTGACGCACAATTTACTCAAAAATTTGATAATATTGTTTCTTTTTTTAAAGATAATTATCTTTATTTGTGCTTTAAAATTAAAGGAACTGAAGAAATTAAATTATGTAGAATAGAATTAATTTCAATACAAAATGATGCAGAAACAACAATTAAATTAGGAAAAATAGAAGAATGTAAGTATAAATGTGTAAATCAAACCCCTTATGAAGGTAATAATGATAAAATATTAATATATTATCTATTTACTGATAAAAACTTCAAAAGACTTGAATATACAGAATATGAAAAATCTAATTTTGTAAAATTAATTAAAAAAGGACAGATATCTTTAAATGGTATAGTTTTTAAATTAAATGCAGTTGATTATTTTAAAAAAATAAACAAAAATAATGGAAATACAGAAAATTTTGTAACAAACAATTATGATAAAGAATTAACACTCAATAATAATGTAAAAATTAAAGGAACATTACAAAAAGATAATTCAGCAATAGGCGACCCTGATGAAGATTATATTACAACTAAATATTATGGTGAGAATTTTCCTATTCAATTTATGGCACAAATGACAATGATAACAGGTGGAAGCGTTAATAATTTAGTTCTAAAAAATCAATCATATACATCGCCTGCATATACTTTTACTGATAAAACAAATATTGTATCTTTAGGAATTACTGATTTAAATAAACAATTTAATAATTTTGTTTTAACATTTACAGATACACCTAATAAACTTATTATAGACACACCAGCAATAGGACAATCAGGAATTATTAAAGTTATAAATGCTAAAAAGATTAATGGATATGATTCTAATATTAAATCAACTATTACATTGCCTGTATTAGATAAATTAAATGATACAGAATATTTTAGTTATTATGTATTTTCAGAATCTGAAATATTAGTTTCAAGAATTTAGAAAAATGATAATATTAAGTATTATAAGTGTTTTAATATTGATAATAATTGCAATTTTAATAGTAAAATATATAAGAAAACATAAAAACAAGAAAAACAATAAAAAGATTAACAAGGAAAATAAGGACAATAAAATGATTTATCAATTTATGAAAAGACCTGCTGAAGAAGGTGACAATCCATTATTAAAATTTACAAAATATCAACGTAAAGTTTTGAGTTCAATGACTAAAATGTATGGTGCTGGTGAGCCTATTGCAGATTATCTTAATGAGTTTAGAAATCTTTGCTTAAATGATATAAACAAAACAGCCATTGAAATGATTGAAAAAGAAGGTAAAACATTTTTAAGTTTTGGTGGAAATACTGAACCCTTTGCTGAAGTGACTACTTCAGGAAAGAACGGACAATTATGCACTTTAGTTAAATGGTTAGATTTTTTTGATTATATGAGTGAAATTAATTATAATGCAGATGATGATAATTTACCTGATTTTGATGTTTTAACAGAACAAGAAAGAAATTGGTATCAAGAGTTTAGATTACAAAGACGAACTGACACCAATAATGAAGTTGTTTGTGAATATTTTAATAATAAACCTATTATATATGGTCCTAAAAGTTTTTATGATTATAAAGAAGTTTATCTTGGTGTAACTGAAACAAAAGGATATAAAAGATATATTTTTCTTGCATTAGACCCTGAATTTAAAAAAATAATTTTATATATATCTTTAATAACGCCTGAATATACGAGTCCTTTTACAGGAAGAGTAGGATTGGGTTATAAAATAGGAAGATATTTTGACCCTGTTGTTTATAAAAATTCAAATATTAAGCCATATTTACGATATACAGAAGAAGAAAAGAAATTAATAGATAATATGAAAGAGACTCTTCAATGGAATTCAATATTTGCTAGAATTATCAATTCTACTTCATTTCCTTGTATATATACAGAAAATGGAAAAAATTATGAATTTTATGGGTCTATTAATAATCCTACAAAAGCCGATGAAAGTAAAGAAGTATTGTTATACCTAGATAAATTAAGACTTAAACCGTTTGTAACAGCAGTATTGCGTTATGTAGATGATAAAAATTTTAACCTTACACTAGATAGATGGTTAGTATAAATCTATATTTAATAATCCTTTAAGCATTCAAACATTATAATTCAGCCAAACAATATATTAAAAGGAATACAAAATGGCTGAACTATCAATGTTATCAAATCAAATTCAAAATTATGATAATATAGTAAATCTTAATATCGGATTTACTAAATCTACAAAAACTATATCAAAATCAAGAGTTGATATATATTCTTACAGATATACAGATTTTAATAATTTCAAAGACTACAACGCTTATGAATTACGTGGAAGTTCAGTTGTTTATCAAAACAATAAACCCTTAAGATTCTATTATTCTGTTCCTAAATTTTTCAACTTAAATCAAACTGATGAAACTCAATTAAATATCATAAAAACAAAAACAATATCAAAAGTTTATGAAAAATTAGACGGCTCTTTAATTCAATTTTTAAGACTTCCAAATGGCGATATAGTTGCTAAATCTAAAACATCTTTTGAAACTTCACAAGCCTTAGAAGCACAAAGAATTTATTTAAATACACCTGAATTATTTGATTTTATTAATAAAAATGTAGATAATTATAATTTATTATTTGAATATATCTCTTATAATAATCAAATAGTAGTTAATTATAATGTAGATACATTAAGATTAATTCAAGTTAGAGATTTAGAAGGTAAATTTGTAGATTTGAATGATATTGATTTAGACCCTAAATTTATAGTTAAATCTGTAAATTTAACATTAGACGAAATCTTAGATATAGTTGAAAATTCAACTGATGATATTGAAGGATTTGTTGTATATTTTACAGATTCAACAATAGTTAAATTTAAGACCCTAGAATATCTAAGAAAGCATAAATTATTAACTAATAATCCAACTAAGAAAGAATTAGTTAATATGATTATTAATGAAACTATTGATGATTATATAGCAAATTTACAAGGAACTAAATATTCTGTAATATCAAATTTTAATTCACAAGTAATAGATAAAATTAACTACTATCAAAAATATATAAAAGAATTTGATTATTCACTAGATAGAAAATCATTTGCTATTCAAAACAGAAGCAATCCTGATTTTAGTTTATTAATGAGATGTTACGGCGTTACCGATGATAATCAAATAGAATCAGAGATTTTAAAATATATTGAGCGAAATGCAGATAGTCTGTTTGAGTTGAATTATATTGTTTCAGATGAATTTGATGATTAATATACTTTAAGTTTAGATTAATAATTCTCTAAGGTGTTCTTAAGTATTTTAATGTTATAATTCTCACATAACAAAGGAAAACAAGGAGCAAAAGATGAAAATAGTTACAGAACTACCAAAAGAACTAGCAGACTTTGAAGCAATTTATAGAGAATTATTAATCAAAGAAACTTTAGAATTAGTTTCAGATATTAGAGAAGAATATAATACATTAAAAGCAGAAAATCCAAGCAAAACAATGGAAATAACAGGTTATCTTATAGACAAATACAACAAATCTATAATAGATGAAGTTATAAGATTTAGAAGTAATAATCAATTTTTTATAGATAAATGCACTAAACAATCATTAACTCTATTTTCAAATCTTTTAAATAAAGTTTCATCAAAAGTAGGAAATATCACTGATTTATCAGATTTAACAACTACAACAGGAAACAATGAAATAGTTTTAAATGGAGTAGTAACAGGCGAATTTAGTAAAGTTAAAGTTCAAAGCATATTAGCAGGCGGTCACGGAGTTCAAAGACTTCACATCAGAACTTTAATAAAAGAGATTAAATAAGGGGGATAAAATGAAAGTAGAAAAATATCTTAACAATACCTTCTTTTAGAGAAAAAGAAAATATATTGCTTGCAATGAGTTCAGAAGAATTAACTAAACTTTATGAAGATGTTGATAATTATATTACGGCTAATGGTAATAATTATACACTTCAATGGCTATTAGATAAGAGTTTTAATATTGGTTATATCAATGGTAAAAAGGAAAAAGAATTAGGAATTTAATCTAGTTAATATAAGGAGTTTAAAATGAAATTTTTTGAGAAGTTTTATCTTAATATGTCGTCAGAAAAGAAAATAGAATTTAGAAAAGAAATAGAGAAAGAACTAAAATCAGTAAATGAAATGGCATATTCAAGAGTAGCCTATATTTATAAAGTTTCAGAACACGATAGAAAAATCGGCGAACATCTTGTAAAAATTTGTTGTTTTGATAATCCTGATGATTTAAACGGACACTATAAAGGCTTAAATTCTTGGATAAAACCTAAGCAAGGATATACATTAAAACAAGGTAAAATAACTTTTGATTTTCTATATGAATTATTATGGAATGGTTGGTTAGATTCAGGCGATGTGATGAAAAGAATTGCTTTAGAACTCAAAAATAAGCAATACAAAAAAGTTAAATTATATGATAATATTGATTACGATATATTATATAATGAAATTACTAAAGTTATGACTAAGGTTGTCAATGATATGCTAGAGCATAAATTTAACGATATCAGAGATTATTTAAATCCTGATAATTTTGTTAAATATCACGATTAAGAAGTTTAATATGATAAAAGATTTTATAAAAAGATTAAACAATTTAGGATATTATGAATTAAATGATATTTTTGATTTAGCAGAAATAAAAGAAACTGATAAATTGAAAATACAAACAATTAATCCGTGTAAATGTGTCATTTATATTGAACCTGAAATGATAACAATACCATTAAACATTAAGAAAATAGGATTTATTGATTCTTATATAGTAGATGAAATTTTATATTAAAAGAAATTGATAAGGAGTTAAGATGGGAAGTATGGGTGTTTTTGAAAAAATAATGATTTTTGCAACAGCGTTAGTCTTTGGTTTAATTGTTTATGTTATTTTTATTGTTTATAATACAGAAAATATAACAATTAATGGAATTACATATTATTGTGAAGATAATTATTCATATTATTATGAAGATTTAGGCACAACATCAACATCATTTATACCTGTTTTTAATGGTAAAACAACAATCTTAATGCCTAATACTATACACAACAAGGCAAAAAGAACTTTAGATTATAATATTTGTAAAACTCAAAACATACAACAGGATAGATAATATGAGTATTAAAGATTATATAATATCTAAAATTATAAGATTAAAAATAGTTAAAGATTTATGCGAGAAATCAAAAATTTTAGATTTAATTGAAAAAGATTCAAGAAATCTATTACCAAACACAATAGAATTATTATATGCAAATCCTGATAGTTTAACAAAAACAGAATTATTATATAATAAAATGAAAATTCTTAAGAATTTAACATCACATATTTACAGAACCGAAAGAATTAATTTTAAAATTACAGAAGATTTGTTATTTAAAACTATTATCAATTATAGTTCAGAAAGAGAAGTTTTTAATTTTTTATGTAATATGCTAAAGGAAACACATAAAGATGATTTTGATTTATCTGTAAGTTCTGATGATATAAGAAAAGAAGTTTATAAAAGAATTCGTCAAATCTGTAAGTTAGTTTTAAGAAAAGACTTAGTATAATTCTATTTTAAAGAAAGGATATAGGAGTTACGATGAAAACAGAACTTTATAATCAAATACTTACAGCAATGAAAAACATTAATTATCCTGAATTAAATCAAGATAATCTTTATGATTTACTACAAGATAATCACGGAATTGATAATCCTTATCATCAAGAAGGTTCATTTTTAACACACCTTAATCTAGTTAAAGAGCAAGCAGAGTTATTATATCCTGATGATGAAATCTTACATATTGCTTGTTTCTTGCACGATGTTGGTAAGCCATTTTGCAAAGTTTATGATTCTGAATCAGGCAAAACATATTTTAGGGGTCACGAATCTTATTCAGTATTTGTAGCATACGATGTTATTAAATATTTGATTAATAATTTTAACTTTGAAATTTCAAGATTTGATTTATTAAGAATATTATCATTAATTCAAAGACACGCAGACCCTTATTCATTAGGAATTAAAAAATTAGTATCAAGATATACACGTGCTGAATATAATGATTTAGTTAAAATTCATAGATGTGATTCACTTGGCAGAACACCTGCAAAAGACCCTATAATTCACGATATTAATTTATTCAAAGAAAGTAAAGAGAGTTTTGATTTTAGCCATAGTTTTGACAATAAAATAATCTATATGATAGGAATACCAAATTCAGGCAAATCAACATATATCAAAGAATTAACAAGAGTTAATAGTTTTAAGATATTGTCAAGAGATGATATTATAATGAAACTATCTAATACAGATGATTATAATAAAGCATTTGATGATGTTAATCAAGATTTAGTAGATACAGAATATAATAAATTATATAATCTGTATATGCAAAATAAAGAGAATTTTATTATAGATAAAACAAATACTACATATAAAACAAGAAATAAAAATATTAAAGAATTTAATTCACATAAAATAGGTATTTGTTTTTGCATAGGATTAAGTGAAATTCTTAAAAGAAATAATTTAAGAACAAATAAAAAACTTAGTATAAGTGTAATAAATAAATTTATGACGCAGTTTCAATTTCCTTATAGCAATGAATTTGAAACAATTTATTATGTATTCGAGTAATTTGAATAGTTTGAGTAGGGAGTAAATATGCAATTAGAATCTAAAATTAACGGCTTGGCAGTTATTGTTACTATATTAATGGAGTCTTCAGATGATAGACTTACTATTAATATTTTTAAAAAACATAATAAAGAGTTTTTATTAAGTTTAACAGATTATAAATACAATTTAAACAAATATTTTGATACACCTATAGTTTAAAAGTTCTAAGGTTTAAATTTTGCCTAATAACACCACAACAGATAATACCACTAAAGGTTATATAGGATTTACAGGAAATCTTTTATTGCTTAAAAATATAGCAAATCTTGATAATCCTGAATCCGCTCACAGATATCACACTTTAGAAGAAACTGAATTTAAGTATGATTTAAGTATTAATAAATCTAGCAATATAGAAATAGCAAAAGTTTTCTTAGATGATGGATTTCCTAATGGATTAACTATTAATAATGATTTAAATTTACGTGGATTTATTAAATCTTTTAACGAGCAAACAGAACCTGTAACTATTAATGAGCGAGAACAACTTAAATTTAGTGGTGCTAATTTTTATAAAAATGGTAGATATGCAGGATATGAATATTGTTTTAAGTTTAGTGTAAATATACTATTTAGGATTAAATTAGAGCGTATTGTAAGCAATTCAGGTTCAACAGGTAATAATACATCAGGAACACAAGGAACGACTTATACAGGTAACGAGAAGCCTGAATTTAGATATAAACAACTAGAACAATTATTTCCCTATCAGTTGCAGAATATCACAAGAGATATAAAGGGTAATGATTTTGATAGAGCCGATAAAACAGGTAGATTGGTAGGAAATATTATATTTTTACCTAATTATGCAGGCACTGATATTAATATCCCTAATAATAAATTATATCTTAAATATAAATTTTTTGATATTTCAGAAATCCCTAATTATTATCCAAAAAATAAAATTTTATTAGATTATTTTAAGAATTCAGATTTTAAATATTGTGAATTTAATCAATATTTCAAAAATCAAGAATTATCAGGAATTACGCATTTTCATCAAAATTATGATAAAATTGATACTATTCCTAGTTGGTTTGGTAACACTGATGAAACACAAAGAATTTTCTATTCAGGCAGACCACCTAAAGAGCGTGTGATTAATTATCAAGAATTAATTAATGAAGGTTCAGGAATTATAACTGATGTAGGATATTTCAATAAAGATAAAACAGATGATTTATATTATTTTGGATTATTAAAAAAATCTTTTCTTATATTATTAATAAGAAATAATAATATTGACACTGCTATTTTTACTTTTGATTATTTAAGCAAATTTAGTCCATTTAATATTAAAAGACAACCTATTACTGATTATGATACTATCAGAACAAAACGACCAAAATTAAGAGATTTATCACGTTGGATAAACTTTAGAGATACACCTAGAGTTTAAAATTTTAAACTTTTATTAAGATTTATATTATATAATACTTAAAAATTACAAGAGTTGCAAGGATTAAAAATGAATACAGAACACAAAGAGTTTAAATCATTTTCTGATTTTTTATTAAAATCAGAAGTATTAGAAGAAAAAGGCGAGAGAAAAGCAATTATAGATTTTACAGAAGATATTTCTAATCAAATAAGAATTCACTTTGTAAAATTAAGTTGTTTTGACAATCCTGATGATATTAAGAAACATTTTATTTCTTTAGATGGTTGGATTGATGATATACAAGAATTAACATTTAATAAAAACAAAAGACTTCCTGAAGATGATTATTTTAAATACATTTGGGCTAATGAAATGAGTGATTTGGATAAATTTGAAGACTTATTTTTGGAAGTTAAGGATTTATATAAAGATGTATCGCCAAGAAAAAATTTAAAAATCTCTAAAGTATATTCACAATTAACTAGATTATCAAGAGAATTATCAAGGTTGATATCTAAAAATTTCTTTACATTGACTAAATCGCTGTTTGATGAATTTGAGATTGACTACAAATAAAGTAAATAAGGAGTTTAAAAATGTTAAAATTAATTGATAATACAATAATCAATACCAATTCTATTGTTAAGGTTTATTTTAATGAATCAAAATATTTGTGTATATCTGATAATACAAATCAGACAATTACTTTTATATTAAAAAATCCTATTGATAAAGAAGATGAAAAAGACGCAATGAGATTAATATTTAATCAAATTCAAGATAATAATCTTTTTGAAATAAATATTGATAAAATTATGAATGTTTTTGATGTAAGTAGGGATATTTAGATATGCCACCTGTTGCTAGACTTCACGATATTTGTAGCGGACACGATTCTTTTATACCTAGTCCTGTAATTCAGGGTTCTGATAATGTTATTACAAATAATTTGCCAACATTTAGAAAAACAGACGCAGTTCAGCCACACCCTAGTCCTAGTCCGAGTCCGCCACACCCTAGATTTGGTAAAGCAGGTTCAGAAACCGTATTTGTTAATAATTTGGATATTATGAGAATAGGCGACCCAATAGATTGTGGTGGCGTGGTAATTACGGCAAGCGATAATGTTTTGGCAGGGGGATAATGCACTATAATGAATCATCAAGAGAACACAAATAATACTAAACAATTGATTGAATTTCCAAAATATGTCAGATATTTAAAATCAAGATATGAAGAATATTATTTTCAAATAATTATTAAAAAATTATTATATAAACACGATTTGGTAACTTCAATTAAATTGCTATCTAGGCGAATTTGTAAAGGCAATGTTAAAAGATTTATCACAAGAACATTAAAGTTTTTTGAATCTCAATATACCATTGATGAAATTTATCAAGAAGTCCTTAAAACATATAAATACGAGCCTAAAAAATATAATATGAAAACTTTTACAATAACAAAAGAAATTAAAAAAGAAATTACAAATTCAATTCAAGAAAAGCAAAAGAAAAAAAATTTATCAAAATTGGGTGTTGAATATCCTTTTCAATCTAATAAAATACAAGAAAAAGTAAGAGAAGTTACATATGAGAGATATGGATTTACTTCTTTGTTCTTTAGCGACGAATTTCAAGACAAAATAAAACAAAATACACTTAGAAAATATGGCGTTGAAAATATGGGTGGTTCAGAAGAATCTTTAGTTAAAATTATGAGATATCATATAAACAAATATTCTCTTATAGAAGTAACAGAAAAAGATTTAGATAAACTAAAATTAATTTTTTCTTATGTAAAGTCTTTTGTTATTACAGACAAATTACTTTTAAAAACATTAAAAAAATATAATGATTTTGTTTTTGATTCAAGAATAAGAGCAAAAATCACAAATATTAAAAAATTTGGTGCAGACAATATTTTCGCTTCAAAAATTTATAAAGAATATATATTACAATATAATTTAGAAAAATATAATAGAGAAAGTCACACTCAAATACATTTTAAAAATTATGAAAATTTAAATGAAAATTTTGTTAAATATGTATTTATTGATGATAAGTATTTTTATTTAAAAAAATTTTGTAGTTATTTTAATGTTGATTTTTCAACGGCGATAAAATACAAAGAAAAATTTGGTATAGAGAAGCCAAATTATTTTTTAAAATGTCAGACACAACGATTTATTTTTGAGAATATTAAGACAAACAATAAAATATTAAATAATAGAAAAATTATATATCCTTTAGAATTAGATATTGTATTGCCTGATATTAAACTTGCTATTGAATATGATGGGTTAATGTATCATTCAGAAGGTCTTTTAAATGAAGGAAAAATAAGAAATATTGACAAGAATTATCATATAAATAAAACATTAGAATGTGAAAAAATTGGTTATAATTTATTTCATATATTTGAATCTGATAATATAGATATATGGTTATCAATGATTAATAATAGATTAGGTCTTAATGAACGTATATATGCTCGTAAATGTATTATTAAAGAATTAAAATCAACTGAAATTAAGGATTTTTTAAATAATAATCACTTACAAGGATTCATCAATTCATCAATTAACTTAGGATTATATTATAATAATGAATTAGTATCAGTGATGACCTTTTCTAAACCTAGATTTAATAAGAATTATGAATATGAATTAATCAGATTCTGTAATAAATTAAATACATCGGTTATAGGCTCTGCTTCTAAGTTATTTAATTATTTCATTAAGAATTATAATCCTAAATCAATAATCAGTTATGCCAACAGAAGATTCAGTAATGGAAGTATTTATGAAAAATTAGGTTTTAAATTCTTAAGAAAAACAGCACCTAATTATTTCTATTTTAAACCTAATGATGTTGCAATATTAATGTCAAGAAATCAATTTCAAAAGCATAAATTGGCTAATTTATTAGAAAAATATAATCCTGAATTGTCAGAATCAGAAAATATGTTTAATAATGGATATAGACGTATATATGATTGTGGTAATTTAGTTTATGAATACATTAGAAGTATCAAAAATTAATTAAGGAGCAAAAAATTGAGTGTAGCAGGAACAATTACAAAATTAAATAAAGCAAAACAAATTAAAAATGATGAATTTTATACAAGATATGAAGATATTGAAAAATTTATATCACAATATTCAGAACATCTTAAAGATAAAGTTATATATTGTAATTGTGATGACCCTAGTTTCAGTAATTTCTATAAATTTTTTAAGATTAACTTTACAAAGTTAAATATCAACATATAAATCTGATGAACCTTATAGATACGATTATGATGGGATTAATGAGAGTAAAACGCCTATTGAATCAGGTTTATTTGAGTATAATTCAGATATAATTAATGAATTTAAAGATGATATAATAGTAGTAACAAATCCACCATTTTCATTAATGAGATTATATATTAATTTCATAATAAGTTTAGATATTAAATTTATAATTATTGCTCCTGTATCTATAATTTCATCTGTTGAAATATTTGATTATTTTAAGCAAAAGAAAATTTGGGCTTTAAATCGTGATATATTTAGAAAATTTATTACACCTGATAATAAAATTGCAGAAGCAAATTCTAATTTCTTTGGTAATATAGAACCTAAAATTCCTTATTATAAATTTACTAAGACTTATAACAATAAAGATTATCAAAAATATGTTAATTCTGATTGTTTATATGTTAATAAAACTGAAAATATCCCTTATGATTATAAAGGATATATGGCAGTTCCTTTGTCTGCTTTATATATTTTAAATAAAAATCAATACAATATTATTGCAAACACTAATTGCAGAAATATTTTTAATGAAATAATTGTAGAAGGAAATCAATATAAAATATCAAATTCAATAAAAACACCGACAAAAGCATTATCTAAAAGATATTTTATAGAATTACCTGAAAATCAAATTCCTAAATCTAATTATTATATAATAGAAAATAACGATAAATTTAAAGATAAGAAATTTATAATACCATTTGCAAAGATTATAATACAATTAAAACACTAAAAATTTTTTAAATAAATAGTCTTATGAGTAATAAGACAGATTTAAACAATACCATTGGAATGTCAAACGACACCTATCAGAACCTAAAAAATATTATTGCATATAGAGAATCAGGGGGAAATCAATATTCAGTAAATTCTTTAGGTTTTATGGGAAAGTATCAATTTGGTGCAGAAGCACTTGCTGATACAGGATTTATAGATAAATCAAAACTTCCTAAAAGGGGTCAAAGATATAGTGGTTGGCAAAATGACTTCTTAGCAGATGATAGTAACTGGACTATTAAAGGCGGTAAGCAAGCATTCTTAAATAATGTTGAATATCAAGAACAAGCAATGGATAAATTGCTTAAATCTAACTATAATCAAATTTCTAAAAGTATTGGATATACTGATGAAAGTGATTTAAGTGGTAAGTTAATGGCTTCACACTTAGGTGGATTCGGAAATACTAAAAAACTTTTCTTAGAAGGTAAAGGATTTAAAGACGCTTACGGAACTGATATAATGCAATATTATAAATTAGGTTCAAAAGCAGGCTCAAACGATGAAACTTTATCCTATTTACCTAAAAAGTTTCAAGGAAAAATAGCAAATCCTGAATTTTCAAACGCATATATAGCAGATAATAAATCAACTATTCCTACTGCACCTATTGGCGATAATATAAATGAAAAAGAATCGCCTAGTGATACAGGAAATATATTTAGTAATATAGGTAATAGTATAGGCAATTCTGTATCAAATTTCTTATTTGGTTCAAAAGGTTTAGACGGATTTAATTCAGAATCTATGCAAACTCTATTAATGGGTGGTGGATTATTAGCAAGTGGTATATCAGGATTTTTTGGTCTTAATACACCTATGATAGATGATGATGAAATTGATGACGACGAAGACGATGAAACACCTAGAAAATCTAAACAAACAGATGATGATAAAAACTATGAAGAAAACACAAAACAATCAAATTTAGATTTATTTCCTAGTATTATAGATAAAATAGCAAATTCACAAGAACAATTAAATACTATAATAAAATTAAATCCTACTGCTGACAATACACCTTTATTAAAAAAGCATTATGAAATTAATAAGAAAATTCAAGAAACAGTAGATGATTATTATAAAGATTCATTTGACGAGCAAAACACTAATATTTCATTACATAAAGCACAATTAGGCGGTGCATTAATTGGTGCAGGAGTAATGAAAACTATTGTTAAAAAAGTTAAATCTAGTATAGGCAGTTCAGGTGGATTAGGAATAGGCGATTTCTTAAAAGGTGGTGCTACTGCTTGGCTAGGTTCTAAATTATTAAAATCTGTATTTAAACCTTTAAAATTTTTCTTTAATCCTAAATTGCCTAAATTTATAACATCTTTAGGAACTTTGCCAACAAAAATAGCAGATTTATCTAAATCTCTTTATAAGTATATTAATAAGTTTGACATCAATGGACTTAAGAGTTCATTTCAAAGTTTTAAACAATTTGCTGAATCTAAGTTTAAATCATTAGGAACACTTATTGATAATACAAAGGCAACATTATCTAAAACAATTGATGATATTAAAGCAAAATTTAATAAACCTAGCACTCCTGCACCAAAAGTTGAAACACCTAAACCTAAAGTAGAGCCAACAAAAAGTGTTAAACCTATTGAAAACATTAACAAACCTAAATCAGTGCCAACAGCACCTGTTAAAGAAAAAGGATTTTTTAGTAAATTAGCAGATACAGCAGTTAAATATACCAAAAAGGGTTATGATTATGTAGCAAGTGGTAAATTAACTGATGATATTGTAAAAGGTTATAATTATTCAAAAGATTTTATTGTTAAGACAGCAGATGATGTGGCAAATTTTGCTAGTAAGCAATATAATAATGCTAAAGCAGGATTAAATTTATTAAAAGATAAAGCAACTTCTTTTATGTCTGAAAAAGTATTAAAATATATTACAAATATAATACCACCTAAAACACTTAAAATTATAAAAGCAGTCAGTAAGAAAATTCCAGGTGTTAGCCTTATTGCAGGTTTAGCATTTGGAGCAGATAGATTATTAGCAGGCGATTTTACAGGTGCAGTTGTTGAAGTTTTAAGTGGTATAGCAGGCAGTTTTCCTGGATTGGGAACTTTAGCAAGTATAGGATTAGATAGTGCTTTATTAGCAAAAGACGCAGGAATGTTGCCTGATGAATTTAATGAAGCATATAAAGATTTTAATAAATCAATTGAAGGTTCTATATCATCAGTTAAACAAGATAAATCAAGTTTAGATTCTATTAAAACACCATATTCAGATGAAATTAATGATGAAGTTGAAAGAATAGAAAAATTAGATAAACAAGATTTAATAAATGATATGAATAAAACTATACAACAAAATCAAGCAAATATAAATTCTGATAATATAGAAAAACAAGAAAGAAATTTACCAAATATTGACAAACCTATACAGACTATAACTGTTGTCAATTATGGTAATTCTGATACAAACGTTAATGTAAATAGTAGTAATAAACCGTCAATGAATTTATCAGATTCATTTTCATATTAATAATTTAAGGATATAAAAGAAAATGCCTATATCAGTTACAAATCAAGCAACTAAGAATTCTGTAAATGCTTCAAATTCTGCACCAACATATATGTATTTTCCTGTAACTATGGCAAATGAAGAATTTGCATTAAGAAAAGTAACTTTAAAAATATTTGAATCTCAAACATTATTATCAGTATTTGACAATTCAGGCGAAAAAATAGAACAATTTACAAAAGAAATTCAAGAGAAAAATGATAAAATTTCTAAACAAGATGGTGCAGTAAATAAAACATCAGAAGCAATTAATCAATATGGCAATTTAGTAAGAGAGATGAAAAGATTAAATGCTAAATTTGAATTTAGTATTGTATTACCTATTCCTAATGAATTATCAGATGTATATTCACACGATTATGGTGTAGAAAATGGAATAATTGGTGCTTTAGCAGGCGATAAAATGGATTTAGACACTGATAAAGATAATATAGTAAAAAACACTGCTTCAAACAAATTTAAAAAAACAGCAAATTCAATAACAGGTGCAACAAAGGCAATGCTTGGCGATTTTAATGCAAAATTAGCAGGTTCTTTAGGAAAGCAAAGAAACTTATTAAATCCTGATTTCTTCCAAAATTATAGGGGTTCAGCACCTAGAACATTTACATTTACATTTAACTTAATTCCTAATTCTAAAAAAGAAGCAGAAGATATGGTTAATATTATATTAACTCTTAAAAAGTATTCATCGCCTAAAGTTACAGCAAGTTTTTTGATGACTCAACCTAGATTTTTCTGTATAGAGTTTGGCAATCCGCAATTAAATAAGATGATTAATGCTTTGCCTTGTGTTTTACAAGAAGTTAATACAAACTATTCCGCAGGCGGATATGTTGATACAACTTTAGACGGAATGCCTAAATATGTATCACTTCAATTAACTTTTGCTGAATATAGGGCTATTGATTTCGATGATTGGGATAGTGTTGATTATGGTTCATATACTAAAATTCCTGAGAAATAGGATTATTAAATGATATATAAAAATGATAGAGAACAACTTAAAAATACAGTATCAGATTTTGATTATTTTGAAAATTTAGATGATTCTAAATATGAAGATTATAATTCGCCTGTATATAAGAATTATAAAGATATTAAAGATTATCAAGTTCGTGATTATACTTCACTAGATTTAAGATTTATTATAGAAAATAAAGAATTATCTGAATTTCTTAATGATAGGGATAATGTATTTTTTGTTAATATAGATAATAATTCATTACTAGAAGAAATATCATATAGATACTATAATAATGAAAACTATTGGGATATTATATTATTAATTAACAATTTAGACCCATTATTTTCACTTCCTTTTGATTTTGATTTAATATATAATCTTGCAGAATTTATTACAGAAAATTATTTTAGTAGAGATAAATATGACCCTTATTCAGGTAAATATACAGATGAAACAAAACTTAGATTATTCAACATATTAAAAGAAAAATTAAATAAACAAAATGAAATTAATAGAACTATTAAATTATTAAGACAAGAGAGAATTCAAGATTTCTTAAAGATATTTAATAGTTCAGCAAGAATTAATAACGGATTTCAAAATTAAAAAACTTTAATAAAGTAATGAAGTAATAAGATTTAAAAAATTTATAAGGTTAAAAATAATGGGATTTGAAGCATTATCAGTCAATTCACAAATATCAGCAGTTAAAGGAATTTTAACAGATAAAAAATCTAATAAATCAATAAATTTAAATCAATTATTGCTTAAAAATATTGAGATTTCTTATTCAGGCGTAGATATTGAAGGATATATTATAATTGATGATATAGCCGATATTAACAATGCTTTAGAATTAGGTTCAGATGTTGAAATTCAACTATATTTTAAAGATTTATTTCAAAAAGAGTATTACAGAACATTTATTATTACAGGTAAAAATACTATAAAACAAGGCAATAAAACATTACTTCAATACTCAATTAGAGATATAATATCATATAAATTAGATAATATATTTAAGGCTAAATCTTACAATTCTGTTAAAATTTCTGATATAATTCAAGAGTTTTTACAAGAAGTTAATGAATATATAACAAAAGATAAATTAAAAATAAATATAGAACAATCGAAAGAGCGTGCATTATATTCAGTAAATCCTAGCGTGTCTTTTCTTGATTTTATCACTAATGATTTAGAGCGTGAAGGATTTATTGTATATCAAACAAGAGATTCAATAAATGTCAAATCAGCACGAAATTTAAAAGTTTCTAACTTATCTAAACAAAAATATAGATACATTGACAAAACTAATAATACATTTTATCAATATAAGATATTTGAGTATAAACAACTAAATTCATCAAATAGATTTCAACCTAAGACTATTTGTTTAGTTTATAATCCTGCTACAAAAACTATGGATAAATTTCAACAGAATTTAAGTGATATTAGTTCAGATATCCAAATATCTAAATCTACTCCTAAAGCACAAGAAACATCAGGTGTAAGATACACAACTAAAGAATACCTTGATGATAATTCACTATATGCTGATACATTTAAAAACTTTGTAAGAGAATCAGGACTTGAAATAATAGTATCAGGCGACTTTACACAATCTAATCAATACAATATTATTGAACTTAAGATTTCAGGAAATATCAACGTTAAAGAATCACAAGACAAAGGCGACACATCTTTGTCAGGGAATTATATAATTCTTAAAGTAGTTGATAAAATTGTATCAGGCACTACATTTATTCAAAAATTAATACTAGGTAGATTATAAATCTATATTTTATTATCTACTTAAACTATTCTTAATTTAAGAATTTATTAAGTAGTTAATAAAAACTGCATATGAATTTAAATTCTGAATTGTATTGTTATTCTTATTATAAGAATTCTATTAAAAATTAAATTTCAATCCTAAATTTATTAACTACTTAATTTAGCCTTAAACAGATTAAGACGCTATATCTGTAAGATAAGATTTCTTAAGGTTCGTTTAAGTAGTTAATAAAAATAAGATAGAAATTTAAATTTATAGTTGGCTATATAATATAAAGAATAAAGAATTTAAATTCTGAATTGTATTGTTATTCTTATTATAAGAATTCTATTAAAAATTAAATTTCAATCCTAAATTTATTACTACTTAAATAAAACTTAAAGATTAAAACTAATTTAATAATTTAAACAATCTATAAGTAGTTAATAAAAATCAGTCATAACATTATCAGTATTATACTCACTAAAAATATATAAATAGAGATATAATATTAAATTCTAAAAGGAAAAATAAATGATTAATTTTTACGACCATATCGAAGGTGACAAACTAAAACTTCAAAATCCTAATGGCGATGATTTTATACTTGTTGATAAAGAGCAAGCACTTGCTGATATTAAATCACTACTAAAGAAAAATGCAGAGTTTAAAATTCAATCAGATAAGCAAACTCTTAAAAAAATTGAAGAAGATTTGAATAAATCTGAAACTTCAATAACTTCAAGTTCAACAACAGAAGATTCTAGCACAACTGACGAAACAAGCGGTTCAACACGTGGCAATAAGAAAAAGAAAAATACAGGTCTTAATCCTGAAACAGAAGAAATACCAACACCAACAAATCCTGGTAGAACTGAAGAAATATCAATAGCAAGTGAAGCAAGCGAACTAATGGACCACCTATAATAAGGTTTTCTAATGATAATTACACTAGCATTTCAGAAAATTCCTGATGATAATATATATTCTAAAATTTTTTCTTTTATTATTAAGAAAATAACAAAATCTAAATATTATCACGTTGAGTGCTTTTTCAAATCTAGTGGATTATTCATTAGTTCAGATATTAGAACAGGGGTTGTAATAAAACCCCTTAATCCTAATTTGTCTAATAAGTATGATTATTTTGATATTAAATTTAATGGCAGAAAATATAAAAACTTAGAAAAATATCTTTATAAAATTAATAATTCTAAATATGATATAAAAGGTATATTTCTATCTCAATTATTACATTTAAAATCAAATAAATCACAATCAGAAAATAAATTTTTCTGTTCTGAATTAGTATCAAATATATTAAAGAAATTAGGATTAATCTTAGATAAAGAAGATTATGAATATAGTCCTGAATTGTTATATAGGGAATTAAATGCAAAGAAAATTATATAATGATTATCACGATTTAAAACAAGTTGATAATAATGAAGAAGCAATTAAAAATTCTATTAAAAATATATTAACTACAAGAATAGGAACTTTACCTGGTAAGCCTACTTTTGGAAGTGAATTATATAGAATTATATTTGAACCAATAGACCATATCACTAAAGACATTATTAATACATATATTATAGGTGCATTAGTAAAATGGGAAAAAAGAATACAAGTTACAGATATAGAAGTAAAAGAAATTCCTGAATATAATAAAATAGTAATTAATATTAGTTTCAGTTATGTAAATTTTGAAAATATACAATCTGCTTCTGTATCAATTCAATTTAATAAGATTTTATAAAATTATAAAAGGTTAGAATTTATGGTAAAGTTTTTTAAACAAACAAAATATTACAATTTTATCAAAGAAAAAAATATTTTCAATGGCGATTTATTAAATGAAAATAATCTTAATAATGCTATTAATCAACTCAAAAAAGAAATAGATAATGCTTGGTCTATATTACAAATTTTAAGAGATGATAAGCCATTTGAGTGGCAACCTAATATTGAGTATCAAGAAGGCGAGATTGTTTATTATTCAACAAAAGAAAATCCAACATTAGATGATATTAGAAAATCTTATTTTATTGCTAAAGAAAGGGCAGATGGTCTTGATAAGAATTATGCAAAAGTTCCTACAAATCAACCTTTATATTGGGATAGAATTAGAAAACTTGATTTAATTCCTGATTTTGATTCTGAATCTTATATTAAATATACAGGTAATGTTGATTGGACTCCTTCTAAAGATTCTGACCCTGTATCACTTAAGTATTATAGAGATAATCTAAATACAAAATTAGAACAAACTTTAAAAGATTATATAGCATTTGATAATGAAAAGGTATTTTTGCCAACAGGAAATTATAATCCTGTTCCTAAAATTTATGTTGATAATGCTATTAATACAATGGCTACAACAGGAACAGCACATAATGCTGATTTTCTAAAAGGAATTGACGGCAATTATTATGTAAGAGTTGATGATAATAATAAACTAATAGCAAGAAGTTCTGATTATAACTATATTAGAACAACTACACAAGGATTTTTACCTGGTGCAAGTTCATCAACAATAGGTAACTTAGTTGATAAATTTAGAGAAATGCACGCTGAAAACTTTATAGGAACTGCTTTACAAGCAAAATATGCTGACGTTGCAGAATATTATGAATCAGATAGAGATTATGAAGCAGGAACAATTTTGTCAATTGGTGGTTCTAAAGAAGTTACTAAATATAGTCCTGATTTACCTTTAGCAGGTATAGTATCTGAAAATCCTGGATTTATACTTAATAATCTATTTGATAAAGAGCATAAAGTTTTAATAGGATTAAAAGGTAGAATTTATGCTAATACCACACATAGCATAGCAAAATCTGAATATGTATATGTTAATGAATTTGGCGAACCTTTTGGAAGTAATGAAAAATTAAGAGATTATGATTTGCTTGGTATAGCATTAGAAGACTCAAAAGATAATAAAGTATTATTAAAAGTTTAAAGGAGTCTTAAATGCTTGATTCACCTAAAGTAATAATACAAGAATTTGATGGGTCGTTAAAATCTGCTCCACTTGGTAATGTTGTTACATTTTTTGCAGGATTCTTTGAAAAAGGTGCTATTAATACTCCTATTTCAGTTACTACACCTTTAGAATTTAAACAAACTTTTGGTCGTGCTAATGCTAATAATTATAATGATTGGTATCAAGTTTATAATTACCTATTATATCCTACTAATCCTAATATTATAGTTATAAGAACAATTAATCAAGAACAATCATTTAATGCAACTGCTAGTGTTCCTTTTAAATCAAGACCGATGTTTATTAAAGATTTACAAGATTTTGAATTACAATATGATAATTTCTTGGAACAAGAAAATTTTATAAAAGTTTGTGCTAGAAATCCTGGCGAGTGGGGAAATTTATTAGAAGTATGTATATTTACTGCTAAAGAATATATAGAAAATAAAGAGATTAAAAAAGGATTTTATGCTAAAAATATAGTTAATTATATTAAACAAGGTTATTATTGTATTGCTATATTTAGAAAAGATGTATTAGTAGAGAGATATTTAATTAAATTTGATGATTATGAGATAGTAAATAAAGAATCTAATTATATCTATATTAAAATGAGATTAAACGATTATAGAATATATGATGGTAATATTTGGTGGGTTGATGGTAATGAAGAATTAGCCGACGGCAATTTACCTAATAATAAAAAACCTGTGTTTTATGGCTCAAATTCATTAAAATTAAAAAATGGTGTATCAGTAGAACCTAGTTTAGCAGATTTAGATGAAGCATATAGTATTGTTGATAATACTGAAGAATATGAAATAGATTTTGTAATTGGAAATGAAAGAAATTATCAATCAGCAGTTAAATTAGTTGAAAAAAGACGTGATTGTGTTGCATTTATTGATACAGATTTAACAGATATTAAACAAATTATTAACAAATCACAAGAATATTTAAGTGAATTTGTATATTTTACTGCTAATAAGAAAAAGCAATATGATTATTTTAGAAATAAGACCATTTACACGTCAATAAATGGCGATATAGCAGGATTAAGAACACAATTAATCAATACCATAGGCACAGCAGAATCTCACTCTAAAATCAAATATAACCTATTAGAAGCCATTGATATAAAAAACAAATTTATGAATGCAGAAAAAGATGAATTATACCAAAACAACATAAATTTATTAACAAGAGATAATAATACTATATATTTTCAGGGCGAGAGAACATTAAGAAAAGGTTTCACAAGAGATTTTACAACAAGATTAATTCTTAATAAAATAGAAAGAAAATGCACCAAAATAAGCAAATATTTTGTATTTGAATTTAATGATACATTTACTAGAGAAGCATATAGTTCTCAAATAAGACAAGTTTTATTAAGTTCAAAATATGATAATGAATTGGAAGATTTTAAAGTTATATGTGATATTACAAACAATCCTGATGAAGTAATAGACCATAATAAAATGATATGTGATGTTTATATTAAACCTAAATATTTAGTTGAAGTTATAAATTTAAGATTTACAGCACTATAAATTTGACTAAATTTAAATGATTTAAATAAATAATACAAAGAATAAAATTTAAAGGTTTTTATTAATGAGTAATAAAATTAATGAAATTAAAAATGCTTTAAGAGCAGGTGCAAGAGCCACAAAATATAGAATATCTTTTACATTTCCCAATGCTATTAAAACGCAAACTGATTTAAGGGATATATCAACTCTTGCAAAGGCGGCGAGTTTTCCTAACGTAACAATAGGACAAATAGAAGTATTTAATCAAGGCAGAAAAATAGTAATTCCTGGTGATACTTCATATGATAACTCTTGGACTGTAACTTTTTATAATAACGAAGAACATAGTATTCGTAGAGATTTGCTATTGTGGATGAAAGCAACTGATAACTTCCAAGCAAATACACATAGCGGTATGCCTGCTGAACTTATGGTCGATATGTCTATTTCTCAATTAGATTCACTTGAAAAAGAAGTTGTAAAATATACATTTCATAATGTTTGGGTTTCAGAAGTCGGTGCAGTAACAGTGGATGCAACAAGTGTAGATACACTACAAGAATTTGACGTTACCTTTGTTCTTAGTGATTGGGTTGTTAATTCAACTGATGAATTTTCACACCCTGATAAAGTATTTAATACTCCTAGCAAAAATATCACTTCAAAAGACCAATAATTTAAAAAACTAAGGGGATTTTGACAATCCCCTAAATTCCTATTATTTAATCAACATTTAACTAAGTTTTAAGTTTATTCATATATAATTCCGTTAAAACTATTATTTAAAAGGATTAATATATGGAAAACAAATCTAATATCAACTTTGATGAACTTAGAAAAGAATTTATATCTATTACAACATCATCTAAAACACTAGAAACAATGTATAATAAATCACGTTTAGTTGATTTAGACAAAGTTGGTGTAATGCTTGCAGAAACAAGAGAACGTATTAATACATTAAGAAGACGTAAAGGATTTGTAGGTTCTGTGTGTTCTAAACTTCCTTTAATCTCTAAAATAACAAAAGTTACAACAATAGAAGCAAATTTACAAAAATCAATTAATGATTATACCACTGAAATGGCTGATGTTTTTGATAAAAAATATGATGAAATTACGCAATATTTAGATACTTTACAAAAATTACAAGACCAATTTGTCAATGAAATTAATAATATTAATTTATTTGTTAAGAAACTTGAAAATTTAAATGTAGGCAACTCTTTATCCGACCAAGCCAAACTTTTAAAAATACTATCAGAAGCCAAAGCAGAAGCAATAAGAAAAATATCAACATTAAATTCATTAATTAAACCAACCATTACACTTGCTAATGAATTGATAGTTAATATTAATAATACATTACCTATATTAAAAGATAAAGTTTATACAGAACTTAAAACTTTAGTAGGATTAAATTCATTTAGAGATTCTGCCAAAATGTTAAATGAATTTAAATCTCAAATTGTAGAACTAGAAAAACTTAACACTAAGGCAAGAACTGAAACATTAATAGAAATTCTTAATTCTATTGAATCTAATCTAATGAGTAAAGAAGACTTTGAAGAATTAGATAAATTACGTTCAGAAAGTGATAATGAAGTTAAAGAAGCCCTTAAAAATTTAATGAATAAACAACAACAAAATCAAAAGTATATCCTAGACAAATATAATGATTTAGATAATACAGGCAAATTAATTGTCAAAAAAGTTGATGAAGATTATATAGACGCAATGCCTATCGAAGCAGATTCTAATAGACCTGAATTCTTAAATTTAAGAACAAACTCTTAGACTCTTAAGGGGATATTAAATGACTCCTGTATTAGATAGTTTAGTTAAAATTTTATCTGAAATTCAATCTATTAAATCAATATCAAATTTTGAATATATCAATAAAATTAAACAGAAAAAATTAGATTTATTATATTTTGTATTAAATAAATTTGATTTTAATAAGTTATATTTTGAATTGTTAAATTCAAATAATTCATTAAGTAGAGATTTAATATATTATAAAATATTAAAATATAAAGTTTTTGAATATACACCATTTAAATTTATGATTAAACTAGGCAATACTTCTAAAGATTTGTTATTTGCAAAAGAATTGAATTGTCATATAACGACACCACTTTATACAAATATCTATCATAATAATTATGATGAATTTGATATAGATAAATTATTAGATTATTTAATTTCTTATTGGCAAGAGCGAGATTCATTTAAACATTATTTAAAAGAATTTCATCAAGTTAGAGCAATCAATAAAAATGATAATTTATTAGAAAATAAAGAATTTGTATATTTATTATATTTAATTGTAAGAGAAAAATATGAATCAATTGAAAACAAAAATAATTATTATATAGATAGAAATATGATACCTATTATATTAACTAGAACATATAATAAATTTCAAGATAAAACAATAATTTTTTCAAATAGTTTAAGAAATAATTATTTTTTAATAGATACAAATTTAACAGATTAAAATTAGTAATAAGGATTTATAATGATAGTAATAATAAGTTTAGTTATTTCTTTTACTTTAGGTATTATTGTTGGCGAGTATATGAAAAATAGAAATACTAAAGAAACAAATAAAACTTATAATGAATTATTAAATGAAATAATAGGAAAAACAAGATATAATGCTTATCAAGAACAATTAGATAGAATAAAATATAAAAAACAATATTCATATTTTAATTTTTCAATAAGAAATTATATAAATATTAATGATTACATTAGAAGTAATTAAAAACAACTGATATAAAAGTGTAATTTAAGATTAATTTAAGTTTAATAATAGTATAATTATTACATAAATTAAATTTAAGAATAGTATATTGAAAGGATTATTTTATGGATTATAGAAAACAAACCTTCACACACTACAAAGCACACGAGAAATTATTAATGTCTTATGTTGTTACTTGTATGAGAAGACTTACCTATAAGAAAGAAAAATATAAATCTTCAAATTTTGATACTAGATATACCTTAGATTTAATTAAAGCAGAAGAGAATGATATTAGAAAAGAAATTCAAAGTAAAAATATGAATTTCCAATATATTAGAAAAGTAATGACAAATATTGAACTTGAATTGACAAATCCGAAATCTGAAGAGAAAATTAAAAGACAAATTAACGTAATTGAAAAATCGCCATCAATGATATATCTATATGACTTGTTTTTGGAAGTTGCAAATTCAGTTCCTGATAAGTATCTAAAAATTAAAACTTCAAGAATTCCTGATGAAGAAATCCAAAAATATGAGAGAATTCAACAAAAGAATAGATATATACAAATGAGTTCCCCTAAACAAAAAGCAAGACGTGAAGCAAGATATAAAAGGGAAGAACAAATTGAAAAAAGAAGCGAATACGTTAATAATGCTTTAATTGAGTGGGTAAAAACTAATCCACCTTTGTTTCCAGGTGACACAAGAAAAGAACTTTTAAGACGTTTTGATATAGAACAACGCTTTATTAGTGCTAAAGTAAATGAAATGTTTGAAAAAGACCCTGAAACAAAGAAAATGTTTTTCGAGAATGAAGAATTTGCAGAACAAATTTCACTAAAATTAACTAATTATATACGTGAAAAATGTGTTGCAGAATATAATAGATATATGCAAAGAAAAGACCCTGATAATTTCAAACCATATGTCTATAAACCGATAGTTTAATATTAATATTAATAATATATTTCTAATATTATTACTCTAATAATTAAATAGGAGTAATAATGATTAATTTTGCTGATTTAAGAAATTCAGAACAAGATTTAAACTTAGATAAAAATTCACGTCAAAAGCACGACTATACCTGTGAATTAGAATTAAAATCTCTACTTATACGTGAAAAAAATTCAAAATTAGGACTACAAAATAACTCTATTAGAACAAATAAAAGAATTAATGAATTAATAAATTTATTTGTTAAATTAAATACAGATAAATTTCAGAAATCTTTAAATTCTAAAAAAGTTAAAAATTTACAAAACAAAATTAAAGATACTATTATAAAACGTTCAGAATTAGTTTCAATAGATAGATTTTCACACGAAAGATTTGGCGAAATTATACTATTAATGATTAAAAATATATTAAAAAAACCTAATTTTTCAGGCTATACTTGGAAAGAAGATTTTTATTCAGACGCAACATATAGAGTTCTTAAATATCTACACAATTTTAATCATACTAAAACATCAGAAAAAACAGGTCAAACTGTAAATGCTTTTTCATATATCAGTCAAATTATTCATAATTCAATAGTTTATATTATTAACACAAATAATCAAGAAATTGATATTACTGATAAATTATCGCAAACCGAAGGCGAAGAATTAGGTATTGAAAAGGTTAAAACACTCGATAAAACAACAGATTCTAAGAAAATATCAGATAAATTTGTAATAGAAAAAGATTTATTAAAAGATAAATCAATATTTGACCTGTTGTCTGAATTTGTAGATTCATCAAATTATGATAAAGATTTTAATTATAGTTTTGAATATCCAAAAGACTATTTAATTTCATTAGATGAATTTGCAAAACTAAGAGATATTTTAAAGGGTAATATATCAATTATAAAGGCTAAGAAATGATAAGTAATGTAACACCTAAAGCATTTAATCAAAAACCCTTCAAAAAGTATTTAGAGCCTATTATAGACGTTTCCGAAGATGGTAAAATTTTATGGTCTTTATATCATTATCTTAAACAAAATTATAATGATTCCATATCTATTACAGATTTAATCTTAGAATTTTGTTCTGATTATAATTTAAATGAAGAAGAAATAGGCAATTTAATTACACAAGATAGACAACTATATAATCTTGTAAAAGTTGATTGTAAGCAACGCAAATTCTTTAAACCTGAATTGCACTCTTATTATAAACCTAGTAAGAGAAAACATAAATTTATGTAATATTAAGACAAGTAATTATATAATAGAACAACAAAAAAGGAGTCATAATATGGAATTTTATTTAATAGGTGTAGGTTGTAATTTACTTGCATTAATGGCTTTAATACTATTTCTAATCGTTGCAACCTTTTTCTCAACAATAATTAATAATTATAACTTATCAGAAATTGTGAGATTTAGCGTTGCTTATGAAAAACAAAAAGATGATTTAATAAAGAAAAAGACAACATTTCAAATTTATTTTAAAGTATTTAAAATTATAAGTATATTCTTGCCATATGTATATGCTGTAATTGCGTCTTATACATTTTTGAAAATACTCTATCAATGGACTAAGCACAAAACATTTTTAGAATTTATCTTTAAAGATTATTTTGAAATAGAAGTTTAGTTTATAATTTTAAGTTTAATTTATTTTATCTATAAGGTTAAATTAAGTGATTATAGTATATAATTCTCTTATATTTAACCTAAAGGATTTAAGATGATTACAGAATTATTAGATTTAAGCGATTTAAAAGAATGTGCTAAACAATCTAAAAACTCTATTTTCAGAAAATTTTTGTGTTTATGCAAATTTTGCAATAATATTTCTCTTGAAGTATTAATCAGTGTCTTGATAGGATTATCATTATCATCGTTTGTTATATTTTATTATATAATTTGTAATAGTTGTAATCTTAAATTTTAATAAGGAGTGAGATATGGAAGCAGGACTTTATATTATTATACACAATATGTTTTCTATTTTTATCAATTTATTCTTTTTTATGTTGATATTATTGATGTTGTTGGCAATGATTGTGATTTATATCTATGTGATATTAAGTGTTCTTATTTTTATATCATATAATTTAAAATTAAACACTCTATTTAAAGCGTCATCTAATGCAAGAACATATATGAATATGTCTTTTATGTATATTTATGGTATTTCTAAAGAAGATATTAATGAATATAAAAATAAAAATTTAATTCAATAGGTAATTTAAATGTATTTAATGAACGTAATAGATAAAATAATTAAAATTATAGTTTTTACAATAGCAATGATAATATATTACTTCCATACCATAATAGCAGTTATATTTTATCTTTTTATTATTTTTATAATAAAATTATTCAATTTAATATATAATATAATTTTAAAAGTATTTAAATACATAAAAAATATAAGTAATTTTAAAACAAAATAAAGCAGTAAGGACTTAAAATGATTTTTACATATAATGAAAATTTAGGTTACGGATATGTAGATAATACAAAATTTACAGAAAAACCTGATTTAGGATTTGAATATGATTGGCTATATGTCGATGATAATAATGCTTTGTATTCAAATAATTATAAATCAGATATACCAAAAGCAATAAAACCTGAATTTTTAGAAAAAATTAAAGAAACATATGATAAAATAAAAACTAATAAAATTTCAACTGATGAATTAGAGTTATTATTTGATAATTCAAGTTCTATATCAATACAAAAGGATTAACAATGGCAGGAATAGAAGATATTTATTTAAGTTTATTTGATAGTTTGCAAGAAAAAGCAGGTCTATCAGGTTCAACATTTCCATATACTGATATTTACACAGACAAAAAACAAAATGCAAGAATAGATATTGCATTACCAGGTTATCAAAAAGAATTAATTAGTGTAAGAATAGACGGAACATCACTAATTGTTATTGCGAAAGCCCCTGAAGTTGAAAAAGGTGTTCTATATATAGAACAAGGAATTCTTAAAAAATCAGTCAAAAGAGTTATAAGACTTAGTTCATATTATCAAGACGGCAAAGTTACGGCAGTTTATAAAGACGGAATTTTAAGTATTAGTGTTGCAGAATCAGAACATAAGCCTTCAGATATTAAAATTCTAGGTGCTGATGATTTTGATGAAATTATCTCTAAAGAAGATGTTGATAAAGCAAATAAACAAGACCCAAAAGATAACAAAGAAAGTAAAGACGACAAAGATGATATCAATGAAATTATCAATATTCTTAAATCTGATAAAGGATTTATGGAGTATTTTAATAATCTTGACAAAGATAAATTTATGAAAGACATTGAAAGTTCATTAGAAGAACTTAGAAAAAATTTAAATACCAACACATCAACTGAATCTGCTACACCAAGTCCAACTGAAGAACATACAGAACAGCCAAATCCTGTAAATGTTGGCTAAGTTGGCTAAAATTTAAGGGATATTAATTTATCCCTTATCTAACTTAAAATTCCTTGCTAAATACTTCTGATTTATTTCCGTGATAATCTATAACTTGCACTGAAACCCTTGTTGTTCCATAATTTGTATTAGAAAAATCAACAACTTTAGTTCCGTTTGTTCCCTTATTTGCACCATCATAAGTCCATAAAAATGCAAATTCATTCCACTCTAATTTATTGTCTTTATCATTAAATAAAACTTCTAATTTATCTTTAACTCTAATAATATCTTTTATTTCAGGGATAGCCTGTTTATCAAAATTATACTTAATTTGTTTCTTGACTTCTTTATCAAACTTATCAAAGACTTTAGATTCTATTAATGATTGCCTGTGATAATCTGTATCATTATGTAATTGATTAAAAAACATATCAACTTGTTTAATAACTTTTTGCTCTTTAATGCTAGGATAGATATTGCCCTTTAATGTTAGGTTAAATGTAATAGTTACTATATCTTTACTATAATCTTCATATTCTGTTTGTTCTATATCAGTGCTATTTAGAATTAATGATATTGTTTCAGGTTCATTATATGCTATTTCTTGCACTTTAAAAGCATAACTAGGATTAAAATATGATACTATTTGTTCTAATATCATACTTGCTTCATTCATACCCCTGCATTGTGCCACTAATCTATAATTAAAGTTATAAGGAATTCTATTATATTGATAATTAAGTTTTTCGCCGTTAGGAAGTGATTTGTTAATTTTTACAAGTTTAGATGTAGCACGTTGATAAGCAGGTTCTAAAGATTCAAAATAAAGACCTAATCTAGGTAATATATTTGTATTTCCTGTATAAATTTGTTGTGGTGTGTATTGTTTTAAAACATTAGATTTTTCACGTGATGTAAATTGAATAGGAACAATTGTTGATTTAAGATTTTTCTTAGAATCTAAGTATTGAACTTCTATTTCATTAAATAAATTTAATATGCAAGCGGTATATTTCTTTAATGTTTGATGATGAAAAAACATAATAATCCTTAATCCTTATTAATATAACTATTTATTTTTATTAACTACTTATAGATTGTTTAATTCTTATAATTAATTTTAATATTTAAGTTTAAATTAAGTAGTTAATAAATTTAGGATTAAAATTCTTTTTAGATTTTTTGCTGTAAGCAAAGGAATTAAAAAAAATTAAATTTATTGAATTATATTATAAGAATTCTGTTGAAATTTAAATTTGTATCTGAATTTTATTAACTACTTAAACGAACCTTAAATTAGTAACACAATAATTACATTGTAAGAATAAATTAAGTAGTTAATAAAAATCTGCATACGAATTTAATTTTTTAATCAAATTTCTATAATAAGAATAACAATAAATTTAAATTCTTTATTTCTTTAATAGTATAGCCAACTATAAAAAATAAATTCATATCTTATTTTTATTAACAACTTAATTTAAACTTAAACAATTTAAGATAGTATATCTGTAAGATAAGATTTCTTAAGGTTCGTTTAAGTAGTTAATAAATTTAGGATAGAAATTTAATTTTTTATATAAATTCTCTATAATAGAATATCAAATAAATTCAAAAATTTAAATTCATATCCAAATTTTATTAACTACTTAATCTATTCTTAGATTATAACTTTATTATTACTAATTTAAGTTTCACTTAAGTTGTTAATAAAATATAGATATAAATTTAATTTTCAATAGAATTCTATTATAAGAAATGCATTAAATTTAATTTTTTTAATCTCTTGCTTACAGCAAAATCATAAAAATAAAATTCATATCCTAAATTTATTAACTACTTAATTAATCATTAAACAAAATAATTAATTATAAATCTTAAGTAATCTTTAAGTAGTTAATAAAATTCAGATATCTTAACATTTTAAACAATTCAAATAAATACTACTATAAATATAAAGAAATCAAATTATTAAGGATTCAAATTGAAATTAATGTATGATTTAGAATCGCCTAATTTTTCTGTTGAAGAATCAATTAATGAAACAACAGGATTACCTACAAAAAAATATAAAATAAAAGGTATTTTTTCTACAATAGGCGAGAAAAACAGAAATGGTCGTATTTATCCTAAACATCTTTGGGAAAAAAATGTAAGAGAATATCAAGAAGTAATAGAAACAGGTTCTATTAATAGATTAGGCGAGTGGCAACACCCACCAAGAAGCAATATTGACCCAATGAAAGGTGTAATTGCTATTGATAAACTTTACATAGACCAAACAGGAAAATACGTAATGGGTGAAGCAACGCTTTTGGATAACGAACAAGCAAGACAACTAAAATCACTTATAGATAATGGTATTAAATTATCAGTATCAAGCAGAAGTCTAGGTTCTGTAAAAAATGGTATAGTTGAAGATTTTAAACTTATAACTTACGATGTTGTTGATACTCCATCAGATTATAATGCAACAATGAATGGATTAGTAGAATCTTATCAACTTAATGAAGGAATTTTAATGGATAAAGAATTTGATATAGTAGATGATAAAATTGTAGAAGTTAATTCAGGTAAATCAAGCAAAAAATCAAAAAAATCAATCAAAGAAGATGACTCCAAAGATACTGAAGATAAAGAAAAAGTTGAAATTTTAAACGATGATGAAACAGATGATACTGATAATACTGATGATACTAAGAAGACTGAGAAAGATAAGGAAGATGAAGACAAAGACGATAAAAACGACAAAGATGAAAAATCTGAAATAACAGAGCAAGACCTAAATAGATTTAATCAAGAACTTAAAAACAAGTTTAAAGAATTATTAAGTTCTTTTTAATATAAATTTAAACTATTTAGATAAATAAAATAAAACTATAAAAAAGGATTATTTAATGTTAGAGAAGTTATTAGAGTCAATAGATTCTAACATTCTAACTGCTGAAACAAAAGCAGAACTAGAACAAATGTTTAATGAATCTGTTGAACTTAAAGCGACCGAAATAGCAAATACAGAAATAGCAGAAAAACAAAAAATATTAGAGAAATCTTATAATGAGAATTTAAATACTATAACTAAGAAAATTGTAAGAAATCTTGATAAATATGTTAATGAGTCTATCAAAGATGTGGTAGCAGAGATAAAATCATCACTTAATGGCGAACTTGCAGTTAAACGTGCTGAAACTCTTGCAGAAGCATTTGATGTATCATTGCTTGCAACAGGTGTAAATGTTGGTAGAATTCAAAGTGAAATTTCTGATAAATCTTATCAAACAAAACTTAAAGACCTAGAGAAAAAATATAGTTCTTTAAGTAAGAAATATAAAGATTTAACAGAATCATCTGAAACAATGATACAATATGGCACTATTACAGAACTTAAAGAAGGTTTAAGTCTTGTAGAACAAAAGAAATTTGAAGAATTAGCAAAATTGATTAAATTCGAGCAAACATCTGATTATTTCGATAAACTTAAATCACTTCGTGAAAGTGTAAAAGGTGTTGCTGATGATGTTAGAGTTGAGAAAAAAGAAATTAACGAATCTGCAAAACCAAGTTTAGATAGTTCAAGTTGGAAAAGATTAATATAATTTAATAGTATTATTCTAATTCTTAAAAAATTTTTAACAAAATGATAAATATAAATATAATAAACTAAATTAAAGGATTTTATAAAATGCTTAATGATAAAGATTTGAAAATGCTTCTTGAAAGCACTAAAGCACCAATGCTTAGTGAAGCAGATAAGTCAGTAATGACTATTCTACTTAACAATACAAGTGCTGAAATAGATAGACTAATGAACGAAAGCACCGTAGCAGGCGATATTTCACAATTTACGCCAATTATGATGCCTTTGGTAAGACGTGTTTATCCAACCCTAATTGCTAATGAACTTCTTGGCATTCAGCCAATGAAAAACCCAACAGGCTTCATTTATAGCCTTGTTAATAGATATACAGGTAATGGCAAACCTGCAGAGCAAACTGATACTGCAAAAGCAGGACAAATTCTTGAATTTGCTAATGTTGCTGATGTTCCTGCAAAAGGCACAGCAATTACAGGTGCAACAAGTGGTGCAACAGGTTCAGTAATTTATACTGAAGGCAAACGTGCTTTAGTTAAAGTAAATGGTGTAATGTTCCAAGTTGAAGCACTTACAGGCGGTTCAACAAGTAACGTAACTGCAGTTTATACAAACGAAGCAACATTTAAGAAAATTCTTAAAAATTATACAGGTTCAGTAACAACAGCAGTTGGCGAGAAACTTGCAACTGATATGGCTGAAGTTGGATTCGGTATTGAGAAAAAAGCAGTTGAAGTTAAAACAAGAAAACTAAAAGGACGCTATACTTTAGAGATGTATGAAGACCTAAAAGCACAACACGGACTTCTTGCAGATGAAGAACTTATGAGTCTAATGAGTGCTGAAATTCAATCAGAGATTGATAGAGAAGTTGTAGATTTCGTTAATAGCAATGCAGTTGTAACTCCTAACGCATTTGCTCCACATAGTGCAGATGGTAGATGGGAAATTGAGAAATACAGAGCAGAAGTTATTAAAATTGCTAATGAAGCAAGACAAATAGGTATTGATACAAAACGCGGTCAAGCAAATATAATTCTTTGCAGTCCAAAAGTTGTAACAATGCTAGAGCAAGTCGGTTCATTTAGAACAGCACAACAAGATTCAGCAGTAGTTCAACCACTATCAGGCGGTGTTGCAGGTATATTTGATGGTAAATACAAAGTTGTGTGCGACCAATATGCTACAAATGATTATGCAACTCTAGTTTATAAAGGTGCTGATAGACGTGATAGTCTAGGATTTTTCGCTCCATATACACCACTATCATTCATCAGAGTAACAGATGTTGAGAGCGGACAACCTGCACTTATTCTAAGAACAAGATATGCACTTGATACAACTCCGTTGAATCCTGAAGCATATGCTAGAACATTTGGTGTTGATTTCGCTAATACTGCACTAGCAAAATAATTTAACTCCCCCTTTAAGGGGGAATTTTTATTCAATCGGTTTAAACCACTCGTGAGAAATCACAACATAAACTAAAGCAAACAATCCTAAAACAATTAATCCTGCTTCTAACATCTTATATCCTTAAATTTTAGATTTTAAATCTGTTAATATAATACTATTACATATTAAAATAAATATAGAAAATAATATTGAAATTAAACAAAACATTTGAAAATCAGTTATCATAATTTACCCTTATTGATAATTATAATTAGGTATATTATAAAAGATATTACAATACACTCTAATAAATCAAAATTACCTATTATATCCATAATTATTCACTCAAACTAAGATATAAGCAAATAATAGCACCTATTAAAAATATAAATTGTAAATTTGTCATCTTATGCTCCTTTATCTAATACTTCCAACATATTCATAAACTAAATTACCACAATCATATATACGTCTATAATCATTATTAAACATATTTTCTGATTCGGACAAATTATAATCAAATAAACTTAATTTATCCTTTAGTTTGTGTTTTTGAAATTGATTTCTTGATAGTAAAGTTAATGTATTTTTCTTAAAATAGAAATAATTAGGTTCTGTATTTCTTAAAAATTTAAATCCTAAAGTTTCATAAATTTTGCCATTACTAAAACGTCTATTAGCATATGTAATTATTGATTTAGGACTTTTAGTGTTATAATTCTTAATAAAATAATTAAATAGTTTGCTTGCTCCGCCAATAACTGAAAATCCTGATTTGTTACAGAATCTGATTAATTCATAATCGTATTTTTTATTAAATCTAGGTTTAGCAAAAGTCATTAATGATACTAATTCATTATTATAATATAATCCTAAATTTATGCTTGCATTGCAATAGCCTTGTAAGTGATTTAAATTAAGAAATTCAATAGTTTCAGATGATTTTATTTCTTTAATAATACATTTTCTAGCATAAATTTTATTATTAACAGGAATTAAATTTAACTTATTTTTAATCATTGATAGCCATATATCTATATTATCAGATTCAAAGATATGAAATAAAGTATATCCTTTTTCTAAACATAATTCGGTCTTTTTTAAGTGATAATTCTTATCTATATTCTTAAATTTAGAATACCTATCTGAACCTTGTGAATGATACATTAAACCATCATATTCTATCGCTAATTTAATATCAGGCAATACGATATCTAATTCTAATGGATTAATTATAGTTCTATCTTTATGTATTATATTAATATGCTGATTGTTAGGTTTTAATTCTAATATCTTATTAATTAAATTTAATTCTGATTTATAATAAGGTTTAATAGGTTTAGTAATACCAAATAATCCCCTATATTTTAGTTCTGCTGATTTATCTAAATTAAAATATTCTTTAAATTTATTATAATCATAAAACTTTAAATCTGTAAAATTCTCTAATACAAATTCAGAGTTTAAATTTTCAATATTAGTGATATGGCGTTGCGATTGATGATTAACATTATATCGTTCTAGGCAAGTTTGCTGATGTTTTTCTTGATTATTATAGTTTATATCGTTGTATTTTTCTAATTTAGTTTGCTTAGATTTTTCTTTTGTTTCTGATAATTGAAATATATTATCAATATTGTATTTCTCTTTAATAGTTTTCTTAATTTTATCTGAAAAATCAAGTGTTCCGTATTTTTCTAATTTAGTTTTATTTGCTTTTTCTGAATTGTTATAAAGATAGCCATATTTATCAATTTTGCCTTGTAAGGCACGTCTTGTCTTTTCTTCTTGTGATAGATAAACTTTAGGTTGTTTTTCTTTAGTTCTTGATTTATTGCTACATACAGAACTACAAAATTTCTTAACACAATATTTGCCACAATAAGCACATTTATTCAAATATCCCAATAAGTAAGCACGAAGTAAGTTATAATCATAAATATCAAAATCTAAATTTAAATTATTTAAATAATCTATATAATCTTTATTATCATAAATTTGTGTTTTAGGTCTTCTTCTATTGATTAAATCAATGATTTGTTCTCTTATATTCATTTATAACCTTAAATATTTTTAAGATATTATATAATAAATTTGATTAATTTTAAATAAAAGTCGATTTTGTATTTTAAGAAGTATAAATATATATGTTGTTTAGGTTGCTCCTTACTAAACAACGTAAGGGTGTTTTGAAGCACCCTTTAATTATTTTTAATTGCTTAGTTGTTGATAAATTTAACTAAATATAAAAATAGTATTAATAGTATAAGAATTATTACACAACTAACACTAAAATTTATAAAATCTATCATACGACACAACCACCTGAACCACAACCTTCTTGTTTTTCGTCAGAAATTCCGTCTTTATTCTCAATAGATAAGAAGTTTTGATAATATAAAGTCTTTAGACCATATTTATTAGCAGTTAAAATTTCTTTAATAATTTCAGACAATGGCACAATATTATCTTTATATTTTAAAACATTAGTATATTGATTTGTTGATATTGATTGGTCTGTAAATTTCTGAATTATCCCTATAAATTTAAAATAATCAATATTATTAAAATCATCACCCCAAGCAGTAGTATAATAATTCTTAAATCTTGCATATTCAGGCACTAATTTCATAATTTTTGTGTTTTTGTCGCCTTTTATAGATGATAATTCACGTGGCGGTTCAATTCCTGAAGTTGAACCTGAAACATTAGCCGAGTTTCCACACGGCATTGTGCTACTAAGCGTTGAATTCCTTAATCCAAATTCTTTAATTGATTCTCTTAATGATTTCCAATCCATTAAAAGTTTAAAATTTGTTTCTTTATGGTCTTTATATTCATCAAATGTTAGATAGCCTTGTGAATACTTAGTATCATCATATAATTCACATTTACCACGTGTTTTTGCTAATTCATTGCTTGTTTTAAGTAGATAATAATAGCATTTTTCAATCCTATTATGAATTAACTCACGACCTTCAGAAGTATTATAAAATTTCTTATTTTTGGCTAGATAATGAAATATATCAGAGTGTCCTATACCTAAAGTTCTGCGTTTTTTGGCTGAATACTCAACTTCAGGAATTGAATAATCTGAATAATCTATCATATAATCTAAGAAATTTACAAGATAATCACATATTGCTTCTATATCATCATCTTTTACATATCCGTGATTAATAGCACCTAAAATACAAGAACCTATTTCAGGCGTTCCTAAAGAGCCGTCTAAAGGTGTTGATGGAACAACCACTTCTACACATAAATTTACGTTATAAACAGGATTTTTCCAAGAACTTTTATATATATTATCAGCAAAAACAAGATATATGCGACCTGTAAATGAACGCTCAAATAGTATTAAATCTAATAATTGATAAGCATTTACTTTTTTCTTGTCTTTTTTAGGTATTTCTTCAGAATATTTTTCATATAATTTAGCAAATTCTTCTTCATTGCCTAAAACTTCATATAATCCTGGAACTTGATTAGGGTGGAATAAATAAACATCTTCTTTATTTAAGGCTTTTTTAAGAAAATAATTATTAAGAATAATTGTTTGGTCTGTGTGTCTTGTTCTAGTTTCGGCAGTTCCCCTAGTATCTTTAAGTTGTGCTATTAATTCTATTTCGTAATGATACCAAACGTTGTTATTGTTTGACGAACCATTACGAGAAATTTGTGAAAGTGCCGTAGTAGCCGACTCATACGCTTTTAATAATGGCAAAACACCTGTGTGTTTCATTCTACCACCAATATCAGCGTCTATACCACGAATTCTACTTGAATTAAATCCTATACCTGCTTTAGAAGCAGTCATTCTCAAAAATCTATCTAACGCAATTGATAAAGACTCGACAGAATCACCTAAATCAATAACATTACAACTTATAAATTTCTTATAATTTGTTCTTAATCCGTTCATAATAGGCGTAGGCAAAGATACCATTTTTTCAGATAAAAATTTATATCCATTTAAAATATATTTTTTACGTTCAGGGTGTTCTGCAAATACACATAAATTTAGAATCATATAAGATTCTTGCGGAGTTTCAATAACTTTACCTTGCTTATTCTTAATTAGATACTTAGTATAAAATTGATTAACAGATATATAAGATAATGTTTCATCTTGCTTATATTTAATTTTAGAACCATAAAAATCTAATTCTTCTTTGGTGTATTTGTCAAGTAGAATTTTATCGTAATAACCTTTTTTAACACGTTCAATAATATATTCATAAAATGATTTAGTAGGTTCATAAGAATTATAAACTTCTTTTCTTAATTTTTGATTTAATAATCTACCTGCAACTATTTCATAATTAGGTGTTTCTTCAGAAACTAATTCATTTGCTGATTGTATTAGTGCTTTTTGAATATCCAAAGACTTTGTATTATTAGATATTCTGATACTAGCATTCATTACAACATCAGAAACTGAAACACCTGATAATCCTTCACAAGCATATGCTACTTTTTCATTTATCTTTTCTGCATTATACGGCTCAATATTACCATTTGTTTTAATGATATTGATTGTATTACTTGTGTTGTTTGTATTTTGTTCTTGCATTATTATCCTTTTAACTAAGTTAATATTGATGAATTATATATCAATAGTATTTAATTTATGCTTAAATTTAGTATATTTTAAGATAGCAGGCAGATTTATCAGTTACTTTATTGGCGGTTTTATATAATGAATTGCCTAATAAATTTATATTGTTATCTTTATACATTAAAGAGATTAAATAACAAAATTTAAGTCCTTGCAATTTAGCACATAATCTTATAGTATTGTCTGAATTTGTCTTTGCTAATTCAAATAAATTACAAAATTCATCAAAATTTAGTTTTGTTGTAGTATTTATAGACGAACTTGGTGCTGTTTGTCTTGATTGATTTAATTCTGATACATTAAGATAATAATTATAAAATTCTTTAATATCGTCTAAAGTAAATTGATTAAAATCAAAATTATGATATTTCTTAATTGAGTTAATTCTAGTGAGATTATAATTTTGATAAAGATTATCAATTATATTGACTGACACTTTACCTAAACGACCATCAGTTTGCTTACCATCTGTTGTAATTTCTATTTGTGTTATACCAACTTTAGAAGCAGGAAATAATCTGCATTGAAACCTTAAATATCTATCCTGATAATTCTTAAATTTAAGTGAAAATCCGCCTATTTCTTGTGTTTTAAAGATACTATCTTTGTTATCAGAAACTTCAAAATCGCAAGGCAAGTCTAATAATTCAAATTCATAATCTAAATCAATTTGATTAGGTTGATTAAAAACTCTATACTCGCCGTCAGAATTAGGATTTATTTTTTTAAGAGATACAGAAACTAAATCTAAATCTCTATGTAATATATAAAGAAATGAATTTATTTGTTCTAATGTATTGTTTTGTAATAATAAATTTAAATTATCTAATATATATGATTTTTTATTTTTTCTTATACACACTATATCAGCAGGATTCCAAGTATCTTTACTTAAATTAAATTTCTTAGATATATTTAAGTAAATATCACATATTTCAGAATCATCACAATCCACGCCTATAATTTCAAAATCATTAATATTATCTAAGAATTTATCTAATAATATAGGTGTTCTTAAAAATGTATTATACCATTTATCATAACTAGATTCATCAAATTCAAAATCTAAGTTGTGGGATTTAGATAATTTGTTTAAATTATTAATATCAGGGATATAGTTATTTTTGTCAAGTTGATAATTTTTAATTGATTGTATAGTTGCTAATTCAGTGGCAGAACTAAAATATTTCCCTGAAGCATTATTAGATGTAAATTGTGTTTTATCTATATCTGTAAATTTATAATTTAAATTATCAGATTTAAAGATTTTCTTAGATAATACATAATCAATAAATTCTTTTTTGTATTGCTCTGTGTAATTCTCATTTATAATCATTTTAAGCAATGTTATATCAAATGTATTACTAATTGATACATCAGAATTATTAATACGTATTAACTCATTATTTTCTATTTTTTCAACTAATTTATCTATATATTTAAAATTATGTTTAAATTTATCTTCTGACTTAAAATTAGCCATTAAATTAATATCCTTATTATTGACTAAAAATTAGATTATAGAACAATAGTGTATAATTTATACGTCTAAAATAAGATTAGGAATATCCAATAAGTTATTATCAATAATATTAAAGTTTTCGGTAGTATTAGAAGTATCAGAATTATTAGATGTATTGAGTGTATTAGATGTGTTAGAGAATTTATTAAGGCTTAAAGTATCATCACCAAGTAAAGTGATTTCTTTATTTCCAACAGATAAATTTATATATCCTGTTGTAGATGTTTTGATAATAGAATCAAAATTTAATTCAGATTTTTCTGATAAAATTTTATTATTCTTTAAATCATAAACATTGCCTATAATTTCATTGATTTTAATCAATACAATTCCTTATCTTACTTTTAAATTTAAAATCTATAATTTATAATCTTATATTAGATTATATAATTTTAAACCTTAATAATCTCTTACATTCTTTATACTACATATTTATTTATAATTTTTAATATAATCTTTATAGAATTCATCTACTTCATTAATTAAGTCAGATGATAATAATGAAGTAAGTTCATCAAATTTTTTATGTGCTTTAAGAATTTCATCTTTATCATCATATGTTGTAATATGATTAATTCTAAATTTAACTATAAATAAAATCCCTTGCTCTTTAGATAAATTTGTAGGTTTTAAGTTACCTATTTTGTCTTGTGACAATACAAAATCATCATCTGAAATATTATATTCATAACAAAGGTCTAGTATATTGTAATAGACTTTAACAGGATATTGTCTTGAAACTAAAATCATTTTAAACTCCTAAATTAAATTCTTAAACTTTTTAATTCTTTTGAATATTATTAATCCCATAATCTTGACTTACGTCTTAACTCATTCATTAAAATATCATATACACCATTATAATAACGTTCAGGATTAGAACCTTCATAATCTTCATTAATAAGAATATCTAGGCACTTAATTATTATTTTAAGATGTTCTTTATCTTTAATATCATCTATATAGTGTGTATTAACTACCCAATTTCGCTCTTTTAATTCATACATACGTTTTAAAATTTGATAGTCGTAGGCATAATCATACCACCTATAACACCATATTACTTTAAAGAAATAAATCAAATTGCCTATACCGTATATAATATTATAAAATAGATACTTAATATTATCAAGTATATTAATAAATCCGTCAAAAAATGTAGGTTTTCTAATTATTTCATAATCATCGCTTATTTTATCTTTATCAAACTTCTCGATTGCTTCATAATATTTTTTTATTATTTCTAAATCTTTTTTAGTCATCTCAAACTCCTTAAATATTAATATCCTGTTGAACTAATTTAATACTATCAGACCATAATTTAATTGCTGATGTATTAGTTAATAAATCACGTTGTTCTGATTTTGCTCTTACTTCATCGGCTAATTCTTTAATTTTCTCAAATGTTAATGAATATATAGGCAATTTTAACAAATAATCATATGAATTATCTTGTTTAGGTAATTTTAATTGTTCTAAATCATTTACTATATCTTGCTTAGGTCTTTTTGATATTATAAGTTTATTCTCTATTATTAATTTAATAAATATAATTTTACTCTTAAGATAATTTAAATTTTCATTTAATATAGATAAATCATAATTTTTTTGTTTTTCTTGATATTCTAATCTAATTTCTTTATAATAATCTAAGATTTCTTTAATATTATTAAAAGTTATAATTTTATTATTTCTATCAATAGCATTAAAAATTTCTGTTACTTTTTTACGCAGTTTAAGAAAATCTAATATTTCTGAATCTGATTTGTCCTGATTTTCTAGTAATTGTATTTCAAATAAGAATTCATCTTTTGTAGAATCTGAAAAATCTTTAAATTTGATTTTCTTATCTTGTGTTAATTTCTTAAGAACCGATTTATATCCCTGAAAATCATATCCGATAGGTATTTCAGTTATAGTTAATTTAGATTTATTTTTAGGGTCGCGTTTAATAATACCTTCTATAATCCATTGACAAGGATTTTCCCCTTGTATAATATTTCCTTTAAATCCCTTAAAATATGGCTTTAATTCTAATAAATCTTGCTTTTCTTTAGGACTAAACAAATATGTTAAACACTCAATAGGATTTCTAGGTAATATCTCTTGTTTAAATCCACTTGATACACCTGAACTTCCATTAATTGCCAAATATGGCAAACTTGGAACAAAGAATAAAGGCTCAATTTTAGTTCCTTCAAATTCTTGTTCTATTAATACATCTCTTATATCAAATGTATTAAATAATACGTCTTTTCCGTATGTATAAATGTATCTTGGGGCGGCAGGATTGTTGATAAATCTTGTTCCAAAGTTGCCTGATGGATAAAGTAGATTTATATTATTAGTGCCTACATAATTTCTTGCTAAAGTAACTATCGGATTATACATTGAGCCGTGCAAGAATTCTGTAAATGCTTGTGCTTGTGAGTCAAAATGTAGAACTTTTATTTCATCTTTGATTTTTTTCTTTAAGCAAAAAAATAAAATTTTTCTTGATGTGTTCTTTTGTCCGTCTATTGCTGAACCTATCATTCTAATCGTAGAATACGAAGCATAATTGACGGCTTCTTCTAAGAAAAATTGTTTTAACGATTGTGTTCTCATTATTAACCTTTTTTTTAATTGATTGTCGTATTATAAGTTAATTTCGCTTAATTTAATATAAAATATTTATAGTGTTAAATTGGGATAATTAATTTGTAGAAATAAAAAATGGAAGTCGTATTGCAAATTGACTTCCATTATCAAATAAACGTTTAGTTCCACCTATTGGAGCGACAAGTTTTTAATCTTACTTAATTTTTCACTCCCACCACTCTTACTCGTCGCCTTGTTACACGTGATTAATCGGCAACTTCATATTCGATAGTGTAATTATATATTAGAAATCCTTAAATTATCCTTAAACAACATATTCTGTAAATTCATTTTTTAATTGATTTTCTAATTTTTGAATTAAATCTTCATACATTTTAATTGTTTTCTTGTAATCATTAATCTTTTTAGTGTTTTCTTTGATTTTATCATTAGTCGCATATGAAGAAAAATTATCATATTCTAAATTAGATATTTGAAATTTAAATTGTTCTATCATATCTTTATATGATGATATTTTATTTTGTAATTTAAGATAATGTTGAAACATTTTGTTATCCTTTATTTTCTCTTAATCTAAATGGATTTATTATAAAAATTTGGATATTCAGCAATTAATTTTTGTAATCTTGAATTTATAAACTCTAAATCTTCCTTTAATTCGGCAATATAAGGTAAATTTGGATTAGAATTTATTTCTTGCTTAGTAATTTCATTTAATAAATTCATTGTTTGTAATCTATATTCATAGAAATAATCATCAAATTGTTCTTTTGTGTTGATTTTCATCTTATACCCTTAATCCTTAATTCTTAATAATCAAAATCTCTTAATTTCAATAGTTACAATAGTATCATTGTGACTTCCGCCGTGTGGAACTAATAGAATTTTTTGAATTTCAAATCCTAGAGTTTTACCAATACCACCTGAATTCCACCCAAATGATATTACTTTTGAATTAAGTTTTGTTATTCTTTGAATTTCTTTTTTAATTTTAGTCCAATAATCAGATTTTGATTTATCCCCTAATGATAATCCTATATTTGCATAGCATTCTGCTAAAGCACGGTTGCTGTAAGGTGGGTCGAACAATACACCATCAACACTATTATCATCAAACATTTTAAGAAATTCTAATGCGTCTAAATGATAATCTGTATCAAATTCAGGATTTAAATCATTTGTTACCTTAGCATATCCCATTGATTTTGATTTATTTGCAAAAGGGTCTATCCAAAACAAATTTTTATCTACTTCTAAATCTAATAAATCCCTAATAGGTTTGATAGTATATGTATTTTTATTAGGCATAGCCCACTTACGTTCAAATATGATATTGTCATTTTTAATTTCCATTTTATGCTCCTTGTTCTCTTAAATGTAATTCGTGTTTAATAGTTTCTATATTTTGTTCCGCTATTAACATTTCTTTTTTAACTTGTTTTCTATAATTATAGAAAAAAGCACACAAATCAGGCAATACTCCTGTTATTTTTTTAGTAAATAACGCACCTGATACCCCTGCTGAAATATTATATTTCTTAAGCAAATTGTTAAATTTAGTTAATTTGCCACTAAAATAATCATTTAATCGTCTGTCTTCATCTTCATCATTAAATAATTCATTTCTTAATTTTAATAAATCTTCAGGAATTTTATCATCTGTTAAATATGTTTCAGGACTCATATTAAAAGCACGTATTGCTAAGTTAATATAAGCAGAGTTAATATCAATAGAGATTACCCACTTATGCTTACCTGTTAATGGGTCTTTTACAAATCCACCTTTTATAGGCAATTTAGGATTTTCTTTTTTATTAGGCAAAATAACATTTTTCTGATAGCAATAATTATTAATCAAATTAGACCAGGGTTTTAATGTTGATAATGCTTCATCAAGATTAACAGCCATAATAGAAGCAAGATATATTATTACATTTGTTAATTGTAGTTTTTCATCTAAATCATTTAATAAAACAACATCTATTATTGCATAATGAATAAATTGATTATATGCCACTAATTTTGCTTTTTGATAATCTTTATCAAGATATGCGTCATACATTTTAGATTCAAATTCATCAGTAGGACGACTATCAGGCATTATATAAGATTCACCTGTTCTAAATCCATTAAAGTTACTGAAACAATCGTGATTAATTTTATTATATCCTAATTCTACTTTAGTTATATAATCAAGAGAATAAGAACTTCTAGGGTCACGAATAAATTTTTTATATAATTCTAAATAATCCATATAAAAAATTCCAGGTGCTTGAATAGAATATTTAAAATCTGTATTAAAGTTTTCTTTAAGTTCTGATTTACCAAAACAACTAAATTCAGGCTCTAAATTATTTTTAATAGCACGCTTAAATAAGTAAGGATAGTCGAAATTTGCTCCATTAAAAGCATAAACAATTAAAGGTTTTAATATTTTAATTAGTTTAAAATAAGATTCTAATAAATGTTTCTCATTATCACAATATAGATATTTTACTAAATTAACATTATATTTAGAATAATCTTGTAATTCAACAAATCCTGATTCTCTTAATCCTAATATAAATATATTTCTTGTTTTATGGTCGTAAATTTGAATTGTAACTATTGTTTCTTTTGCTTCATCGGCATTAATTCTTGCATTAGATGTTGTTTCTATATCTAAGAACCATATATCAGGCTCTAGGTTATATCTAACATTTTCTAAATCCCAAAAATTATCTCTTAAGAAAACTTGACCTGGATTATGTGTGCCATATGCTTTACTAGGTTTAGAATTAGTTTTTTGAAGTTTTATATCATCTAGCAGATAATTAAATTGTCCTGAACTTGATTCTTCATAATACTCAAATTTTTCATTTATTTTAAGTTTAATAGATTTGCCGTTTCTTTTTACTCTTGCATAATATTCAAAAGGTTTATCAGCGTCATTCCAATATGCTTCAAATAAATCATTTTTTAGAATTGTTGTTGTTTCTGCCATTTTCAACCTTTTTATCTCTGTAAGATGTGTATATAACTTCTATACAATATATTGTAAGTATTCCTGATACTAAAGATAAACAAATATCCATAATTAACTCCTGTATTGTTTTTAAAAATTAAATTATAGTTCAACTATACTTAAAAATTTATTAACTCTTTCGTCAGTTGTGCCTATTAAATCAAATGTTATAAGTCCATATTCTCTTATAATTTCATCAAATATTTCATTAATTCTATTTCTATATTTTGTGTCTATACTTCTAAATCCGTCAGGAACAACATCAAATTCAGGTCTAGTAATAAAAATATAGTCAAATTCATCAATATGCTTATTAAATTGCTCTTTAACAATTTCAAGAGTTTTATTAGTCATTTGTCCTAATTCTCTAAAGTATCTTGAATAGCAAAACACGTCTAAAATACTTCTATCATAAATTGTAGGTTTTGTAATTTGTAGTTGTTTGATTGTTGCGTCTAATATTCTTAATTGAGATTCATCATCTGACTCTTCATTAACCTTTACTCCGTCTTTAGTAAGATTTCTTACCATTTCAATTACAAAATCAAAATCTTTAAATTTAGGTTGCTCTTGCAAAGCCCTTAATAAAGTTGTTTTGCCACTACATTGAGTTCCTGAAATTAGAATTTTCATCGGTTTATAGATACTCATTTTAAACTCCTTAATAGAATATTTTTACTAATTATAAATGAATTTAACTTAATTTAAGATAAATTATTGTATATTAATATAGTATTATAAAAATAAGGGAGCAATAATGAATTTTATTATAACAGGTTCATCAGGATTTTTAGGTTCTGAATTATTACAAAAACTTAAATTTGACGGACATAATGTAGTTGGATTTGATAGAGTAGATTCTGTATTTACTGATTATATAGCAGATTTAACAGATTCATCACAATACGCACTATTTGATGAAACAATACAAGATACCGATGTATTAATACATTTTGCAAGTTCAGTGGGTGTAAAAAATGTTGATGAAGATAAAAATAGTTTTTGGAATTCACATTTAATTAATTTTAATATATTAAATAAAATTAGAGAATTAAAACAACAAAATAAACTTAAACCTAAATTTAAGATACTCTTTGCAAGTTCATCTGAAGTATATTTTCAAGGTAGATGTTTAAGAGAACAAGACGATTGTGTATTAAAACAATTAAACAGAAGTTCATATGCAAGTGAAAAAATTAATACAGAATTTGCAATTAAGAATCTTGATATAGATTATATCATCATAAGACCCTTTAATATCATCGGTAAGCGACAAACGACTGAAGGTATGTGTGTTCCTACTATGATTAATCAAATTCTCAATGACGAGCCTGTAAATGTGTATAATGATGGGTCACAAATTAGAACTTTTTGTGATGTTGAAGATTTTGTTAATATAGTATCAAGATTAATATCAAATAAAGAAACAGGTATATTTAATATTGGCAATAATGAAGATATAACAATTAAAAAACTTGCTGAAACATTGCTATCTATTGCAAATAAGCCAACAGATAATATTAAATATATTGATTTTAAAGATGTTTATTCTAATCAAACATTTGAAGTTCAAGCAAGAGTGCCTAGTATTCAAAAAATTAAAGAAATAGATGGTCTTAAAAGATATAAATTTAAAGATTTAAGACAATCATTAAAAGAAATTTATGATTATAAGTTAAGGGAGTCTAATAAATGAAACCATTAATTATTGTTTCACACTTTGATGATGAAATTTTAGGGTGTTCTTCGCTATTACAATATAATCCTACAATATTAGTTATTTGTGGCGATGATGAACGCTCACATATAACTAAATCAGAATTATTAAACAAATATCATTATATAAATCTTAATTATAAAGCATTAGAATTACAAAAAATATCACAATCTGAATTAGTAGATAAAATTAAAACTGCTAGTCTAATTTTAGATTATGATTGTGTATTTACTCATTCTGAATTTGATAATCATTCAGACCATAAAATAGTTTCTAATGCTTGCGATATAGTTTTTAGGTCAAATAGAACAGATAATACATTATATGCAAAATTTATGGTAGAACCATTAAATATTGCAAATTTTAATGAAACATTGGGTATCAAAGTAGATTTAAATTATAAAAATAAATTATTAGATTTATATAAAGATTATATACCTAAATCACATTTAGATTTAATTATTAATTTTAATAGATATATAGGCACTAAATATAATTTAGGTTTTGCTGAACCATTTGAAATTATATATAAAAAAGGTTTATAACACGTGTCTAAGTTGCCTAAAGTATTAATGATACACGAAATAACACCTGAAATTCTAAGTTTAGATAAAAGTGTTTATGATGATTTTGATATATTAACATTTGATGATTGTTTATATACTCAATATTTAAATCATAAACACTTTGCCAAATTCAATAAGAAAATGATATTTTTTCTATCTACTAATATAATTTGTCCTGAAAATATAAATCAATCAGAACAAATAATTTATTGTGGTAACGCTCATAAAAAAGCATTTAATGGTAATTTTGAGAATTATATGAAATTAAGTCAAATTCAAGAGTTGTCTAAGTTTTATGAAATAGGCGGACACGGACATAATCATATTTTATTTAAGAATTCTGTTTATTCATTTGATAAGATTAAAGAAGATACTGATATAATGGTAAGTAAATTTAAAGAGTATAATTTAGATTTAAATTCATTTTGTTTTCCATATAATCAAGATAATACATTTTATAAGATATATGTTAAAAAATTGAATTTGGATTTATATGGCGATGAACGAATACCAATTGAATCTTATATTAAAAACACTAAAAGTTATAAACCTGAGTTAAAATATTGTTAAAGTATTCTGAACTAAAATTTATGTTATTAGATTTTAATAATTCATCAAAATATAAACACCAATAAAATACTGCTAAATCATAAATTTCAGATAGTTTTTCTTGATTATAAGGGAATTCTTTTTTACGTTTTAACTCTTTAATAATTTTAAATCCAACCCATTTATTAGTAGATGTATTTTTAATTCCTAAAAACACTTCTTGTTTGCCACGTTGTTTATAAAGTGGATATTTGATAAGTTCTTGCTTGATTAAATCAAAATTATTAAACATTTAAAACCTATAAATCTATTAGAAGTTTCCCCCAATAAAGGGGGATTTTAATTATTTGTGTCTTGTTACAAGATTTGGATTTTTAGCAACTTTCTTGCGGTATTTCTTTTGTTTAGCAAGAATACGTGCTTTATTTTTTCTGTAATATTTAGCAAGTGCTTTCGCTTTAAGGCGTCTATCTGCTTTATTTTGATTTTTCTCTCTATCAAGTTCTGCTTTTTTCTTAGTAAAGAATTTTGCTTCATTGACTGCTTCGTCATCATCATCAAGTTCATCACCTGATAGAACATCAAGGATAAATTCGCCGAATTCATCGACTTCTTCATCGTCCATTGTATCAAGCAAGTCCATAATATCTTGTCTTGTGATAACATCGTCTTCGCCGAGAATATCTTTATCTAGTTCTACTTCGTCTTCAGCACCTTCTTCATCTAGGTCTTCAACGGCGTCTAGTGTTTCGATATCATCGTCTTCTCTTAGTTTCTTTTCATTAAGAAGTAGAAAATCACTAAATTTCATTTTTAATATCCTTTATAGTTTTATTATATTTATATTAAAATATACAATTATTTATCATTTTTAATTTTATTTATGTATTTTTTATGTAAATCTTTCAAAATATCATAATTAGTTTCAGCAAATCTCTTATAATCTAGCCAATTTAACGCTAATTTATTCATATTTTCTTTATCTAATAAAAAATATTCAGTATCATCAATTGTTACAAGTTGCACGTTATATTCTACAAATTTAGGGGGTTCAACAGGTTCAGGGATATATTGCGGTGTATATACCTGTGTTGTAGCACAACCTGATAAAAGTAGCGTGCTTGCTAATATTATACTACTGCTTACGTGTTTTAATGTTTTCATCTTTCTTATACCTTCCTATATTTAAGTAAATATCAGATAAATTCGTATTGTTTAAGTCTGTTAATTTTAACTCACAATTCGGATTTTTCTCTTTGTTTATCACTATTTTTTGAACTTTAGTTTCAGTGATAACCTTTGGCTTTAGAATTAATAATTTCTTAAGTTCTGAAATTTGAAAATCATAATTAGATTCTTTAATCTCAATAGTCTTATGAAGAGTTGAATTTAAATCTTCAAATATATTGATTTTTTGCTCTAATTTTGAAATAGTATCTTGATGTTCTTTAATTTCAGATTTTAGATATTCCACTCTAAAATGGTAAATACCCAAAGCACTTAGGACTATTAAACCAATAGCAACATATTTATTAAATATAAGTTTTGATAATACAGATAATATAATATTCATATAACTATTTATATAAGTCATATATTATACTTAAATCTATTGTATCTGTATCATCTATCTTATATTTAAAATCCTTCAAATTATTTAATTCATAATCTAAAATTTCTAATTCTAATTCTCTTTTTAGATTCTTAATATTTTTATAATCTAAATCAGTATTAGAATCATTAACTCTAGTATTAAGATTAATTTCTTTATTATAATTTTTAAGTATATTAAAATCTCTATTTTTTGTCTGTGTCATTAAACGTCCAATCTGTCAAATTTTGCATTGACTCAATTTCTATTCTTTTAATTTCATCATTTACATATGTTTCAGTTTGTAATTGTTGCTCTTTAGAGTTAAATTCTACAACATCTGAAACACGCATTTTATTATAATCTACTTTCATATTGAAAAAATCTGTTCTGCCTGTATATCTATTTTTAGTAATTTTAAAGATAAGTTCAGATTTCTCTTTCATTTCATCGGTTTGTAAAAGAAAACACATAAAATCGGCTGTTTGTGCTACACCGATACTATCTGATATCGCCGAGTTATCAGAATCTTTTTTATTCATCGAAATACGTCCGAGTTGCTGACAACTCAATAAAATTTTATCTCTTTTTACTGCTACTGCTCTAACTTCTTCTGATATTGCCTTAATATATGAATAAAGACCTGCACTTGGCTGAACTCTATCAGATTTCATTATACCTATATAATCTAAAAATATCAAGTCAAATTCAATATTATTAGATTTATACATATCAAGTAATGATTCTAACATTGAAGCAGAAAATGAACCTGCAGGATATTGTTTAGTATAGAATTTGCCTAATTGCTTAGATTTCTCAATAAATTTATTCTTAATAATTTCTTTAGGGATATTTTTAAGGTCATTAATTGGTAAATCTAGGTTATCAGCGTCTATACGTTTAACAAATTCAAAATCAGACATTTCCATTGATACTAATAAAACATTATATCCTTGTTGTATAAAATCTGTAATAGATGTTGATAAAAGTAGAGATTTACCTATTCCTGCAGGTGCTAAGAACAAATTTAAAGTTCCTTTTTGATATCCTGAACCTAATCTTTTGGCTAATTCATTGAATCTATGATAATTAATACCTGATTTAGGATTTTGATAATAATCAATTCTTTTATCTATATCTTGATAATCCAAACCTAAGTCAAAATCTAGTGAAATTTTGCTTGCCTTTTCCATTAATTCACGTGATTTAGCCTTTAAATTCTCTTTTTTAGAATCTATAAAATCTGCACCCACCATCATTGCTTCAGTAAATACTTGGTCTTTTACAAATTCAAGGGTTTTATCAATTAAGAATTCTTGATTAATTTGTTCTGAATTTTTAATCTCTTTTAAAGATTCTGCTATACTAGCACGCTGTTCTTTATTAGGAATTTCTTTAACTTGTAGTGCTATTTCTGTTAAATTTGGTATCTTTGCATAATCAGTATAGAATTTATTAATAATATTAAATATAATTTGATTATTAGTTTCAAATACTTTATTTTCTAATAAGATATTTCTTACCTTGCTAAAATATTCAGGCGATTGTATAATTTCTTTTAAAATAGCATTTTGAATATTCATTAAAATTCCTTACTTTGGGTTATTCCGTAATTGATTTGCATAATTCAACTAAGAATTTATTAACTTCTTCAGATGAATTGCAATTATGTTCTATTATATTAGATTTTGAATTAAAATTAGATAAAAATAAAGCATTTAATTGTAATTTCTCTTTAAAATGTTTTAATCTTAATCTAAAACTAGCACGTTCAAATTTATTATCTATATTTGTATAAAAATATACTTTGCCATATGTAGTTACTACAATTTTATATTTTTGTTTTAAAGATTTTATTAGTGGCATAAAACAATTATCAAGCAATATAAATGCGAAATTATCTCTTAATTTTATTGATTCTTGATTTTCTTTTAAGAATTTAATATGATTTAATTCAATTTGCTTGCATATATTTTCAAATTCAGGATTTAATACAGGTAATAAATGTGTATCTAAATCTTGATTATTAAAATGCTCCCAATAATATAAATTCATATAATAGCCTAGCGAATTTAATTCTAAGTTGTCAAATTTTTCTATTTCTGTTAAAATTAAATTTATGGATTGTGAATTTAAAGAGTCTAATTTAAAAAATTCATAACAAGTTCTAATACAAGATTGATTTTTATCTATTAATGTAAAATTAAATTTGTTATCATCTTTAAATGCAAATTTATATCTATTATAATCTATAACTATTACTTTATATAAATTTGATAATTCATTAATTTTATCAATAAAATTATGTATATCTATATTTAAAATAAAAATACATTTAATCTTATCAATAGAATTAATTTCATTTGTTTCATTAATAATAGAATCTAAATTATAATAATTAAATCTAAAATCTTTTACTTTATCTATTTGTGTAAATTTTTGATTTAATAATAAGTTACAACCATATCCAACTAAATCATTACTATGAATAGATATTATCATTTGTTTTCCTTTTGCGATTCTAAGTGATTTAATAACTCTTGATATTCTAAAACTTTTTCAGGCGATAAATTATATTTTTGTTGTAGATACAAATTATCGTATTTAGATTTCTTAAAACTAGGGAATTTAATAAATTTAATTCTTTGCTGTTTAGCAAAATCTGATATTATATCAAATTGAACTTCATCAGGTATAAATTGACTATAATAATTGAAAAAATCGGCTATTTGTAAAGTTTTTGTATTACCTGATAGCCATCTGCAAAACATAAAAGAATTAAATTTTTTCTTTTCGTCTAGTGATAAGTCATTAAATTTACAATCAGATGTAAGACATTTTGAAAATACATTAAACATTATTTAATCCCCTAACCTATAATAAGTATTAATCCTACTGAAACACAGGCTACAATCATACATATTACTATGATACTTATAAACATCTTATCTATATAATCCTGTAAATTCATTTTATCCCCCTTTATATCCAACCACAATTATCAGCAGTTAGCGGTATTATATCAGATTTTTGTGATGATAAATTCTTAAATTCTATTATTAAAGTATTTAATTCATAATGTTTTAAATACATCTCTAATTTCTCTAAATTAAAAGTAGTTGCAGAATTATTATACTCCCTAATAATATCTGTTTCTATTTTAGCAGGTATTCCACCTTCTAAAACTAAAACTTTATTTCTATTATATTGAATTCTATATAAAGGATTAGAATCTAAAAACTTATCTAAACTTCCAAATTCCTTAATTTTCTTTAATAATGTGGCTTCGCCAAATCTAGGATTATCAAAAATATCTAATTCATTTTTCTTATTAAGTTTATTATAATCACTAAATATTGATTTATCTTTAAGATGATAATATTCTAATTCAGAAATATTAATATTTTTTGATTTAAGATATTCTTTAAAATTTTTACTAAATATTGTATTATCAGTTATTTTAGGAACATTATCTGAAACATCGCCTAAACATATATGGCAAAGTTCCCAATGTTCGCCTTTATCTTCTTCTGTGATAAATTTATTAGTAATAGCCGAATATTGTTTAACATCGCCAAAATGATGAAGTTGTATCATATCTTTATCAGGACTATGAATTAATATCTTTTCAAATGGTGCATATCTTTTAGTTAATACTGCAATTAAATCATCTGCTTCAGCACCTGGAACTGCAAAAGATTTAAAAGGTGTATAATCATTAATAACTTTAACTAATACATCTAAGTGTTTAAAAACTTCTTGATAATTAACTTCAGATTCTTCTCTTATTGCTTTACGTTGTTCTTTATATTCAGGATATAATTCTTTACGCCAATATGCTCTTGAATGGTCGTCTAAACAAATAACTAAATCTTTATATTCAGCATTATAAAATCTATATACTTCTAATAATTCTGTTAAAATTTTATGAATACAAAGATTTATATATTCAGATGTTACGTATTTTTTATCTTTTTTATGTGGATTGGTATTTTTAATTGCTGTAAAGATTGAACGATGTATAAGAGAACTAAAATCATATAATATCATTATGTTTTCCTTATTTAAAAATTTTGTATTAGTATAACAGGGGATTGTTTAAAATCCCCTTAATTGATTTATTTTGATAATCCGTTAATCAAAGCGTCTAGTTCATCATCTACTGAAGTAGCAGGTTGTGCTTGTGGTGCAGTTGGTGTTGGTGCAACAGGAGTCACAGGTGGCTGAACTTGTGGTGCAGTCAAACCTGTATCAAACGGAACTTCATCAGGTTGTGAAACTTTAACCTGTGTTTGTTGTGCAGAACTTGTAGCACTAGGTGTTTCAGTATCTTGAAACATAACATATTTAAGTCTATTTTGCAAGAAATCATATGTTTTATAATTTGCTTCATCTAAGAACCAAGATAACTTATGGCAGTGTGTCGTAATATCTGATATTGCTTCTTCAACAGAATTATAAATTGCTGAAGGTTGGTCGTCACATTTTGAACTATCATAATCAATTAGTCCATTTGAACCTTTTTTAGATATAAGCATAAAGTTATATCCATTAATAGGGTTAAATAGATTTTTAGGTTTAATGCCTAGTTTTTGTTGTGATTCAGGTGGTTGTAGATAGCCTTGAATTGCTTGTGCCATTTTATAAGACATATCTAGCAAGAAAATCTTACCATTATTTTCAGGATTAACAGGGTCGTTAATTACTTTAATATTAGTAATATATCTTGTTGCTCTGTTGAATTTTTTAGATTCTTCTTTTTGTCCTGAATTATAAAGTTTTTGCCACGCTTCAAAAAATGGGTCTGGCTTGCCTATTGTTGTAGGACTCCACTCATTACAAAATCTTTTTTTGCCATTTTTAGTAAATGTTGTATTGATTCTAAAGACTTTTTGGATTGTTCCCATTGAGCCGTCTTCACGCTTTTCGCCATCAGGCAAAAATCTTATCAATGCTGAACCATTGCCTTCTTTGTCTTTAGGTAGGTTGTAAAAACGCTTGTCGCTGTCATAATCTGACTTTGCAAAAGGGTCATTATCCCCTGTCATTTTGTTCCAATCAAATACATTATCAAATTCACTCATAATTTTATCCTTTTCAATTTTCTATTTTCAAATTTCTATTTTTCAAATATTAAATAATTATTAATATATTATTAAAAATTTATTAATAATTAAAACCTTTTGCTAATCCCTTAATCTTGTCTAAGAATTGCTATAACAATTTTAAACACGTCAGTTATGAAAACAAGTCTGTAAGCGTCTTTTACTTCATTATATACCACCTTTACTTTGTAATTTGTAACAGGAATTTTATTAAACAATTCTGTTTTTATTCTTATATTAAAATTCTTTGATGAAGTATTAAAATAAGATTTAGAATAAGAATTTGATGAAATAGCGTATTTATTATTTAACACTAATTTAAGTGTCGTATTTCCGTCAATTGCATTAAATTCTAAGCCGTCTAAGTCGCTAAAGATACTATATGCTTTTGAAATTTTTGAAATTTCTTCTGAACTTAAATCAAATTCTGCTACACTTGGAAAATTAGCAGTAGATTCAACAATATTAGCAGGTTTCTCATAAGGTTTAAGAGTGAATTCATCTGCTAGTAAATAAACTGCTGAATCTGTATTATCTGATGAAGTTATAGTAATTTTTTCATTATCTGCTGTAATACTAGGATTTTCATCAAATAAAGACAACAATTTAAGTAATTTAGATAATTCAAATATACCTAAATTGTCAAATTGTTCTGAATCTAGTGCTTGCATATCAACATTTACTAAAATTTCAGATGATTCTGATGATATAGTAGTAACAGGATATTTCAAAATTACCTTATCAGATATAGCATTAAGTTGTCTTAAGACTTTTTGTGTTGCTAAATTTAACATTATTGTGTGTTGCTCCTTTCTGTAAATTTATACTTTAATATACTTTTATGTTACTATAAATTGTCTTATAGTTGTCTTAATCCGAATAGCATTTGCCCTATTGCATTGTAAAATTCAGGGTCGTTTCTTACTATTCTAATAAAGTTATCTGTTGTGTCTTTAAATAGTGTAGCACCACCACCAACTATACAAAGAAAATCTGCTTTATCCAAAAATGAAGGAAACTTCTCTTCAACTAATTTAAGTAAAGATTTTAAGTATTCTTTCTTAGTTTTATTGACAAATTCTTTATAATCGTGTTTAGTTCCACGCAATTTATAATAACCTGTATCTAAGACTTCTCTTGCTTCTTGTAAAGTGATTTGTCTATTATGATTTTTATAAATTTCTTGTGCTATTTCTGCACTACACTTTAAAATTCCATTTTTTTCGATACCACAGAAGAGATTTGGGTCTGTTAAACCATCATTAACCAATAGTAAATCTAACGTATTAAAACCAACGTCTGCTAGAACATATGAACTTGTGCCTAAATACTCTTTTTGCTCTTCAGGAAACTTATTACCATATTTGTCAATTGCAAGTTTTGCACCTGCTCCTTGTGGTAGAACATAAACTTTTTCAAATTTATAGTCTGTTTCATCTATTGTAAAACTTTCCAATCTTGCTTGAAAATATCCTGAATAATTAATTTGTGCTATTGATAATCCTGCAACAATAATATCAGGGGTAATTCCGCATTTTTTGATTGTGTGTTTAAGTAACAACGGAGCATAATATTCAAGATTTTTATATTCTGTAATATCTATCATATTTTGAGATGGTAAATGTTTTGCTTCATCGCCAACCATATAATAGTTATCATCATATTGATAAATCTTATCATTTTCAACTTCATTAACTTTTTTTGTAATTCCTATTAATGAAGGGAATTTAAATTTTTTTAATATTTCGCCATATTCATTTGCTACTACAACTTTTACACTAGAATAGCCTAAATCTAATCCCATTATATACATTAAATGTCCTTATGTTAATTTAATGAATTTATAGTGTATCGCACTCTTATTCGCCTGTAACGCTTCAAATATCAAGTATCGACCTTATCAAATAGAGTAAAGGGGATTTTGATAATCCCCTAGTAGTATTAAAGTTCAAAGGTTGATGAAACTTTAAGTGTAACTTTCTTACCTGCAGGTTTAACCCAAGATTTGCCATTTGTAACGCCTTTGCGTTCTTTTGTGGCTCTTACTTTAAGTTTGCCAAGTTCAGGCAATACAACTTCATCGCCTGCTTTAAGTGCAGGAATAATGATTTCACTGAATAGAAGTTCAAGTATTCCTTCTGCTTCAACCTTTGTGCTGTCAAGTTTTTCTGCTAGTTTAGCAACCAACTCTTTTTTTGTCATATGTGACTCCTTGTGTTAAATTTTTAAATTTTGCATATTATCCGCTATTTTAACATCTCTGTCAATATCAGGGATAACAGGCTTTTGTATGATTTCTTGACTACTAGAATTACTTTGAGATATTTCTGTTGATTCTAAGTAGTTGTTAAAATCAATCGGAACATCTGTATTATCAATAGTATCAGTTGTATTATCTTGTTTAGTAGTTTTACGTGATTTAGGTTTAATAGTTTTATTAGTAGTATTTGAATTAGAATTTATAATATTAATTTCTTCATCACTATTATTAGAACTTTCATCAAATTCTAATATAATTCTCTTTAAATTAGTTGTATCATCTATATTAATAATCATCTATAAATTCCTTTATTTAAATTGATAGTATTATATAAAATTGATTATTAAATAAACCTTAAAATTTAATCAAAATAGTAAGTTTTTAGGGATTTTTAGTTAAAATTTATTAATAGTTTTTAATTGTTTTTAATTGTTTTAATTTTAAAAACGTCCGAATACAGGGTCAGGATTTTCCATATATTCTTTAGTTTCTAAATCTTGTTCTTCTTTGATATTTGTCAATTCATCAAAGTAAGATTCAAGCGTTTTAAGTTCATTAGTATCTAAATAATCATTATCAGTAGAATTTGAATTAAACATATCAGAACTTAATTCATCTTGCTCTTTAAAATGATAACTTCTACATTTTAATCTATAACAATTCTTAAGATTATTAAACATAAATAAATTGTTTATACTAGGGGTTTCAACTTTTAAATCAGTTATTTCTAAGACTTTTTGCGATGGCAAAACAATTAGAGAATTAACTATTTTATCTAATTCTATATTTTTATCGCTGTTTTGTTTAAAAATTTTATCAAAACTAAATTTAGATATATAAATATCTACATTTGTTTCGCCCATAAAGCCAAAATTTGATGATAAGGCTTCGCCTGCTTCATATTCATCAGCATTATCAGGGAAGCCGTAAATTTCAAATATAGAAGTGTTATCAACCTTTAAATGTGAAAAATCGCCGAAAACTGAATCTTCGTTGATTTTCTCTGATAATATCAATTTTAGTGGAACTCCATAAATTCTTATTACTTCGTCTGCAAGCGTTGCATTTAATTGATATTCATTTAAAGGTATATTTAAATTCATTAGTTTCTAAGTGCCTTAAAGAAATTTTTAGATATATCGTTATTATATATTTCTGATGTTGTTTTCTTAGCATTTGCTAAACCAACAAAATCAATAATACCTATTCTAAAAGATACTAAATTTTCATCTGAATGAAACTTAACATCTTTTAAATTGCTAGAGTTAGTCAAATTTTTTATAATTGTTTGTCTAAGTGTGCTTATAATAGTATCATTTAATTTAGTATCAACACCATTAAAATACAAAGTCAATTCATAAACATACTCGTCCTGACCGTTATAAACAAAACTATCATCTAATTCAACATCTTTAGCAAATGGACTTAAAGATTTATCTAAAGTTTTAAGAAAACTACAAAAATCGTCATATGTTACTCTTTTAATAGTTGCTTCAGTAAGTAATTCTTTTTTGTAAAAATCCTTAAAACTTGAACCGCTAGGCTTTGTTGATTCTTCTAGTAGTTCATTTTGATAAAAATCTTTAAAAGTTTGCATTTAAAATCCTTATTTTGCTTTTTCAATATTAGATATCAAAACTTCAATATTAGTCTTAATTGCTTTAAGAACTGAACCATTAAAAGCAATACCTTCATCTCTTGCATTTTAGCAACTTGATAAATTGTTGTCAAGCAATCTCTTAATTCATCGGCTAAATCAGTATTTTTAGATTCATTTAATTCTTTTTGATAAAAATCTTTAAAAGTTTGCATTTATTAATACTTAAATATTATATTTTTTTGTTTAGTTTGTGTTACTGAACTATTTATCTGTGATATTATATTATTTTTGCTTAATTTTTCTTTAGATATAAAAAGATTAAATTCAATATAATTCAATTTTGAAAAGTTATATTGTATATCAATTTTTCTATTTTGAATTATATTATCAAAGTTCCTATTTAATTCATTTTTAACTACTTTATCAACGTTATCATCATTTGAATAATCAAAGTTATCTGATTTAATGAAAAATCCTAACATTATTTTATCTGATAATACATTTACTTTAATTAATATTTTATAACTAGGATATTTTAAATTTAAATTATATGATAAATCATTAATAAATTTTAACACCTTGCCAAAATCAAGCAAATTGTTGTAATTTTGTGTTATATTATCTTTTGGCAAAGAACCCCTTAAATCAAATAAAGCATTATAAATTTTATTATAATATGATTTTGCTATATCTACGCCTAAATCATTTAATTGTTGTTCTATTACTACTACTTCTTGATATAGATTTGTAATTTTACGTTCATAATCATTTCTGTAATAACTATTTTGTATTTTTTCGTCTAATTTAGCCTTATTGCATTCTTCAATGTAATAATCCTTAAAACTTTTCAAATTACGCCTTTCAAATCCTAATGGTGCTTCAACGCTTGCAATATCGCCTGAATCTGTTTCATTTACTGCGTTATATTTGAACTCTTGAAAATTAGGAATTGATTTAATTCTAGTTATAAAAAAATCTGCGTCTGCAATATCATCAGAATTAAGATAAAATTTAAATATAAATTGTTGTTTATTAAATAATCTAACTTGTTTAAAATCCAATATATCATTTAAATGATATTTAGCCCTAAGTGAGTTTATAAATTTATAAAAATACTCATATTCAATATTTTCAATTTTAATAAAATACAATTTCTTTGTTTCATCATCAACATCATAAAATAACTTGAAATCATTAATTTTTTGTTGCTTTGCTATCTCTGACAATAATAAACCTAGTTTTTTCTGTGTAGAAGCATTTTCAAATAAATCATAATTATTAAAATCAAACATTGTAATACTCCTATTAATTATTTCTTAATTTTCTTAATATAATCTCTTTTTTCCCAAATAAGATTACAAAAATCTACTATAAATTTCTTAGTCAATGTAACTTTAGCAAAATTCTTAGGTTTCTCTTCGTTGTCATCTCTTTTATATTGTAGCATATTGTATCTATCAACTATACCTTTGCACCATCTTTTATAATTTTCAACTAAATAATCATTGTCAAATGGCACTGACGCTTGTTTTCTGTCAATATCTCTTATCATAAAATGTATCATTGTTAATACATCATCAAGACTTGATGAATCACTAATTTCGATATCATATTGCTTTGTTTTATAATCTGTTCTTACACAAAACTCTAAAACTCTATTTTCAGGCGAATTAGGATTTACAGATTCTGATATTAGTTGATATTTTTTTGCATAAGTATAAACTTCTTTTTTCTTACTATAAACATAATTAACAAATTTACTAACAAATACAGGGGAAAATTTTATTTTCTCTTGATTTACTCTATTATATATTGCAACTGCTTTTTGAGTGCAATAATAAAGATAATCGTATAGGTCTATATCATCTTTTTGAATTTTATTTAAATCAATAGAATCTTTATATTCTCTTTTATCAAGTTCTTTATTTATTTGATAACAATTATCAAGAATAGATAATTTAAATCCATATCTACTATCTTTTACAACAGACATATCAAGAAAATAACTATATAATACTACTTCATCATTTGCAACTTCATTTAATTCTGAATTTTCTGTTATGCTATTCAATAAATCCATAAATTTACTCATTTTATACTCCTTAATTTTTATTGAATATAATCTCTTAATTGTCTTAGAAATATTGAAACTTCATTTCCTAATTTATCTAATCTTATTTTTGAATCACCTGAATTAAACTTTGATTCTTTAAGTGCTTGCTTTTCACACTCTTCGTTATAAAAATCTTTAAATGATGAACTCACTTTTTATCCTTATTGTATATAATTTTTTATATTTCTAATTATAGCATTAAAATAATTTGATTTTGATTTATCTATATCAATGTTTTGATTAAATTGTTTTTGAATAGACGGCAAAACATTATTGAAATTAGATAAATCTATATTATCATACTTAATTTTTATACCATATCCAACTAAAGAATTTTCATTGTCGATTACGATTTTAACATCAACATCTAATCCGTCTTTTTTCAATTGTTCTCTAAGTAAATCGCTTTCGCTTGATACTAATTTAGATATTGTCTTGATATCGTCAAAATAAAAAATCATTTCGCATTTTTTCTTATCTATTTCAGAAACCAATTTAACATTCTCTAATTTCATTGATTTATTAATCAATCTCTCAAAACTATAAAAAATATCAAAAAATAAATCAAATGCAGTTCCTGCTTCATTTAGTGATGATTCTTTTAAAATTTCGTGATTATAAAATGTTTTAAATGTTTTAAGTGTATTTTGCATTTTATTAGCCTTTTTATTTTTTTATAATAGAATTATATTATAGAAATCCTTAATATTTTAATTAAAGAATTATAAATTTAAACTTAACTTTTTGAAAACACTAAAAAAGTTCTTTTTCAGTCAAAACTTTAAATTCAAATCCATTTTTTCTGCAAAATTCTCTAGCATATTTCCATTTAACCTGATTTAATTTAAAAACAGGATTTTTAGGATTATATGCTTGCTGATAAGGTTTAATTTCTATAAGATAAATCTTACCTTTTATATTTATCATAAAATCTATATAGTATCTATGAATTTTATTATCTAAACCTAAGTATTTAATAGCAAATGGCTCACTCGACCATTCTATTACATCTTGATTTAAATCACAAAATTTAAGAAATTTTAACTCCCAAGAACTTCTATATGTTGGATAAATTTCAGAATTCATCAATTTATCAACAGGCTTAACATATTTCTTTTCATTAATAGGTTTATAAATACCTTGCTTCCAACTTGCCATTTTAACACTTATCAACTTACTTTTATAAATTAGCAAACCATTACAGGTGGCAAATCTTGCCATTTACTAAGTAACTCTTCATTTAATTTTTCTATTTCCGATTCTGCTAAACTTCTTATATCAGCGTAATTAATCGTTGCTCCGCCTACAACGTTTGCTGAATACTTACCTAATACCACTGATTGCATTAATCTTGATTCTGCCACTGCTCTACGTTGAACCCACTCTTGTTCGTATATCGAATCGCCGTTCTCGTCTTGAATATATCTAGTTCTACACTCTAATAATAAATTTCCGTGATAATCTTCAAATATATATAATTTTTTCTTATATGAATTATAGTTATAATTAATTTCTTTATCTACATATTTTTTAAGTTGAGTATTAAGAGATGAAATATTAATCATAAATGCTAATGCAGTTCCTAATCCGTCAGTTATCATTCTTGAAACGTTATCATCAACATATCCACTTAGGTTAGATGATACAAGCATTGAGTCATATTTTCCTAGTGTCATAATTTCTTCAACTTCAGGTGCTACATTATACTCGCCACGTCCTTGACAAGTAAATTTAACATATTGTATTAACTCGCCGTCATAAGCAATATTAGTAAATTGTCTAATAGATTTATCAATTGCTTGATTTAATTGTGCGTCTGTTAATTCTACTTGTAATTGTGGATAACCTAATTCAAGTTTAATAATTTCTCTTAATTCTGCTTTAGTCATTTAATATAATCCTAACTTAAATTAATATTATTTATCATTAATAATCATTATTAAATTATAGTTAAATAAATAGTTTTAAACATTATTTAATATTTAATGGAGCAATTAATGAATTCTGAAACAAATGAAGTATCTGAAGTTAAAAAATTATCTGATATATTTCCCCCTGAATTAGTTGAGTATTATAAACAAAATAAAAATCTTATTACTGAAGAATTACTTGACACTTTAAGAACATATGGTAATGATGGTAAGGCTTTAGCACTTGAAATTTTAGATACACCAATGGACGATGAAAAATATCATCTTGACGCATTCGGTAATAGAATTTTCTTTAATGGAAATAGACAATTAAAAAGACCTTTTACAAAAATGCCTATTGCTAAAATTCACGAAATAGAGATTAAAAAATGTGCTGATGATATATATTATTTTATGAATAATTATATAAGAATTACTACACCTAAAGGATTAAATTTTCCTGAATTAAGAGAATATCAAAGAGAATTTATATATGTTATTAATAAAAAAGAAAATGAAAAAATTATTAGTTTGCAACCACGCCAAAGTGGTAAATCGGTCAGTGTCGGTATATGGATTTTGCACGTATTTTTGTTCCAAAAAGATTTAACTATTGGTATTGCAAGCAATAAACTTTCAATGTCTAAAGAATTCGTTGATAAAGTTAAGAAAATGTTTTTAACTGTTCCAATGTGGCTACAATGTGGAATTTTGAATTGGAACGTTGCAACTATTGAAGGGGAAAATAGAATTAAAATTTTGTCAGATACTGCTTCAGATTCATCTTTCAGGGGTTTCAGCGTAAATTACCTTATTGTTGATGAAGCAAGTTGGATTATGGGAACAGATAGTTCAGGCACATCATTTAAAGCCTTTGCTGACTCTGTTTTTCCAGCACAGGAAGCCCTAGCAAATAAAAAAACTATATTAATATCTACCGCCAACGGTAAAAATCACTTTTACGATATATGGGAAGGTGCAGGCGAAACTAAAGAAACATCTGATAACGGATATGTAAAATATGAAGTAAAATGGCAAAATGTGCCAAGACACAAACCAACAGGCGAATTATATGAACCTGAAGAATTTAGAAATTCTGTTATAAAATCTTATGGAGCAGTTTTCTTTAACCAAAACTACGGAAACGAATTTATAGGTTCATCAAATACCTTAATTGATGGTAAAGTCTTAGCAAAATATCAATATCAACAACCTGATTTTGTAAGAAATCCTGGACTTAAAATTTATGAAGAACCTATTAAAGGACACTCTTATATATTTGGTGTAGATTCAGCAAAAGACGGCTCAGATAGTTTTGCTATACAAGTTTTAGATATTACAAATTTTAACTTTAGACAAGTGGCAACTGCAAAATTAAAAATAGATTATCTAAGAATGCCTGAATTTATTGATGATTGGGCTAAATATTTTAACAATGCCTTTGTAATAGTTGAAAATAATGAAGGTGCAGGACAATCAGTAGCAGATAGATTATATCTTGAATTTGAATATGAAAATTTATATTTTGATAAATCAAGAACTTCTGTTGGGTCTAAGAAAAAATATCCAGGTTTTAGAACAACAAAGAAGTCAAGAGATATTATTTTACAAACACTTAAAACAATGGCAGAATCCGATAAATTGTTAATTCAAGATAAAGATACAATAGATGAATTATTTAATTTTGTATTAAAAGATAATAAATATCAGGCAGATAATAATAAACACGATGATTTAGTAATGGCTTTGGCATTATGTTTTGCTATATTTGCAGAAGCAAGAAACTTCAATGAAATGAATGAAATAGTTAAAGAATTAGATTCTAAAAGTTCTGATTCTGATTTAAATGTTTCTGATTATTTAATTATAGGCAATTTTGATATTTTAACAGATGATAGTAATAATGATTACTTAAATGATGAAGATTTTAGTTCTAAATTTGGAAGTTTTGATTATATAGAATAGTATTGTGTAATATGATAAGGGTTCAATTAAGAACCCTATCAAAAAATTAATTAGTCCTTTTTGGAACAATAAAATAATAACTAAATATACCTTAAAAAACACTTAAACACTTAATTTTTTAGTTCTTAGATGATTTTAAACCTGGTCTAGTTCTGACGACATCTGAAAATTCATCATCGTCAATATACCAAAATGGCTTATAACCATCTTGATAATACATTTTGCCAAAATCTGATGGGTGGCTTGCAAGATGTGCTACAACACGATAAATATTTGTCATATTTGATTTATCCCAAGCAACATCTTTTCTTGCTCTAAGAAATATAAGCATAGGAGTAAGCAAAACACCCAAAATAAATGCTAATATAGCAATTACAATATAACTCATTTTAATCCTTTATATAAGATTAAATTATTTATATTATATAGAATTTAATTCAAACCCTAATTTATCTTTTAAAAGCATTAATTCCATAAACAGGTTCTATATTTTCCTGAATTCTTAAAGATTCATCTTTTATATTTAATTCAGTTTTTCTTGATTGTTCTCTTATAATGCCTTTTTGCATAGCACCTAACTGATTAAAACTTAATTGTTCTGTTGTAAATTCATTATAATTTTCAAATGTAAAATGTTTATTACCTATTTTAGAATAATAAGTTTTAAATTTTTCATAAGAAACATTATTAAATTTATTTAATTCGCCTAGACCATATCTAGCAAAAAGACCAAATTCGACCCAAGTTTTAGTTTCTTTATATCCTAGCATAACAGAATCTTGATTATATCTTTTACCTAATTTCTTAATAAAATCAAAAAATTGTTCTGTTGGTATATTTTTTAAATTTACCACAAAATAAGACTCTTCATCAACATATCTATCATTACCTTCTTCATCTTTTTCAACAAATCCGCCTTTGATATTTGTTACACCAAATCCTAAATTTAATAAAGATTGTTTAAGTGTTTTATTATTTTCTTTATTCTCTTTAAGACTTAATTCGCCCCTAAATGTGGTAATAGTGGCACAATCATAATTATTAATATGATTATAAATTCTTGATAGAGATGATTCATTTAAATCTTGTTTATCAAAATCAGGATTTTCTTTATCAAAATCATCACTTATTGTTTTAAGATACCATTTACCCATATTGTTGGCTTTTTTAAATGTTTTAAATTCAAAATCATCGTCATCAATAATACTTTCAAACATAAAAGGTCTGCCTTTAACACTTGAAAAGAATTCGCCTGCTTTGCCAAATTTCTTATTAGATAGTTTAACTTCTTTGTTAAAACCTGGAAAATCTGAATTATTTGTTCCGACTAGAACCCAATATGAAGCCTTTGCACCAAATGCTATACTATCTTGTTGATAAATTCTACCAAGTTTAATTAAGTCTTGTTTTAAAGTGCCTTTATCGTCAATATCAACGACAAACCAAGACAATTCTTTAACTTTCTTAGCATTATCTGTATTATAATCTTCTATATAATTACCATCAATTTTTGTTACACCATATCCAAGTGTAAGCATTTTTGCTTTAAGTTTCATTGAATTTTCATTATTTTGTTCTTCTGTTTTGTCGCCACGACAAGCCGAAATCATACCACAATCGTGATTTTCAGTGTGACTCCAAACTCTACTAAGACCCGATTCATTGATTTGTTCTTGTGTTTTTAATTCTGTTTCGCCAAATAGCAAATCACTAAATGATTTTGGATTTATTTTATTCATTTTCTGAACCTTCTTTGATTTTTGTTTTAGTTGATTTTCTTGTTTTATTTGCCTTTGATTTCTTAAATTCTAAATACTCTTTATATTCATCAGAATTTTTAATTTCTTCTGATTTTTCTAGTATAGATTTAAGAAAATTCTGATACTCTTTTGATTGCTTTTCACAATAATCTCGACACTCTAGCATAAGTTTTTTGTATAACTCAATTCTTTCATCTGTCAATTTTTCAACCTTTTTCATTTGTCTATAATAAACAAATAAAATAGCACTATCAATAAGTAATAATACACCTAATACACCAAATAATATGTTATCCATAAGGAACTCCTTTAATAAAAATTTATACTTATTATACTATAAATAACTTAATTAATACTTATGAATTTCTTATATAATCCTTAAATTTTATAATATTAACAGGATATTCCACACGTTTATTTTTAATTTTAAATCCTGCGTATTCTAAAATTTTAACACACTTCGGCGATAAATTTTTAACATAATCTATATTATTTAATTCAGAAATATTTAGTTTAAATTGAGTTTCATTTAATAAATTATAGAATTCTAATTTATCAGATTTATTAGGATTAGTAATACATTCTGATAATTTATATTTTAATCTTGTATCAGATATTTGAGATTCTAAATCTTTATAACATTCTATTTTTTGAAATAATTGATTATCGGATATATAGAGTTTAAATAATTCTTTAAATAAAATTTGATGGTCTGTAAATTCAAAATTTAAATTAGTTTTATTATATAAATTATCTAATAAAGTTATAAATTTAGATTTTTCTTTTTGTGTTTTAATATCTAAATTTAAATTTAAAATTTCAAAATAATTATCTATTTTTTCATCTAATAATTCATCTGATGAATTTATTTTAGAATTACTAAGCCAATAATCTACATCTGCTTTGCCAACTTCATCAAGTTTGATAGGATTATTTTCAAAATTATATTTTAAAAAATACTCAAATACATTTTTTCTATTTGATTCTAATATATTAAGTAATAAATCTATTCTTACTGCTCTTTGACCTGTTTTAGATAGATTTAATTCATTATACTTATTATATTCAAATAAGTGATTATTTTTAGGATTAATAGTAACATTTTTAATATATTGTTCTCTTAATGCTTCGTAATTTAAAATTTTAGTTTCATATCCAGGTTGTATATAATAATAAATGTTTTGTGCTTTTCTTGCACGTTTTATCATCTGCAAAGAACTAATAGGGTCTGTCGAATGCGACGAATCATAGTGAAAATGATTATCTAGGTCTGATAATATACTCACACCACAAGTTATTGTAGGACTATAAATTAATACATCATAATCTTGTCTTTTATTTTTAAATTTCTTATAAATAGTGTCTTTAATAATAGCAGGCGTATCAGCAGTTAATACTTGAATTTTTAAACCATTAAATTCTAAAAATTTACTCAATGCTTCAATCATATTAATAGATGTTGATGATATAGTAACTATTTTCTTAAATTTCTTTGCTTCTAAAGATTTTTCTAACACTAAATCAAAAAATAATGATTTTGTCTTAATACTATATAAAGTTGATTTATCCTTAAATGAATTTATTAAAGTTACAATATTTTTTTCAGGTTTAAATATCAAATGTTTTTCATATCCATTAATAAATGCGTCTGCTATTACCAATCTTTTATCAAAACACTCAAAAAACTTAGTTAAATTTACAGGGTTTTGTGAAATATTTGTCCTAGAGTGAATTAATAAACTCATAAATTCATCTAATATAACTAAATCAAAATTTTTCATATTATACTTATGTAGGCTATCATATTGAACTATCATTGATGAACCTGCGGTGTATTTGTCTTGATTGTATATTTTTAATCCATATTTACCCTTAAATTCTTCAGCAATAGATATCCTATTTGTAACAATTAATACACGTTCATTTATAGAATGTGCTTTTTGTATAATTTCTTTTATTAATTCAGATTTTCCTGAACCCATAGGACTTTTAATTATAAGCATATTTTTAGGTTTATGAAAAAACTTCTCTAATTTCTTTTCTTTATTTGTAGGAATTAAAAATTGCTCGTTTAATATATCAGATTTAGGCTCTTCAAAGAATTGATTATAATCTATTCCATTTCCTTGAATTGATTTAACTAATGAATAGATATTTAATGATTTTTGTCTATTTTTATGATTCATTAAAAACGGATTATTATCATAAAGATAGTAATTCTCGCCGTCTTTTGTGAAATTTATAATATTATTGTTTTGAGAAACAATTTTATATCCTAATTGTGTAAATGCAGATATACCCATATTTAAATCTGTTGAATTTTCTAATACTAATTTATTTTTAAGAGATATATCGGCTTTAGGTATAAAATCACTGACTTTATTATTTAATTTAGGAAATAGAGTTTTATCAATATTTTCAGATATTGTTTCTACTCTCATAATAGGAGCAGTATAATAACCTTTTTTAATTGTATCATCTGAAATTTGACAATAATCTTTTAGGTCATATTGAATTTTGGCTAATACAACTCTAATATCATCAAAACACATAGTTTCTGTTTGTAAAACTACTCTTAGATTAAAATTTGTAAAGTCATCATAACTTCTTGATTTGCCAATAATAGAACTATATTCACTAAAATAATCTAATATATAATCTTTATTTTCTTTTTTATTACAATCTATATTAAAGAATATATAATCAAATTTCTTAGAATAAAGAGTATTAAAATTTGGATTTGAACGTTCTAATTCAATAGCACCACTGATATTAAGCGGAATATTGAGTATATAATTTGTTGCAAGCGTATGATATAAAGAAGTAAGGTCACTAATATCAACACTTTTATATGTAAATTTATCTGATTTAGGCGATGTTAATATATTCTTTTGTTTATCAAAATGTGAAACAATAGTTGCAAGCAAATCATTTCCTTATTAATTTTTTGTAGGTATTATAATCTTATTTAGATTAAAAATTTATTAAACTAAATTAAAGTAATTAGATTGAATTAAAATTTTATGATTTAAATTTATGGTAACTTAATTTTATTAACTACTTAGAGATTACTTAATTTTTATAATTAATTATTTAGTTTAAGTTTAAATTAAGTAGTTAATAAAATTTAGATTACAATTCAATAATTTTATTTTTGAATTTATTTGATTTCTTATTATAGAGATTTATATAAAAATTTGAATTCGTATGCAATTTTTATTAACCACTTAATCTATTCTTAAATTACTAATTTAATTTTAATCTTTAATTTTATTTTAAGTAGTTAATAAATTTAGGATTAAAATTTGTTTTTAGATTTTGCCGTTGGCAACGATTAAAAAATTTAAATTTAATATATTTCTATTATAGAGAACTAGATTGTTATATAAAAATTTAAATTTCTAATTTGATATCTTATTTTTATTAACTACTTAATCTATTCTTAATTTTTATAATTAATTATTTTATTTAAGGATTATTTAAGTAGTTAATAAATTTAGGATTGAATTTTATTTTTTTAATATATTTCTATAATAGAAATAACAATAAATTTAAATTTTAATTCTTTTACAAACTATTGCCTACGGCAGAAATTTAAATTTGTATCTGAATTTTATTAACAACTTAAATTAATCTTAAAGAATTAAGATAGTATATCTGTAAGATAATATTTCTTAAGGTTCGTTTAAGTTGTTAATAAAAATAGGATATGAATTTAGAATTTAAATTTATTGTTATTTCTATTATAGAGAACTAGATTGTTATATAAAAATTTAAATTTCTAATTTGATATCTTATTTTTATTAACTACTTA